TATGTTAACCTCTGAATGTTAAGTCTTAGTCTGTGGTATTGAACCCACGGAGTATATGAAACAGGTAGCCCGCTCATTGGTAATGCTCTAGAAGTTACCCAAAACTCTAGAATATTGGAGGCGTTCTTTCTGATATAGTATTGGAATTTATTTCGTGGAGCACCAGCAGCACCGCCAGCATACGAAATAGTATTAGTTGTTAAAATTGGAACAAACGTGTTAGTATGTAATACTACGATCTGGTGAGAAACACCATCACCAGCATCATAGTCATACTTAACTAGACGTCTAGCAGCACCTACATAAGGGCCGCTACCAGCACCACTAGCAGCATTGTTACCAATTCGTTGCATATTCACATCACCATCAGTATCACATAGAGAATTACCCATCCACTCAATACTTAGGAGAATCGTTGAAGGCTCTGGACTACCACCTAAACCAACATCAACTGTGTTGATTAGTCGAGTTTCACCGTATGCCATAGGGAACAGCCTACCGTTATCACCTAACAGAATGTTATTCGCTTTATTCTGAGGAAATAACTGTAGTGGACGTACGTTAGGACTCCAGATATCAACACCATTAATAGCAATCTTATTCTGAGGAGAGTTAATCTCGATATTACTATTTTGTGGAAGTCTGTAAAGTCCGATGTTCCACGGGGTTGAGTTACCTACTGTACTCCCTGTATTACTTCCTGTGAATCCTTTCAAACCACCCCAGGCATTAGCACCGAAGAATCTGAAAGCACCACCATCGTCCATCTCTGTAGATGACCAGGCAAACACGTTACTAGAGAAATAAGTATTACTAATACTAGGAGTACCGGTACTTACAGCAGCTAACATCTCATAGTTGGTATTTCTTAAGTCAACACCTTTAATAATAAAGGAATCTTTTGCAATCTTGATATCACTACCGGTAAATAAGTTCTCAGCTGAGTAACCCCAATAGTTATCAAACGTAACGTTCAACCACAGATACTCCATACGAACTGGGGTAAATGGATAGTAAACTTCACTGAATCCAGACATACGTCCATTAGCAACATGACGTTCAGCACCTGCTGTCATATAAGCAGAATTAGAGTTAGCCATTGGAATCTGATAAGGATAATCTAGATCTCGATACTTAGTATACGCAGTATTACCGTAGGAATTAGGGTCCCCCATACCAGTAGCACACCTAGCACCACCAGCACGCACATATACAGCATCATAAACACTACTAGACGGCCCTAATGGATGCATATAGTCAGGGTTTACTAAGTTCTGGCTATCCTCATAGTTCATAATAGGACGGGATTGAGAACGTGGAATCCAGTTGGTATACATGTACCAATCCTGTGGATCACGCCATTGATACATAATCCAGCCACCAGCTAAATCATAGTAAGCATCTGCAACGTAGTCTTCACCACCTTCATGGTCAAATATAATATGGCCACCAGTTCCGTGGTTTCCAATCTGATCCCATACAGCTGCACCCTGTTTCCAATAACCCCATTCGAGGTTTAAATCAAACTGGATAGAACCAGTATACTGACCCCAGATACTAATGCTTTCATACAGGTTCCGCCATCTATATGTACTATTACGCTGGATTCCAGTCATCTGATGGTAGTATTCTGTACCATCAGCATTATCACGTACTACTAGGACTGGGATAATTACATTAGCCCTATTAGCTAAAAGGTAGCTTAGGTCTGAAGGTAAACCACCAGTAAAGTATCCATTGCCTGCATTCCCTAAACCCACCTGAAAACGGCGTTTAACAAACATGTGTGGCATGTCTGAGTGAAAGATGGAATTTGTGTTGGGACTATAATGAACGTTGACGTCTCCTCCACTTGCCCTATTTAAAGATAGGACAGTTTTTCCATCTGTATACTTTCCTGCGAAGAAGCTCATAAAATCTCAAAATTTCACTTGTCAACAAGTCTTTATTTTTGTATACTATAAGTATAAATTAAAAAGGCATCCAAGTAAACTAAATTTTTTATTTCTTGGATGGTGTACTGGCAGAAAACACTATGCAAGAAAATGAGAAGCCCTTTCAGGAACCTCTACCACTAGAGATGAATCCTAGGGCAAAGGCAATACATGATGCAATTAACGAGATCATTCAAGATGTCATAGAAGATACGATAGAAGATGTGATGGGAACATCCTTCTTACTAGAAGAATCCGGCTTCGATGAAGTAATGGATCTAATCGGGACAGTAGTAATGGTTCGTGCAATATCTAGAATCTTCCAAATACCAGGCTTACAGGAGAAACAAAGAGATGTCAGACGACAACAGAAGAAACAGACGCGGGGAAGTGTACGAGAGTTGGATAAATAGTTTCGGGTTCGGAACTGTATTACTTATACTTTTTATAGTTTGGTTTATAGCGGCAATGGCGGGATGCGTGGGATAATGGAAATGACTATCATCGGGCTATTATGGATAATATGGACTGTGGTGTACATGACGTCCCTTCGTAGACGTATTGGGCAGCTAGAAGATATGGTCACACAAATGAATATTAATATGGACAAACTTTTAGAGTCTCAGCGTAACGACAGAGCACGTATTCACCAACTTGAGAGGGAGTTAGATGTTTAGTTTCGTAATTATTTTTATTATCGGGGTGCTTGCGGGTATTTTCGGGACGGCTGCGGCAATTAACAGGCATCGTGAATATGTCTCGGGACTGATGCGGGAGCTTTCGGAAAGAGAGCGGAGGTTTGCGGAGAAACGGGAGGAGTTCGAGCGGGAGTGGGCGGACGGTTCTCGGGCATCGCGGCGGAGATTTCGTATGTCAGAATCGGGAGATAAGCCAGTAGACAGGCGTTCCTCCTAAGTTTAGCGCTAATCTTCATTTTGCGAAATTTCATAAGATTACACATGGAGGTGTGCCCAGGGAGACTCTAGATGAGAATGAGTCTCATTACCGCCCCGGTACTTAGCAAGCTAATAGTCACGGCATGTTATCGTTACACACCGTGACTATTTTATTTTTAATTGTTAGGCAACTTTTAATTTGTCGATGAATTGTTGCGGCGTGTAACTATATTCGCTGCGTTCTTCGTCGGTCATACCTTGCCAGCACATTTCTAAACGTTGCGCTAGGAATTGATAATCATTATCATCGTCTAACGATTCATCAATAAAGGTTTCACCGATCAATGTTACCCCAATTGATAGGATATCATTAACGGCTTGAGCGTCCAGCGTTTTAAATCCAGCACTTGCCGCCGCCGATAATACGCCTTTATGATCATCAATCATCGTAAAATCAGCATTAGGATATAGCTGTTTAAACAGTTCAAAATAATAAGATTTATAAACAGCGTCTTTGCTGTGATATATTTCGCTAACCTTATCCGCTTCGAAATATTTATGTAAAGTATCGCGGGAAAATACGCGAATATTACTATTTCCGCGCCCGCGCAAGCCTTGTTTGCGCAAATAAAAATAATCGCTTTTAGACATTAAGCGCGCGGTACAAATAATATTTAAAGTATTTGCATCATTCATACATTGGCGCATATATTCAACCAATGGCAATAAGGAATCTTGCATAATTAAATCATGTTTGCAGGCTTCGCGGGAATACTTAACTAAATCTAAATTCCCGTTATCATCAAAACAAGGCGCTACGCGGTGGAATGAATTGATGATTGTTCCGTCTAAATCCCAAATCATAACGCGGGAAATATGCGGGAAAGCGCGGGTAATATTCATGTTAACTTGATTCATTTGTTACATTCTCCATTTAAGGGATTTAGGGTTAATTCAATCTTGCCAGCTAATTATATTCGATTAGCTGGCAATGTTCAATTAACTATTACAGACCGTATGCGAGAGCATCAGCAATAAAGCTAACATCTTCACCTGATACGCTAGAACGAATCCCCGCGCAAGTGTAGACCTTTGCCGACACTAATTGATCATCAAGGCAACCAATACACGGCGCGACAACTGCGAAAGCTAGACCGGATTTTACAGCGTCGATAATAATCGTTTCTTGCTTGATTGTATCGACATAAACGCCTTTTGCTTTAATATGGCTTGCCGCCTTGCCCGTCATATATGCAAACGTTGTAACCTGCAATGCTTCGTTAAAGTTTAGCAAATCATCAATAACGTGACCCGATTCAACGTGATAACGCTCGCCATTAGAATAAACCAGAACGATAGAAGAAGCGGCGCGGTCAAATGGGATGTTTTGAGCTTTAGACATAATTTATAACTCCTGATTATTTAATTACGGGATTAATTTATTTAATTGTGAGCGTTAATTGATAAGGCGTTAATTCGCCATTATTAGTAATACTTTGATCATCTAACCATTCCATAAAATCAGAATAGTCATTAAAAGTTAATACGTCATTATCGCGGGTATCGACTGCAATAATACAACCTGTATTTGTCGGACTAGCCAACATATAATCGAATTGATATACCTTGCCGCATTCCATATCATCCGGCGTTATATACTGCTTTTTATCTAACGTTTTAGGTAGTACAATATTCATTTAATAAACCTTTTATTAATGGCGGTATATTTCAACCGCCGATTAAATTTAATTATGCAAAGAATTTACCGTTTTTGAAATCAATCAAAGTACGTTGCCCGTTTGCATAGGTAATTAAATGCGTTTGCGTCCAGCTACTAGCGCCGACGTTGTAACCCATATCAAGCGACCCCGCCACGCCAGCGGTATAAACACCGCCGTAAATACTAGCCGTGTGAGTGTGACCAGTATTTAACTTGCCTAACTTTTTAAACTGCTTAGGGTTGCCCCTGCTGCCATTAATGCCGTTGTGACCGTGTACGCCGCATTCAATGCCAGCGATTTTAAATGATTGGTCCGTAGTCAGGAATATGGCGTTAAATTCGCATCCTGCAACGTTTCTAAGCGCATAATCTAACACGTTAAACGTTTCGTCACGTTCACCAATTGCGGCGTAAATCGCAGCGTTTAGGCGGTGATATAATTCGGCGTTTGCGGGATCGTCTTTAATGTTAGCGTTACGATCATCAAGCCAGCGTGAGAGCGCTAGATCGTGGTTTGATTCTACAATGATCGTTTGACTAAATTCACGCTCCATAGATTCTAAAACGCGACCTGTATCAATTAAATCATCTAGAACTTTATCACGTCCGGCGGCGTACTGTTTAGCAAGGAATACACCTGATGCGCGGTTGTGGTGGTTACGGGATGTAAAATCGTGAACGTCATGAATAAACTGATATTTAGGCTTGAGAATATCAAGCAAGCTGTTTTCACTAGCCCATGACGCAACGGCGCATTCATCATCCAGCTTTTCGGCGTGAATATCGCCATATTGTAAACCTAGAACGTGTCCTGTAATTTCATGGCAACCGCTAGGAGTAGCGCAAACATTCAAATCATAAAACATTCCGCTTTCATCCATTGTTTCAAGCTGGCGCACAAAAAATTCGCCGTCGTCGTCGAACTCCACCAGCAAAGCACCAAAATTATGTAAAGCCTCAGCCTTTTGACCTGCTTTCTGCTGAATGTAGTTTTTGAGGGTCGCCGTTCCGGTTGAATACATCCGGCGCACAATTTCACCTTTAAGCGCGGGCACACTTTCAGCGGTAATTTTTGCCGCACCAATTGCCAGACCTTCGATATTTAAAGCCACGGCGGTTTCTGCAAAACCTGTAAGCGGATAATCTGCCGTTGGTAATACGTTAATTTCAGCCATGAAAGCAAAGCGGCGGTTATTTAAAAATACGTTTTTCTCGCAAATATATTTACTAAATGCGGGATCATATTTAATTTTTTCTTTGCTTCCATCGCCGTTTTGGAATCCATTTTTATTGTAAATGAATTTACTAACCAGCAATTCAGCGCCGATATAATCAGCGAATTTTTCCAGACTTGCTAAAAAGTTTTTATGCGGGAAAGTGTTATTTTGAATAGATGTTAGAATAAAACGGCGACCGGATTTAACTTCCCATTGTTCAACGGTACTAGAAACAATTCCCGCCGCTTCGGGGCGATCATCATTTTTAATCGCCTTTTCAGCTTTCGCCGCTTTTGGTTTTGCTGGCTTGTTTGCTTCCAGCCAGTCACAAATTGCGGTTGAATGTTTCGTTGTATCGTAAACAGCTTTTGAAATATCGTCGCAAACTTCCAGTTTAGTAGCGCGTAAACGTTTACCGTAGAAATTAAAATCTGCGGCAAGTTTAACGATCTGGGCTTGTTTTTCAGCGGAAATATTCATAACTAATTCAACTCCTATAAAGGGATAAATATTAATACTGGCAATATTGCCAAATATAACGCCTTGCCTGAAGTGAGGACAATTTAAAAGGCGTTATAATTTGCAACATTTAATTAATCGGCATTAAGCTAGAACTTAGACCGAGAGCAATTGCAACCAACAAAAAGAAACGAGCAGACCAAAGCGAGGCGACATTGGCGCGGTTTAAATGCTCTTTATTTGCTTGACTAATAACACTATTCATTAGCTCGCAAAGTTTAGCTATATAAGAATACCGCACGAAATAAAACATCGCAGCGATAATAAATAAACCGAGAATAAACGACTCGCTAGGATAAAAGATCATTTTAATAACTCCGATTAAAGGGAAAGTTTAGCGGGGAATATTCCCCGCTAATTAAAATTTATTCACCTGCGGCCTGTTTTACTTCCTCCGCTACGCCTAGCAATTGCGCTACGGCGTCCAGCGTTTCCAGTTTTGCACTTTCCAGACTTGCCAGATCGTCGGCGTCTTTTACGATACCTGAATCAATGGCATGTTTTGCGATAACGCGTACATAGTGAGCTTTACGGATACTAGACCCTCCGCCAACTTTACGCGGTTTATCGCTTTTCTGGTATGCTTTAGCGCTTGTCAGTTTAGAGCGTACAGAGACAGGACTTGCAGCGCCAACGGCGGCGGCAATTTCTTTTAAGCCGTCAGTGTTAGCATATTCAATGCCGCTATCTTTTACAAAACCATTATACATAGAAACAGCTTTTTCGGTGTTTTCTTCGTTCCAAGAAAATTTTGCGGTTTTTTCGGTTTTAACGTTAGACATAATTTAATACTCCATTCAATTTTTAATTAAGGGATTATGATTAACTAAATGTTAATCGCTATATATTCTATTATCTAGAATATATAACGGAAACATTTTATTTTTATTTCCAATTTCTTTTGGCTTATTAGCCGACATTGTATATATACGCTGTCGATCTGATCGCTATTACCCCATTCGACGGGAATCGTTAACGCTAGATTATTCGAATTATCATTATTGCCTAATTAAGCATGATATGTTTAAACCGCTTATTATGCGATAGCTTGCCATTTATCATCTTTTTGAATGATCTTTACAACGTCGCCTGATTTAACACGGACGTTATAAATTGGCTTGCCGTGGTTGCTACGTTCCGTTTCCGCGTAGACCGCTTCGATTTTATCGAAAGGATCTAGCGCCGCACCTTTGATACGTTCGGCTTTTCCGGTTAATTCATCCGTTTTAGTAACGAAAGGAATAAATACAGATTGACCTACTTTTGGCGCGGTAATAACGTTTTGCATTTTTAATACTCCGGTTTATTGGGGATTATTCCGCGTTACCTGCTAGATACTAATAACAGGTAACAAGTTATAATCCGCTAGGAGTTAGCCTAAACATTACCGTTTTTCCAATTTGTTAAAGAGCGTTACTGCTTACTACGGGGAACATCTTAAAACCTATCGGCTAGCGTGTCAAGCGTTATTTTGAACTTTTTTATTTATTTCGTGAATCTCTTTAAGATTCATCATCATATTGTCCCAGACCATTGGCAAGCCTTGTTGCATACCGCGTTTATAAGACTTGAAACGGCGTTTCATATCGGGGCGCATAATTTCTAATAACATGCTAACCTTTTTATGGTGTGGCGCAATTGGTTTTGCACTAATCACTAAAGCGTTTCTTGATTTGATCATATCTGCGATTCCTTATACTCTATAAGTTTACCGCCGATAGGCTTTAAGATGTTCCCTAGTTTTTAAAGAGCGCGGCGGTAAACTTCCCCACCGTTGTAGTCCGTTGCCGTCCTACGAGATAAATAATAGGTTATTCCCCAAATCGGCGCAACCTTATTTTTGTAAAGAAACGTAAAGAAAACCAGTCTCCGCAAAGCGTCCAGCGGCGCACTAAATTTAATGAAACGGGCGCACGAATAACACTAAAACAACCCTTTTAGCAAGTAATTTTTTCATTTATATCTGCTCTTGCCTACTTGACAAAATCTAAAATCCTCGTGGTGAGGTTTTCTGCATAGTCCCCTTATGATGGGATAGCTTTTCATCAAAGGCGCTTAGAATCGCTTATAGAGCGTTTTAGACCCTGTTAATAACTTATACAAAAAGCAAAAATGAAATTTAATTAGTTATCCACTTGATTTTTCAAAAAAGTATTTTCTGCTGTTATTTTTCATTGACAAATAAGTCTGGACGTGTATCAGATCATTAGCACGCTAACAGTCGCTAGGATGATAATCACGCTGGTGGAGTGTAACATGCGTTATCATTAGCAGACTATTAATAACGGAAAATCCTATTAGCCAACTAACTATTTCATATTATATAATATACATATAAATTAATGAGAAATAATAACTATGAGAAACTATCGGGCTAAGCGAGAACCACTATCATTTAACTTATCCCCAAAGTTATCCACAGCACAAAATAATTTGACACGATAAGCGACGTTTTGAGCACTTATCCACAGACTTATAAACAGGTTATCCTACTGTATAAATATACAGGGTAAATAGGTAGCACTAACAACCGCAATCAAATTTAAGGCGTCTAGGAGCGATTCTAAGCGGTTTTCTCATTGCTAGCCTTATTATAATAAAGCCTTGTGTGAGCTTACAGGGAGCTAGAAATAGAAAACGCGCGGTTAGCACATTTTTTTCGATTTGAGCAAGAAAAATAAAAAGTAAAAATAAACGTTGCCCCTAGAAACGGAAAACGCTTATTATCTTTCTACCGATTAACAAGGGAGACAAAGAAATGTCTTTGATTAGAATTGCAGTGCCGGAAAACGCAACTATTTTAAAAGGTAGTTTGCGCAATCTGCTAGATGGTAGTAGCGCGGCAAGCGTACACCATACGGCGGCCTTTTTTGTTATAATGCCTTTACACCAATAACAGGAGGGCGAAAGATGAGCATTACCACCGCGTTTTATATCATGGCTGGCGTGATCGTTTTCGCTTGCCTGTTACCGTTAATTGTTACCCTGATTTTAGGAGATGAGTAAATGTTAAAAAATGTTTCCCTTGCCCGTTCCAAAGGTTTTAAGCTGGTGGATGTTAACACGTTTGAGCGTCCAGATTGTAAAATCGAATATGTAGCACGCAATAAAAACGCGTTTCGTGTTACAGAAAAGAAATTTGACAAGCGCGGCAATTTGATAGCGGAAACGGTTAAACACTTTGCTACTTTTTACGCTGCTTTCCGTGGGGTATTATGATTCAACAAATTAAAAGGGCGTTCCAATATTGGGGCGTCCTGCCTTCAATCGGTTTTATGTTAATCATCGTTAGCCAGCTAATCTTTATCGGCGCAACTATTTGGGAGCTTACACATTGAAAACCTTATCAGCTCTTTTGTTAGGCGGCGTAGGTGGCTTTATTGCCACCTGTTTTAAAAGTGATCCTACATTGTTAGGCGTCTATTGCATTTGCTTTGGTTATCTGCTAGGGAGATTAACAAATGGTTATTTATGAGGGCAACCGCTTTGTAACTAATTGCCGCGCTGGATTGTTAGCGCACTATCTAAATCAGCTTTCCCCTGTTTATAAAGGAGTGGTTAACATCTATGAGGGCAAATCACAATATTGCATTAATGCCGTTGTTGCTAGGGAGCTTGCCTTCCAGTTTCTTACTTTTGGCTCATGTGATGTACAGGTTATGGGAGAGCCATTAGTCGCAGAAAATGAAAATGAATTTATTGATATTTTCCGCAAAGTATGTACAGAGCGCCTGATAATGAAGGGCGCATATATTCAATCAACCGCTGATAGTATTGAAACGGCGTTTCGAAAGGTGGCGCAATGAATAGCTGGTGGCGTAAAACGCAATCCCATAAATCTAATAATAACGCTGGGAAACATTCCCAGCGTTTACGATTTGGGAACGGCTTTGCAATGTTAATAATAATCATTCTCATTCTAGGAGCGATGGCGTTATGAGAGATAAAATTGTTATAACCAAAACTACAACCACGGTTGATACTTTCTTTGTGCCTGATACGCTGGAAAACAGGCAGTTAGCCGAAAGGGGGGATTATGATAAGCTGATTTATGATAACGATGGTTACTATCAGCATTTGGTAGACTCCTACGGCGAAAGCGAAAAGATCACGCATCGACTACCAGACTAATAATAACGGGGCGCAACTATCGGCCCCGCTTTTCTGCCCTTCTCCAAATTTCCCCTTACTAAAATACATCCCCCAAATTTAAACCGCTTAGAATGCGTTTGAGGGCGTTTAAACGCTATATTAGAGTTATTCACTACATAGGAATACTGTATATTTATACAGTAGAATAACCTGTGGATAAGTCTGTTGAAAACGCCTCAAAATCGCTAGGACTTTGTCAAGTCAAATCGTGCTGTTGATAAACCTGTAGGTAACTTAAATAGCAGTGTTTCTCACTTCCCTTTCTAAATGCAAATCATTCTCATTATGCGACTCATTCGCATTCAATTCTGTAAACGATAACCATTCTCATTCCACTTTCCAAACGCAAATCATTATCATTCGCATTCAACTTCTCAAATGCGAATCATTCTCATTATCATTCGCATTTCGGCAGGCAGGGCATTTTTCATTTGCCCTGCGCTTTTGTGCAAATCCGACATTTGCCCCCATGAATTACGCGTGGGCGTGTATGTGCGAATCCGACAATTTTTGGTAGTGTGCAAATCCGACCATACAGATTCCAAGTATGTGCAAATCCGACAATGAATTTTCCTAAAAACTCGGGCAGACTCGTGCTGCGCACAAATCCAGCCGTATTTACTAGAATATGTGCAAATCCGACGTGTGTTTAATATGTGCGAATCCGATGAAGTTTTTGTGAGTTCGATGAGAGGTGGTGCAATGATGAGGGTTTGAAGAGAAGTGCAAAACCGATGAGATTTTGGGGACTAGAAGGATGGTGCAGCGGTGGTGGCGTGAAACGCCGTGTTTGCTGCGTTTTTGGGGATAATGAGAGATGTTTTGGGAAGATTTGAGATTGGTCGAGATAAAGTGAAATTTTATTAGTTAAATGGGGCAAAATCACTTGACAAGTGAAAATTCCTGTGGCCCTAAAAACTCAGGCAATTATGGGCCTTCGGCCCGAAATAATGCTGCTATTTTCAGTGTTCCTAAAAACTTTGGAGACTCCTATCAATGTGCAAATCCGACCATAAATTTCTAGAAATGTAATGTGCAGATCCGACAGTAAAATCCAGAAATGTGTTTTCAAAAAATGTCTACCAGAAATAACCGCCCTCCCTATAACCGCCCTGTCATTGAAGGAGCGTAGCGACTGAAATGACAGTTTACTATATTAACCGCCTATTGCTAGAGTTCCTAGGAACAATGAAAACTGCCCTGTATAGCGTGAGTTTTCCTAGAAACTTAGGAGTCTAGAAGAAAGTGTTGAGCCATCCTAGCAGATGAGCGGCAACAGGTGTATCATCTTGAACACAAATATTGCCTTTAAATATTTATCAGTTATATAAAAGTAAATAGTCCCCCATTTCATGAGAGATTCCCCGTGGGGCGCGTGAGTATTACGGAAGACTTAGTAATTAGCCCATACTCGTGCTGTCGCAACGTATAGACGTAATACTAAGTGTAATAATCATCGCCCCTAGAGTTCAAAACAAGAGTTGTTTTTAATCTATGAGATTATTATAACATGTGCCTCAATGAACTGTCAAGAAGATTTTGTTAACGTTTATACATCCACTTCGAGATTGATGTTAGGGTCGTAAATCTTCTTGGCTCCTGTATTTAGAAGGAATCGTTCAGCAAGTTGTGGGTGAATATCGAAGAACTCCGTGCATCCTTCGAATCCCCTTAAATTGCATCTGTATTTCTTAAAATAGATATGTGCAGCATGTTCTAGATCTCTAGGATTGTGGGTTTCATAGATCCCATACACATAAAGATCCTCAAAACCACGATATACTATCTTGTCTAGATTTAATGTGCGAATCCGATCATGAGGATTCATGCTGATACCAATCTTTGTTCTCTTAGGGATCTTCATCAGATCCCTATTAGCAAGAATATATACTTTATATAGTGACATTCTTTTTAGCCTTTAGATAAATTCCTTTTGATGCTAGGTAAATATACGTAGCTAGGAATGAAGATGAAGATCCTGTTGCTTCATAGGTAATAGTACCTTTAGCATATCGTTTAGTAGTCGGAGCATGGTTAAGCACAAGCGCAGTGAGACTATCTAATCCTAGAGCAGACATTAAACGTCTGAATGATTCTTTTTCATCATGAATTGCATAGAGAATGTAATCTTCTGCTGGAGTTAGTTCGATATCTCTATATAACGCCACTGCAATCCGTGCTATTATAGCTCCAATAGTTCTGTAAACATCTTCAAAAACTATCCCAGCTTCATATTCTAGCGGAGGTAAATGATCAAATGCACATTTCTTAGGCGGAATTAGTAAATGTTCTGGATATGCTTCTAGAGCTTCTCTAACGGATGCTTCCTGAAATCTTGGGAGATCTTCGTCAATTAGAACATGAATGTAATTTCCCATGTGACCTTTAGCAGTTGGATCTAAAGACTTCAAGATTTTATTCATATCAACGTAAGAATATGCTAAGTCAGCATGAGTGGCTTTATTATTATACTTAATCTTCCCGCCTTCCCACTTCGCCGGATACATCTCACAAACAAACATTACTGCATGTTGTTCTTCTCTAGTTAGTTCGGAAAAGTGGCGATGATCAGCTCCCTTAGCGAGGGCTAGAATGTTTTTAAACTTTACTGCTAATTCTTTCATCAAAGTCCCTTACTACGATATCTATCCTGGTCGATAGCTGCGAATGCTTCTGTTAATACCCTTTCTAGTTCTCCTTCTTTGCTCGGATTGCTGAGGTACACAGTGTAAGAGGAACGATTACCATTACTAGAAACTCCGGAGTCCGAAGGTGCTACGCGATCTTTAGCAAAGCTCATTGTAATACTGCAATCTTCCCCAATCTTATAAGGCGTGGAAGCTTCAATATTACCACCACATTTAACATTGTGCATATCCGACATTAACCTTTTATCAGAATTTGTCATTGCTGTAATATACCCCGAACCTAGAGATGGTATCTGCATGCTAGTAGTACTAGGACGATTCACCTCAGTCTTCACGAGTTTGTATCCAGCATCGATTAGAGCATTAATGAGGTTGTCCGCTGGGATGCGTGCCGTGCCAAAGATCTTACGAGCATCAATGAGTTTGCTTTCGAAATCCTTACAACCTTGAAGATCAGTGTGCAAAAAGTACATCTTTATGGATTTAAACTGAATCGTAGCGGTTAGATCTTTAAGGGTATAATCCCATGAGTCTAATTCATGATCTGCTACGATTTTAATAGGTTGTTGTGCGAATAGGGTCATTATTTATTCTCCAGTTTGTCTAATAGCTTGCGCGCTGCTACATTATATTGTTTAAGTTCACGATTGAGAATCTGGTTCTCACTAATTAATTCTAGATTCTTGGTATTAAGATGACTACAACAAACTACTAATCCTAGAATTGCTACGAGAGACGCTACTAATATAACGAGAAATAATACTTCCATTATTTAATCCCTAGATATTTTTTCAGGTAAACGATGAAGTCTTCCGCTTTATGCTCTTGGCTACCTTGAGCCACAAATAACTTTAGAGCTTCACGCTGTTGTTTAAGATTAGAGACTTCACTGCGTAACTTTACGTTATCGTCGATAATCTGGTTAGCTTCACGGGTCTTGTGCACGGCGGTGTTAATGGCAAAGACTAATGCAATTGCTAAGATAATTAATACGTATTCCATTATAGCTCCTTTAGTTTCTGTTTTAACTTTTGATCTTTATTATACCAAATTATGTGCCCACTGTCAACTACAAATTTGTGGAAAGATGCTGGTACAGTGTACACACCATATTCTGTTTGACGTGATACAACCTTGTGTGCACATAAACGGCAACCATGGCCTTCTAAGTGAGATCTAGCAGTTTGTAAGAAGTATCTGTCATGATCTGGACAATAGATCTCAACTTGCTGTTGCATAGTTTTATATTTAACTCTCTCATACCCAAAGAATTTGCCATGAGCTTCGATAGCTCTTCTAATAAATATGAGGTTTAATGCTTCTTGTTGAAAATCGGGGTGTAACTGTCTGATCTTAGTTCTATTAATAGACCCATCAGATTTTGTAAACTTATTATACGGGAAAGCTAAAGCTTCTTCGTATAGTAACTCATTTATTCTATCACGCATAGTATACACGAAAGGCCAGAACAATTAAGTCCTGGCCTCTAGGATTAGTGGAGTTTCTTGCCTTGCAAAGCTAAGTCAGCAGTTTCAATTAATGATTCTGTAACTTCACGAGATACTGAATATTCATTAATTGCATGACGACGTTTATAGGCATAGGCATTGACAACCAGATCTATAGCACCAAGAACATCTTGAACAGTGACTTCTTCACCATTATCAATCTCTTCCTGAGTAATCTCAATTAGTTGTCCAACTGCCATTAAAAGGCCAATAACATCAGCAGCTTCAGCAGCTACAATAGGATCAGCACAATTTGTAGTAAGATCGAAAGCGTGGGTAACTATATCTCTACCTTCTATAGTACTCTCCTCAATCCGCTTCTCCAACTGCTTCATCTGCTCTAGAACTGGATTTTTCTTTTGAGTCATGGTATAGATTCCTTGTATCAGTTGGGAGGAATGAGCTTTGTTGCTTAGGTGGATGTTGTTTTGCAATCCAATTAAGGATCAGAACACGGCTAGGAACGATGTCAGTGTTATACCAGAAGTCATGTACCCAATGACGTGCATCTTCGAACTTACCGAATTTATATGCTTTCTTGAAAAGTTCAAAACCAAAACAATCAGGTGCAAAATCTACGTCACGATAAGGAATTACCTTAGAACCTGTAAGATCTTGAATCGCCGCGTTAATTTCTGTATGGGAGTACTTCGACTCATGGAATGTATTGAAGAAGCGATAATTGAAGCGTCCATTCGTTTCGACAAATAACTGGATGAACAGATCATTGAACTGGCCATCAAACCAGTAGTTTTGTAATCTTTGTAGTGCTGTCATTTGCGAACTCCATTTATTGCTGCGATAAAGCCTTCATACATAAAAGGTAAAACTTGCGAAACATGGAAATCTTGAACTGTCCAGCCAGCTTCTTGATACATAATATTAATGATTGCACAGCTTAACATGAAAGCTGGCAGGATTATAAAGTAATCCCATATTGCCTTTTGCAACTGAGGGTTATAGAAATTAATCATCTGTTTTTAAGTCTCCTTATTACTTTGGCTTGCTCCACGATAATGAAAACGGCAACCACTAAACCGAAGACTAGGATTGCCGTAACAGTTGATAGCTCAATCACGGGAGGCGCCATTTGTAATGGGCTGTCCAAAGAGTTTCTGCTTCATCATCGTAGTGCATAACCATAGAAGCCGGGGAATAACTATCCGCATACTCTTTACGGATCATTTCACGCTCTTCGCCAGTCTCAATATCTTTAACAATCACTTTCAGATGAAGTGGAGGCAGTTCAGACAATGGTCGCCAGAAATCTTCTAATGTACCTTCCAGCTTTCCACGAATACGAGTGAGAACTTCGGTAGTTTGGGCATCTGTTTGAATGAAACCTTCAGTAACAAAACCCAAGAACTCGTGCAGTAAAGTTGCTTCTAAATGATTAAGCTTCATCTTTCAAGATATCCTCGATTAGGTCAGAAGATTGTTGGATTTCATCGATAATGCGTTTTACATTGGTCTTAGTGATTTTACCTGCGATCATCGTCAAGGCTAGCGCAACGATAAGAACCGGAACTGGAATAATAAACAGTGCTACTTTTGCAACGTTCTTAATAGTCCAGGTGTGATACTTTTGAACCAGAACCGTAGTAACAACAAGATACATCGCTAGGAGGAACATAATCATTTCTTAATCTCCGTAATAATCTGTGCACGCATTATCTTAACAGGCAGTTTAACGTTTCCAGCTATGGATTCGACTGTTGTCAGTTTATCTTTAAGAATATCTGATCTTCGCTGAGCCATTTCAATAGCTTCTTCTTGTTCGACCAGACGTTTATGTAGGCCTTCGTTAGTTAAGCGCATGGCTTCCATATTTTTACTAGCATTAATAATGCCAATTATGCCACCGATTGCTGCTATTGTTGTAATTACTAGCAATCCAATTAGAATTTCCGTTATCATTTATCTGTTACTCCATTACTACACTTTAATGTAGGGGCTCGTCATTCTGTAGAACTTAATTTTTACTAAGGATGCATCGCTTGCTCTACAGAAGCGTCTGCCCTCTTCAATCTGAAGTTTTGCTTCAGCGATATCATTCAGTTTATACGCATCAATAACTTCTACACCAGAATACTTCGAAAGACCTTCATCTAGGTTAGCTTGGTATCGTACAGCATCTGCTTCTGGATTAGCATATTCAACCACTGAGAAGGATAAAGGTGCTCCTTCATCAACTTTATCACGCCGATTACGCATGAAGTCAGTAACACCTAATGTGATAGCTAGTGAAACTAGGGCATTCAGCCCTAGTACAAGTAAGAATTTTCCATTAGTCATTATTTCTTACCTTTCAGTTGTTTAACTTCACGCTCAAAGGAAGCTGCACGACGTTCAGCAGTTGCCTGATGCTCTTTCGCAAAACGTGCTTCTTGTTTAGCGAGGTTGAATGCCATAGCATTCTTGTTTAGAGAGTCATACATCTTCTTCATTGCCGGAATGGACATCTTCATGAGCTGACCTTCAAACCCTTGCATGTCCAACAGGATAGCCAATACGTTTGCCATTTCAGTTTTAGTCATGTTTTCCATTTGAACTTCCTCTCTCATTAATTTATAAATATATTATATAAGATTTCTGGACATTTAGCAAGTAAATTATTTATTTAATTCTTCTAATGCTGGAAGCAACCCGCGAAAGACTTCCTTAACTGCTAGCTCTCCGTGAAGCTCTTCCCTTAGTATATTAGCTGCTTCAACAGCTAAATTTAGATCTTGGTATCTAAAGTAGCCACCATGTACTGGAGTACTTTCAGAATTTCTGGCTTGGACTCTCCATTGCTGGCGATCTTTCTTCCAGCTAACCCCTAGATATCCAGAATTAGATTGTGCGACTTTATTACGATTATTTTCCTGAGATGTGGCATCCTTTAGATTACACCATCTGTTATCTTTTCTTATATTATTTAAGTGATGAACTAAATCTGGGATATAACCCTCCATATACAGGAAAGCTAATCTATGGGCTGCATATCTTTTTCTGTTTATCCCGATAAATATATAACCATCTTTATCGGGACTGCCAGCGATAGCTCCAGCTTTAGCTCTACCCTTACTGACTTTCCTTATAAAGTCTCCTGTATCGGGATTATATTCAAATAGTTCTTTTAGTAGTTCTTGTGTTATCATTTACCAATCGTTAACGAAACCTGAGAACTCAGAAGCAAATACTAACTCAAATTTCTCAGCAATTTCAGGATGATCCTTACAGATCAGTTCGATGCACTTCTCAGGTTCCATACCATCTTCTTCAGGATCACCGTAATACTTGTCCCAAAGATCATCAGGAATAACTTGCTCAGCTAGATCTTGGAAGTTCACTAACTGATAGCGTGGAGTATTATCGTCAATAAATAAATCTTTCAACTCCTGAAAAACATCACTACGATAGTCCGCTATCAATAGCGCATTACAAGCATGACACTCCCAAATCATTAAACGTTCGGAGATTGGGTTCGACTTATCTTGAACATAAGACTGGAACACGGTTGCAAAAGTAGCTTTAACCTGTTCAAATTTGTCTGCTGCTGCGAAAACTAGAGCTTTATCAATCTTTTGCATTTTGATTCCTTCTCATCAATTTATAAAGTAATTATACAGAAAACTAAGCGTTTTAGCAAGTGAAGTTTTAAAATAAAAGGCCTAATCCTAAGTCAGTAAAGAAAGAAATAAGGACTACTATCCCTACTGCTATAAATAGCTCACGAGCCATGCCATCAAAATCAAACATAATTCCACGTTCTTCCTGTCTTTATATTACTGATAGTAGATTGATCTACTTTATAGATTTTGGCAATTTCGGTATTAGATCTGCCTTGTATAAGCAGACTTCTAATTTCCCATACTTGTTCTACTGTAAGCGCATCTGTAGTTAACCCATTAATTCTAGCATGTCTATTATTTTCCAGTATAGTAGACCATTCTACATTAGATTTATGGTTATTCTGCTTATCCCCATCCTTGTGATTAACAGGTAGGTTTTCCCAGTTATCTGGTAAATCTAGATGGTATTGCGCGACTAATCTATGGGCTTTTAACTTTTTAGGTTTACCCTTGTTATATAGTGTATAAATAACATATCCATCTTTATCTATATGGGGAGTTAAAAGTCTACCTCGTGATATATTCTTAACTTCACCATCTTCTGATACAGCATAGTTAGGATATTCTGTAATTTGTATCCATATCATTCCAACATCCAGCTAGTTTTATCATGAGAAGTATACTTACCACTCATAATATCTTCTAATCGTACAGGCGACTTTGCATACTCAACACAAACGTTAATGTAACGTGGATCTCCCATTAATTCAAAGTGAGTATGCCCATGTAAATTCTTTTTACCCCTTAACTCTCCTGGGTGCACGGGGGCATGAGAAAGCCAGAAGTTCTTATATTTAACTAAAGACTGCACATTATCTACTACACCTACTAAGTCTGTAAAAGATAAGCCTTCTCGTTCCAAATCGTGGTTTCCCAGAACTAAAGTAGCCCTAACATTGCTAAATAGTTTTTCAAACTTCTCCAGACCCTTTCTAGATACAAATGCGTCCCCTAAAATGAAAAATACAGTACGTTTATCCTTCATAGACGTAATAGTATCCATGATAAATTCGTCGTGCTCTTCCATACTAGAGAACATAGTTCGAAACTTAGGGATATTAACATGCCCTAAGTGTAGGTCGCTCCAAAAATAAACTTTCATTACAGAACTTCCTCCGCATATTTATTCCAGCCTTGACAATAGCTACTGATACCACGAAGTTTGAATATTTCATCATGAATCTCATGATGCTCTTTTGCTTCTTGGTAGCCTTTGTCAAGTTCTTCTTGTCGTGCTTGTTCGAACTCAATACGGCTTTTGAGCATTCTCCAGACTTCTTCATATTCTGGCCAATCATGCTCTATCACGACAGTTTTAAGATCTTCCTTACCTCGTTGATTACGACTGTACCAGATTTTAGTTAGAATATGTTCTAAAGTGATAATATTACTTTTATTGATATGCCCTAATTCTAGGGCTTTTTCAATGTCGCTCAGCTTTATTACCACATAACGTTCTTCACGTTCCATTAGAGAATCCTCTGCACACCACAGCTATCGTCACGATCTGTAGTGAAGGTTATAATTTTGTTAGCATCATCACTAACCTGCGCAACCGTCAACTTACCATTGAAAACGCCGCCAGTATCGAGGTAAACACGGTTCTGGTACAGAATTGGGTAAGGAACACCTGTGTGGCCATGGAACACAAAATCCACACCATCAACTGGAGGTACTTCCATTACTAGTTCTGCCTTAAAGCTAGAGTAACGCTGGAAATATTCATCAGTAGCACCTTGACGTGCTAGATTGAATCCAATTTCCTGAATTACGTCTCGATCCCACAGATAAGGCTCAATGTAGTATAGTGGATGATCGTGCTTATCGAGTTTACTCGCCTCGATAGTTTGAATGATAGTATCCCAATTTGGTGTGTATACGTCATTTCCATTATCTTTATATTGGAAGGGCACACCACCATGAACTACCCCATACTTCTTACCACGGTGTAAAACAGTCATGAATACTGGAAGTTTTTCCGCCATGTCTACTGCGATACCTTTAATCGTATCAGTATCCATGTCATTCATTGCCCAGCTGCCCCCATTATACATCCAGTTGGCGTAGTCACCACCAATCATGAATTGGTCATGATTGCCACGAACGCTGCGGAAACGTGGGTTGTAAAGGAACTTCGCCAGAACCTGTAAGTTCTGCTTGCCACGGTCGATTAGATCACCAACACAAACAACATAGTCACGACGATCTTTATACCCGGCTAGTTTGAGAGCATCTTCCAGCATATCATGGCAACCATGAATATCGCCTACGAAGAATAAGTTAGCAGTATCAGGAACCACCAGTGTTTCGTGTACATTAAATTCTTTTTTCATTATCGAGTCATCCAATTAGTGTGCTTTTCAGCTTCGTTATCGTTAGGCTCAAAGACTACATGGCAGTCTACTGCTTCCCAGAAAGATGCTTTGATAATAGCGTTTTGTTCACCAATATCTAGTTCTTCCCACTCTTCAAGCGTTTCTAAATCTGTATCAACTTCGGTATCACAGCCAACCAAACCCAAAGACACAACAATAGTAACGCGGCCTTCACGTTCTTCGGGATAAGCTTCAGCGTACTCCCAAGCAGCTTGTTCAACATAATATTCCTGCTCCGATTCAGACAAAGAATTGTACTTTTCTTCTGTGATACCCATTTCGACAGCGCGAGTACCACAGACCACGTTGTTATGTATTATAAGATATGCGTAATTCAATGTGATACTCCTCTCATCAATTTATACATATATTATATCAAAAATTTTAGCGGAAAGCAAGTAATAAAAAACCCAGATCAGCTAAGATCTGGGTTGAATTATTAATCTTCTGGATTATCTTCCAGGAAGGTTTTGATAGCCTCATGCATAGTTTCTTTACGAAGCTGACGACCAATCATAATATGATTAGCTTCAATACGACCGTTCGGGAGACGATCTGCTAGAACCACAACAGGAACTTGGCGTACACCAAACTTCTGCATCAGCTCAGTATTATCCGTTTCCTTATGGACTTCCAAACTATATTCATCTACTACCTTATCAAAGACAGGTTCGAACATTTTGCACGGATTGCAGGTAGATCCCTTTAACAGATATACTAATTTACTCATGTTTATTAATGGCCTCCAAAAATGCCTTCATTACTTTAACAGTCGCGGTGCTTAGATCTAACGTAGTTCCTAAGCACTCGGATACAGCAGCCTGATAAGGGGCTTTTAGCCTGCCTTCTGGTACTTGTACTTTCTTATATGTTTTCTTTTTGACTTTATCCAGCATCAATTCTAGTACATTGAGGGGCAGTTTTTGACCTTCAATGTTTCTGCCAAGCTCTTCCATTAGCATAGTATTTAAGTCAATACGAGTAAGTTTTTTGCCCTTGCTAGACATACGAATCCCCGCCTTTTTCTCAAGTTTTTGACGCTCTGGTGAATCGAGGTCACGTAATGCGATGTTCAATTCATACGGAGCCATATTATAATGGTTAGCCATTTGAGTATAGAAACGATCTGACATAGTGAACTCCTCTGATTCAATTTATACATATATTATATAAAAATTTAAGCAGGAAGTCAATTACTTTTTTATCTTAATGTGCAATATGCGGGAATCTCTTTCTCACTAAAAACATAGTGATCGGGTAGATTGAATACATAAGTATAGGGGAGAAAAGAGTGAAATAGGCCGTGACTCCCCCAGCTAGCATTAATGGTATCAGTGCTAGAGTAAGGGCCATAAGAATCATACCGAATGAGACAGCCAAGGCGACAGATAGACAGCTTTCTAGTTCCATCCATAACCAACAATATTTCGTATTCCTCTGGCATTTACATTTGCAAACACCGAATGTGCCCATAATTATATACTCTAGCCCTTGAATGACTCTTTTTAGTAGGTCATTTTGAGTGACTAATGCGACTACAGTAAGAATTATCATTAAGATGAAAACTACTAGACTTATTTTCCATATACCTAGTAGTGTCATTGTGAATAGTTCTGCAAACATGGCTTTCTCCTATCATTAAGTTATTAAAGCCCCCTTTGCTTTAAAAGGCGGGAATTTCCCGCCTTACCTTACTATTTAAACCAATTCTACATGTCCACCGTCGTAGGTACCACGCTGGATTTCGTCGCGATAATCTCCGGAAGCATTCCAGTCAGCTCCAAAACGAAGTTTGATGCCCAATTCTTTTCCAGCCTGTTCAAAAGCCTTCTTAACAGCCCAAAATGCCTCAAGATCGTTCCAATCTATTTTGCCATTAATATATGGTGCAAAATCTATTGCATCCCCAGTAATATGTTTACTTTTATTAGGATCTTTGAGGAATGATGTGCCATTAGCAATGTTTTGGGCACTTTGAGCAACTGTACGAATCCCCTGAACAATTGTAAAATCATACGGGGATAGTTCTAGTGCTCTCCGAGCTACTTTTTGCAGCTCGGGTTTAACAGTAGCAAGTTGTTTTTCGCTATTTTTACCAAATTTAAAACTCATATAGATCTACCTAATGATCTTTGCTGTGGTGAGCAAAGCTTTGTTAAGTACTCGTTAAATTGTTCCGAGTCGGCTGTATCTACGGGCTTATCCTTCCATGCAATACCTATGTATCCAGCGTAGATATTATTTAGGTTGAAATACGGACATGTGTAAATATAGTTAAATGTTACGTTCTTAAACGTGGGGATATTTGCCCCCATATATTTATTAATCTTTACAGTTAAATCCGAAGCGTAGTTAAAGCCTTCTAGGTGACGTCTGTATAATTCAGACGTTTTATTTACTGCTTTATCGGCCAAGTCAGCCCTATCTAATTGCGCATTGCTCTCCCATGCGATAATGTTGGAATAATCATTAATAGCATCAGGTTTATACTTGACTACAAAAACAGCATCCGCACCCGTTTGCGAGAATAGCACCATACTCTTTTCTCGAGCTATATTAGGAAAGTTATCTATCCTTTGGGTTTGAACATCCTGTAAAACCGCAGACGTGGAGAAAGTCTTTAAAAATGACATCACCTCGCTAGTATTACTAACAAATAAGAAAATAATGACAGCAACTAAGATAGTTAGCAGACGTTTTAGAAGCGAAGCTGGATCTTTCGCTTCTTGGAGCAGTACCGTTAATAGTTGTAGAAACTTTTCCACTTGTAACCTCCTCTAACCATTACCATTATACTAATTCTAGAGGAAAATTACAACGTGTTTTTAAAGTTCACATCTGGAGCACAAATTTTTATCGTTGTCAAGAAGAATTTTAGGCAAAAGAAAAGCCAGGGTCGTTAAACCCTGGCTTAAAATTACTTACTCTTTGTTGTGCTCTTCGGACTGAGGTAACTGGGCTTTAGTATATTGCTCAGATCGATATTTTGCCAAGATTTCAATACGCTTATGGATTTCCTTGCTATCTAGATAGATATTTTTATTGTCTTTTACCATCTCGTCGATTTCATCTATTGAGAAGAACGGATAGTAGACATCTAGCATCATATCTTCTACGAACTTGTTGTAAGATTCATAGGCTTTCTTGATTTCTTGACCTTTCTCACAGAACCCACCAGAGAACGTGTGTCCCATTAGCGTAGCATGTGGATGTACTACCCATCCATGACAGGATAGGAAAATTGTGCAGTAAGCAGAAGCACTAGGACCAATCAGGTGTCCTATAACTGTTCCACGGCAATTAGCAATTAAGTTAGATAACTGTGCAGCAGTATCAACATAACCACCCGGGCCATTAAGCATCAGATTAATTTCGTCGTCCTCATTTGCCTGCATAAGTACCATTGATAAATCACGGTATTCATCCGGCGGGCCTAATTCTTCATCAAAGAAAAAGGTATACTCATTAGATTGGCGAATGGAGTGAAACAGGTTAGTCTTTTCTTCTTTTTTATTAGTCATAGCGATCCTTGATTATCCAACTAGTGGTTCTAGCTCTAAGTCACAGAAGTTATAAACTTCTAGTTTAAGGTTATTGATACCATCGAATTTATTAACTAATTCGTGAGTAATATATTTTGCAGGAATACCACTTTCAGATGGATGATCTGATTTAATAGTGAACTTCTGCTCAGCGGGTACTACATTTACTATCAAAGAATCCATATCTAAATGGTTTGTTTCTCTGAGTAGCTCTCCTTCATTGGGGAATCTAACATCTGTTATTACGGCGACATCTGGGTCGTCTTTAGCGATGGATTGCTCCAGAATTATGAGCCAAATGCGTTCATGTACCAGCTGCCTTCCTAGCTCTGTCCCTACGAGCTGTAACATTTTTCTCGGAGAAATAAATAAACTATAAAGTCCGTCTTCTTTATTCTCTGAGATAAGTTGTTGAGGATTAAGATATTTTTCCTCAAAAATCGGCCAAACGTACGAGAAGTCTTCAAACTTATCGATACCGTATTTAAACCATACGTCTCTAGCTCGCTCCAATTGAGATTGTGTGACCGTAAACCATTGGTCAATCTCTTTTCCCCTGCGCTCTCCTAGAAACTCTGGAGTTACACCGAGGATTACAGATGCAAGTTCATAAACGGGCTTGGCAAAACTGTAACGACGGGGTAAACACGTTGGATACGTGTCATTACACCAATCGATAATTAATTTTGCAACGGTATCTTTTCCCGAACCAGCTTCACCATGTAAACCGACTAATACTGACATTAATCTTTCCTATTGTTAATTGGTGGATAATATACTAAACAACGTTTTTCTTGCAAATCTTGGCGGTAGAAGCAAACCATACTTGTCAGTCGTGAGATATATGAATATTCTGCCTCGCGGCATTTTGCCAACATATTCCAATCTTTATATGGTACGACTACTACTACGCCATCTTCACCGTTTGTAGCTAATTTCTTTTCAAATTTGAAATCAAAGCTACAAGGTTGAAGTCCTTTAGGCCAGTCCACATGAGCTGTTGGTAGTTCATGGGTAGGTTCTGGCTTTATTTCTTGTGCACAGCCTGTGATTGTGATTGCGGCTGCGAGCAGTATTCCAAGTTTCCAGTTAAACATGCTAATCTTTCCTCGAACTCCTTACTCTGCTTTTTAGCAATTAATGTAACCAATCCAGGCTTTGCAGCTATAATATCTTGACGACTAAGTGCTTTATCAAGCTGATTAATTTTCTTGTCTAGATCTGCTTGCGAAACATTATTCATTGTGAAATACTGATTCATTCGAGTCTCACGAAGTTCACTCTCAGCCCTCACATTATTAAGGGAGGTTTCTAGAGAAGAGATCTTTTTAGTAGCTACTGCAAGATCACCTGCTAGAGTCTCAACCTTATTAACTAAGTGATAAGCACCGAATCCGATGCCTATCGCTAGACCTGCTCCCAGGATATACATCTTATTATCCCAAACTAAGTCTACAAACCATTTCCACATCAGCCTGTACTCGCAAACTCACCGTGGAGTTCTTTAAGTTTGGCGTCTCTCCATTCTATGGCCTCTTCCAAACTCTTAAGTGTTTTCGAAACTTGCTTACCATGTTTAGTGATTCTTACTTGGTAAGTCCCATTTGTTTTTCTATGAATATTTTTAACGCCTAAATGGTTGTCGCTTCTTACTTTTTGATTACAAGCGTTATCAGATCTTGTAGCAGGTCTTAGGTTCTCAAACCTATCATTAGTTGAGTCTTTATCCTTATGGTCAACTATTTCTGGCCATTCTCCAGTATGCCATGCATAGATTAATCTATGTGTACCTATAGCTAGGGAACCATTATACAGCTCAACTACTCTATGTCCTGTACTTTGTCTAGATCCTGCTACTGTTCCGGCGAATATCTTATTAAAGTGTTCGTCCCCTTCCCTGGGTTTCCAGATAAGATTACCATCATCTCGGTAATCGAACATCCTTCTTAGCTCTTCCTTACTGATCATCTTTTCATATTCCTAAAAGAAGTAACAATATCAAATCCATATGCAGCTAAGCGATCCTTATCGGAAGTGGTAATAGTATCTGGTTCACCGGTTCCTAATACGCCCCAGATATATTGCTCGATCATCTGGTGTAAACGATATAAGTTACTTTCAATTTCCTGCCACGGAATACCTGACTGATGGAAACGAATGTTAGTCTGAATCACGAAGTTACGAACATCATCGTTATCGTTCTTCTTAATACCTTTCACATATGCAATCGGTACACGCAGTTCGGACAAGATACGTTCTGCTTTAGGTTTTGCTTCAACGAGCAAATCACGCATTGTTTCACGAACATCTCCACGACTCTTATCCATTAAGTAGGAGCGAGCATGCAATCCCATCTCTTCCATTTTATCGAACATAGTGTCGAGGTTGAACGTTTTGAAACTAAATGCTGGGTGCCAGCAGTACAGCTCGTGTAGCCAGTAAACTTCACCTGCAATAAACAGTGGGTTTACGAAGTATTCGAAGTCACCACGGAAAGATAGTGAACCCTCACGAAATACTTGGCGAGTATGCACAATGTTCTTTTCTGCATCATCAGTTACCTTAACTAGTAACTCTTCAGTTTTACGCTCCCAAACACGATCGGGATCAAATAAACTGTTCTGTAGATCATAAACATCATTAAACTTTGAAATGATTCTCATAAATTATCCTTTTGCCTCAATCTATAAACATATTATACAAGACTTTGGAGCATCTACGCAACTGAAATTTTGTTACAAAAATAGCCCAGTCGCAAAAGTGCAGGCTGGGCTTTGTCATTATTTATTTTGCTAGTAAGTTGATTTGAGATCAATCTTCTTTAGTACTCAATTCTCTAGCACGACGTAGCGATCCAGCAGTTCTCCATAGTTTGATGTCGGCAACTGTTTCTTTATATGGAGCGATTGTAGTACCAATCGGCCCCAGGAATAATAGACCAAAGAAGCCAATAACACGCATGTATCGTAAACATTGCTTCGGGGTCATTTCCATAACAGCTTTTCGTTCATCTTCACTAGAAAAGGATTCAGCTTTATCTTCTAGTCGTAGATACTTTACAAACCACTCAGCGGAGTATTCATCAAGATGACGAATAAGTGCAATTGCATAACCAGCTCCGATCAATAGCCATGCAACAAAAATAATTAAAAGAAAAGTCATGTTAGCTCCTAAGTTAGAATTGAGGTCAGCGACCAACTCACCACTTTTGCCTGTCAGGGGCACGACTCCCTTCCGTAACGTTAGTAGGTGACACTAACTCGGCCCTACGCGAGTTCTTTACTTCCCAAAGTATTCTGCTTTGAGTTGTTTCATTTTGCGAGTTTTACGGTAGAATCCATAAAGAGCTACAGGCCCAAATAGTGTATCGAATATAATAAATATTGCTAGTATTGCTTTATATGTTTTATCTCTTCCTAGCTGATTTAGTATATCTGGAGAAGTTCGTTTCATATGTTCTAGCAATACGTCTTTATTTTTGGCAAAGAATACATCGTCAATAAAGCTATAAATTGCAATAACTGCACCAATAATAAACCAAAGAGCAAACGGAGAAACAATCATTTAATATCCTTTTCGTCAAAGTAAATTTCAGTGAAATATGGAACTTGTCCCATTATCATTGTATCACCGAATTTTTGCATCAGATCCCAAAGAGGCATCTTGATAAATCCATCAGTAATTACTGGATCAGTGTATTCTGCAATACGTTTATCTGCGAAAGCAATAGCAGCATCTGAATTATGCTCATAAGTATAAGCTCTCCAGAATTCAGTATGCTCTCTACGAAGATACTCCAGAACTGGTTCCGTTGCTGGAATCCTCGCATAACTGTTTAAGTTTATTTCTTTCACGTTCTTCTCTCCTGCGTTTACGTTCGGCCATCATGTGTGCTGCTACAACTTCATGATAGTAGTCATTAATATTGCCTTCTGGCAAGAAATGCTTAATTGTTTCTATCTGACAGATTACTCGATAAAGGTGTTTATTAGGTAGAGTCAACTTCATACCTGTAATGAATCCAGAGAATCCTGGAACGCTACACATTGGTTCACCAGTTACAGAACCATCAGGTTGAAGTATAACTTCAACCGAGATCCCTAGCTTCATGCTATAAAGCTGACAACCTTCCCCTTTACCAAATCTAGCCCAGACTACGAAATCTTCGTCAATCTGATCTTGGATTTCATCTACAGCAGCCTGAACTCTAGGATCTAAATTACTCATCTTCACCTTCAAAGTCGCAATTATAACGACAAGTAAACGAATCGGAATTGTTAGAACGTTGAGTAGTGATTTCACCACGTTTGCTAACAGTAACAGCAGGAGTAGAGAAGTTTTTATTAGTATAGATTTCTACTTTACCATTACGTTCTTTAACATCACGTACTTTACCATACTCGGTAGTAATACCGTTCTGTTGAACTTTAACATTACCATTTTTCATAGAAACTTTGGTAGACGCCTGGGAACCGAAACTAACTGCGGAAACCATCAGTGCAATAATAAACTTATTCATCTTCATCGTCTCCTTTACAGTCACGGCAAACATCATAATCGTTATAAGAATGTTCATGCGCTTCACACCACCAAGAGCAGGAATCACACAAGAAAATCTCAGTTTTCTCAATTGCCTGTCCGAGTAATTCGTCTGCTTCATCCTCAGTGATCTTGAGTCCACAAATGTCAGCCACACGTTCAATAATTAATCGACCTGCTGCATGATAAGACATACAGGTTCCAACAACATCATGCTCAAGTACGTGAATAGCACAGTCTAGACGTGTTTTCATTTCAAAGCCCTCTCATCAATTTATATAAATATTATATCAAAAGGAGAGGGTTTTAGCAAATGAATTATTTACGAAATTAGTCGTAGATCCACCAAATGCCTTTCTTACGAAGGTCGTGATCTCGATTGTAGTCGTAATTTTCTGGATCTTTCGTTACACGATGTAACTCACGGCGATTTCCTTGTCGAACCATTTTGTTAGAGTGCCATTTAACACTCTGGTTGATAGAATCCCACCAGTGACCATCTTTCTTCTCATTATTCAGGATGCCTTCCTGAATTTCTGCGTCAACTTCATCCCAAGACATAGCCCATGCTTCATTAGAACGAACTCGGTAGTACTTCCACTGTTTACCATCACGATCAGTGTAAACATACGGAATACGCACGTTGGTGCTGTGGAAGTTATAAGTGGAACGATGTTTGTCACGCCAGTAACGATTTCCAGATTGTTTGCGATAAGTACGGCTCATATTTTCTCCATTAAGTCTGTGAATTAACTTAATGTGGGCGAACTTCGAAATATAACATCAGTAATCTCCGTTATCGTTGTATACTACCCCAGTACTAGGAAGTTCTTCTACTGTCACATCTTCAAACTCTATAGAAGATCTATGGTTTCTGGCTAGTTCGATTGCTTCTTCCTCAGTTTTCGCAATAACAATAGCCGTACCACCTAACCATAGTCCACGGTAGTTCACTTTAAAAATTTTCATTTTGAAAATCCTGTGTATATAAGAAAACCCCAACTACCTATTCAATAGCCGGGGTTTATTATTTAATTAAAGATCAGGACGCTCATCCTCTACTGCAATGCCTTCGCCCCACCCTACAAAACCATCAAATTCGTCTTGCATTTGTCTACGCTCCGAAATTTTCATTCCTGACTTACTATTACCATAGTATTTATGGGGATTACCACACATCCAACAGGAACAGATACAAGGAGTAGTAGTAATAATACCTAACCGTTTAGGACTTTCTTCGTGGGGGAATACTGTCCAATACTTCTTGCGATTGTTCTTGACACGTTGACGATGGTGACGCCTTAGTGCTCTGTCCATTAAGTTCTCCTAAAACTTCGGAGATAAATGGAGTTTGCTCGACTACCTTGCGTAGTTGGGAGAAATCGTATCCAAACCCCATTAGATCGCCTGAGTAAATGTACGACTAATAACGTCGTTCTGTTGTTCACGCGTCAGTGCGTTAAATCGAACAGCATAGCCAGAGACACGAATGGTCAACTGAGGGTATTTTTCAGGATGTTTCTGTGCATCCAAAAGCTGATCCCGACTTAATACATTGACATTTAGGTGCTGACCACCTTCGATTTGAGGAACTACTTCAACATCTACGATGCGGAAGGCTTCAGGATCAGAGTGAGGTGTGATACCTTCTAGATCTTCAACTAGAACTTTCTGTTTAAGTTCACCATCTTTAGAGTATAGCTGAATGATCTGATTATCATGAACAATATTAATTACGCCGGATTTAAGGTTTTGATATGCTTTCATTAGATCTCCCTGATGTTAGAAATTGGCTCAGCTTTTTGATAACCCAGAAGCAAGATAAAAACTGGGAGGCAGGCTTGCTTTTCTCTTAATCACTAGCTACTGTTGGGGTGCTAGCATTCCGGTGAGATTGATGGTCTCGATTAAGAAGAAAAGCACAGGAGCTTTGATTTTAACGTTGCGATCCTCCTGGTCTGTTGCAACTACGTGATCGCTCACGCTAAGACAATGGCTATCTAAAGTCTTAGCTTCTACATTTATACTCTTGGATAGCATAGAGTTGCGGTCTACTTCCCGCCGTCACGCCCGGCCATTTATAGAATGTGGACTCTCTTCTCAGCAAGTTCTGGCACTGTGGCCTGATCTTCTGTTTGGTAGTTAGTAGTGGAATCGAACCACTCTAGTCGCTCCGTATGAAGGAGGTGCATAACCGATCTGCCAACTAACTATTATGTGGTACTCCGACTTGGGATCGAACCAAGATTTGACGATTATCGGTCGCCTGTTCTAACCTGTTGAACTATCAGAGCATTTTGTTACATCATCTCGTCTAAGTAGGACGTATACTGGTATTTAGCTTCCCCAGTTTTATCCACCTCAACTTCTGTCCGTGGTACTTTTCTCACCAAACCATGGATCATTTTATAATTAAAAGATTTAGATGGTTCATGATCCTTAGGAAATACTTGCTTAACCGTAACCACTTTGAAGCCATCACGCGGTGTCAGTACAACAACCTGATCACCTTCTTTGATTTTCCAAGATTCTGGAAATTCATAAGTATAACGCTGACCACCGGTTTGAAATACTACAGAAAGATAACGTTTCATTTGGTTTCCCTCTCATTAATTTATATAAATATTATAACAAGAAATAAGAAAGAAGGCAAATGAATTTTTAAATTTGGTGCTCCCACCAGGAATCGAACCCGGTTCAGATGCTTACAAGGCAACTGCATCGCCAGCAATGCTTTAGGAGCTATGATCCCGTCATTTCAACGGGATTTCTTTTTCAAATACAGGAGACTTATCAGACATTACTGTCATTGCCAGCTGCTGTAGAAATTCAAAAGTAAAGGCAACACGTTCTTCACCAATCTCTACTTCTACACGTTTCTTTTGTTTATCAATCTTTACTTTTAGGTTGTCAGCCATTAGAGAGTACAGTACTGGTAGTTGGCAATACTACAGATGAAGCAACAGTGTTTAAATGCTTTCTCCAGTCTAGGTTAAATTGTTTTCGAAACTCTTCATAAGGTTCTTCTGGATAAAAGCTAAAACCTCCTTTCTCATCATTCAAGATAACAGAGCCATCAGTTTGTTCATATGCTCGATATGTTTCTCCAATAATGATAACTCGCTTATCAGTACTTTTATTACGAAACTCAAAAACGTGCATAGTGTTTCCTTATTTGGTGCGGGATACGAGAGTCGAACTCGTGTCTACTGGTTGGAAGCCAGTTATTCTAGCCACTGAACTAATCACGCATTAATTTGGCTGGAGAAGGAGGAATCGAACCTACCATTAACGGAGTCAAAGGCCGTTGTGCTAACCGTTACACTACTCTCCAAGTATTTGGCTGGGATGCCACGGATCGAACGTGGAACCTTCGGAGTCAGAGGCCGACGATCTGCCAATTGATCTACATCCCAATAATTCTTTACTTTAGGGAAATAGGGTAACTGGCTCAGGTTCTTCAAGGCGCTTACCCTCATGATCTACTCGAATGACTCCGCATCCTTCACAAACCACAACTGCACCATAACCTTCTTTGACTTCGGCTTCTGTAATCAGCCCAGAAAGATCACCAGTATCTCTGCCCCACATATCAATGGAGCATTGTTTGCAGAAATCAGCCATTATTAATCCTTAGGACAAGTTGTGGAAACAATAGTGCGTTCAGAAATCCAACCACCAGTATAAGCACCGTTAACTTTATAGTCAACCAGAGTACCGTGACCACGTTTAGCAGTAACAGGTAAAGTCTTAGTGCTTCCGTAACCATCTTTGACAGTTACAGCACAATCTAGTGATGGGCCGATAGTACAGCCAGTTAAAGCCAGAGCAGCAATCAATACTAAGTATTTCATGTTGTTATCCTTGTTAAGTTAATTGGTGCATCCTCAGGGAATCGAACCCCGATCGTAAAGTTCGTAGCTTTACATTCTATCCGTTGAAATAAGGACGCAATATTTGGGGTGGCTAGTGGAATTCGAATCCACATAGGCCTGATTCACAATCAGGATCATTAACCAATTATGATATAGCCACAATTAAAGTATCTATTGCTAAAGACTTTAATTGTGGCGGCTCTCCGAAACTCATCACACTAACGACTAGTTGATTACTTCTGGATTCTCGCCCAGAAAATTCTCTAGAAAGGTGCACCGTTACTCTTTGAGCCATTGAATATCAAGAAGCAGAAGGACTTGAACCTTCACGAGATAGACCATTTATCTCGGCCTCGTTTTCGGGTATCTTATGAGGAGTGGATGTTCCCCTTACGCCCTTTAGGAAGCCCCGTCTACCGATTCCGGCATACTTCAAGAATTATTTAAAACTTATAGCCTTCAGGAACCTTATCTTTAACACCGTCATACTTAGCTTGAATGTAGTAGTCTGGTACATGATCTTTTGGCAGATTCTTGTTAGTATCATGAACCGCAGCTCTAGCCTCTTCTTCAGAATCAAACCCGCGATACCAGATTTCACCACCCCAGCCACGTTCACTTTCGGTATACTTAACAATATGTTTCATAAGGTTTTCCTTATTAGTTGGCGGAAGCACATGGAGTCGAACCATCACCATATCACTACAGCGGGCTGGTTTTCAAGACCAGTTGCATACCACTACGCCCGTACTTCCAATTGTTTGGCGGAAGAAGAGAGATTCGAACTCTCAAGCCTGCTTTAACAAGTCAGCCACTTTCCAAGCGGTTTTCGTCACCTATCGATTTGCTCTTCCGTTGTTTTACTACAAAAATGGTGCGTGATGTGGGAGTCGAACCCACAAAACTCAACTTCTAAGGCTGATACGTATGCCAATTCCGTCAATCACGCATATGTTCCTTTGTTCTTACCTGAATGTGTTGGTGTTAGAGCATGGCAGTTGGGGCATAATAGGGCTAAATTATCCCACTCATTATTATAATGATCCCCATCTTTATGCTCTAACTCTAAGGGTATTGGAACACCCATCCATTCAGATAAACTACAACTTTCACATTTGTGGGGCTTTAAGCCTTCACGTAATATCTTTACTCTGAGCTTACTAGAGGATATTGGGCTATTTTTATAGAAGTAATTACTTGCGGGGGTATAACCATCCTGAATTTCAGGACGAATAAATCCTTTTCTAGCAGAGTTTCCTGTATACTCTATACCCATTTTCTTTAGGTAAGTATTAAGTGTATCTACTTTGCAACGTAATCTTCTAGCAATTTCTGCTTTAGGCTGATTTTCAGCTATCCAAGCTAAAATCTCTTCCTTTCTTTCCAATATATCTGTTCTAGCCATGCTTCCTCAATTTGGTGGAGAATGAGAGATTCGAACTCTCCTGATGTCCTCGGTGCAAGCGAGGTGTCCACTCCAAGCAGACCCATTCCCCAAAATCTTTAAGTTTACTAAGGCTATTAGCTCGGTGTGCGTATTACCCTCAGACATTAGCCAGTAGAGGATAACCGCTCTTCACAAACCCGATACACTATTCAGTTGCCGCTGAATCTAGTGGACTAATCTAGAACTTCTTGCAAATTATCCCCCGCCATTAGAGGTATAGTTGCAAGTGTGCTTTCTGGCAGCCAGTCCTAGGTCGAGCCAATACCTTAGTGAACTTTGATGAGGATTTCTCCCCATCAATTTATATAAATATTATAACAAGAAATTAAGCACTTTGCAATTGAGTTTTTGCAATTTCTTGGATATGCCTAACATCTTTAACGAACAGCATATCAGAACTTCCCGAGTGCATACTCTGCATGAAAACTCCGTCATCTGGAGCATCTTCTTTCAAAGTAATACCATTCCAGAACTCGGCAAAACTAGGCGTTACAACACCACGACTTGCCTCAAATATATCACCTTCTGTGATAGTTTGCCCAGTGTTCAAAGAAGCATAAGGCTGTTCTAGGTCAACATCTTTATAGAACTCTGCCAGATCCTGTTCCATGTCCCAACCCTTCATGAGGGCATATTGCATAGTTACATGGCTAAAGAACGCTTGAACGTTAATGGAAAGTTTCATTGTAATTCCTTGTTAATTAAGGTGGTACTCGGTGATAGAATCGAACTATCGCAACCGCCGTGTAAAGACGGGGTTCTCCCATTAAACTAACCGAGCAAAAGACTTCCGATTAAGAATGCTTCAAACAGGAACTCACATAATCCTGCTAAGAACATTCCAATAGTAAAGTCAGCAGAAAATACGTTATACTGCTTGACTTTTTGTTTCATTAAGTAAAACCAGATTATCATCTAATTTTCCTTTAAGTTGGTAGGCCGCCTGGGACTTGAACCCAGAACCTTCCGATTAAAAGTCGGATGCTGCTAAACCAATTGAGCTAGCGATCTATTTAATATGGATAAACTTCTTTAATAGAGTAAACTTCTAAGTAGCGATGATTAATACCAAATTCAGCCATTACTTCATTTTCATCTTTACCGTAATGAGCTAAAGTATACTTTGAACGATCTTTGCTAGAACGTCGATCACTTACTACTAATCGAAATAGTTTCATTTCGTATCCTCTATTAAACTGGAAGCGGGTGTAGGAATCGAACCTACCTCTTTCTAGCTTATGAGACTAGCGATCTCTACCAGAGATCTAACCCGCGATTGTTTGGTCTCCGTGGGAGGATTTGAACCCCCGACCCTATCGCCCCAAACGAAACGCTCTGGCCAAACTGAGCTACACGGAGAATATTCTTTGTTAACTCACTTTATAAAATATATTATACAGTGAATTGAGCTAAATAGCAACTACATTTTTAATAAATTTACTTATTAGGTAAGTCACCGAGCTATCAACTCATGCTAGCGAGAAAGTTTGCGAGACTTTCTTTAAATACTAGAACACACCCGCCGATGTGTCGGACTTACTTAATAAGTAAACTTTAGATCTTTCGGGAAATTGCCACCCTAAGACGATGCCACCACTAGAGCCGTTATAGGCAATCTATCTCTAGCTGTCTGCCCCAATGCTATCGGTCTACCCGTAGGTACGTTTTAACCGGAGGGCTTTAGCGAATCAAACGGCCGGAAATCATCGCCTTGTTTCTTCTCATAGCTGTGGAATTTCACCACAATCTAAGGAATTTGGTGTGGAGAGACAGGAGTCGAACCTGCTATGTTCACAATGACGGGTGGTGTACAAGCTCCGGAGTTACCCACCTTCCGATCCACGTCGGGCTTCTCCACATAATTTGGTGCGGTCGGAGGGAATCGAACCCTCAACTTCTGGTTGGCAACCAAAAATTATACCTTTTAACTACGAACGCATAATAAGTCAATCTAGGTAGGGCTTGAACCTACTATCACTTGTGCGGATTTACGAGAACCATTCTTTCACTCGAATCGAACGAGCTTCTACCCTCGGCAAGCCGGTTTCCCCTTCAACCGCGCTAGAATGATAATTTGGTACATCTGCTGAGATTCAAACTCAGGATCTTCCGATTAAGAGTCGGTTGCTTTGGTCAACTAAGCTACAGATGCATTATTTGGCGGTACTAAGGGTAATCGAAACCCTACCTCTCCCGTGACAGGGGAGTATCCTAACCGTTAGACTATAGTACCTTTAACTTTTTAAGTTCTTTAGGATTGCCTCCTAAAGAAGTGTATCTTTTACGCAACCCATTATCTGAATAACTTAACTTTCTCCCTGCACCTGACCAGCCTAGCTCTCTTACTGTAACCTCGATTATTTCTTTAGTTATGGAAATATCTTTTGGTTTATGCGAAGAGCACTCCTGACATTTTTCAGCTTTTAAAGAGATAGCTTTACCACAATCCTTACAACAATTATCATGGTTTAGTTTACTAAATCCTTTATCTTTTAAAGTCTTTTCTAGGTGCTGCTCTTTAGGGAGGACTTGTAAGTTATTAAGACCCCAATAAGTAATGTCTGTGTTAATATGGTCAACTTCTAGTTCAGAGTCTAGACTTGGTAATTTCTTAAATGCACATGCTAAAATCCTATGTACACCGGTATTTCTCTGTTGACCATTTTTATGGAGACGTATAGATAAGTATCCATAATTACTGGTTATTGGGGTTAGTATTTTGTTTGATTTGGTGCTAAACACTAATCCATCCAAACTTACTAAGTACTCCTCAAACCCTGGAAGGGGTAAGGATATTCCGTGCATAATTTATTCAGCCCGAAGTTTTTCGATAGCTTCCTCAACCTCTTTTAAAGATTCACGACGATTGTTAAGATCATGAAGCGCTTCCAACAGATCAATTTTCTGTTGTGCTACCCAAGTTTCACGAACTTTAATGTTATTCCTAATATTATCACGATCAGCTTCTAGTCGAGCAAGTGCATGAGTTGTCATATCTAATTCCTCAGTTGTTAATGAAAATGGTATCTGTGACTGAATTCGATACCAGCAATAACAGCTGGTTGGCTGCTGGTTTACTTAACTCTACACAGAATTTGGCGGTTCCTGCTGGATTCGAACCAGCAACCCTCAACTTAACAAGATGCCGCTCTAACCCATTAGAGCTAAGGAACCGTAATTTGGAGCACCCTGTTGGAATTGAACCAACCTAGACGATTTTGCAGACCGTCACCTAAACCACTCGGACAAGGATGCATTATTCTTCTCGCATATCATCGGAGCCACAAGTAGGGCATTCCCAATGACATTCATCATGTTCACCACATTCGTTGCAAACATATAACTTTGGTTCATCTTCCGGCCAAGAGAAGTGAATTAATTCAGAAGGCCCAAGAGTTCGGCAGTAATAACCATCACCATGATCATAACCACAAGTTCCGCATTCGCACATCTTAAATTCACCAAACTTAGTGAACAAGATTTCAGTGTCACAGCAGTCGAATTTAACTAATTTCGGTTTAGGTGCTTTCATCTAGTTCTCCAGTTCAATTTATGTAATAATTATACAGAACTTTAAGGATTTAAGCAACTACATTTTTCAATTTAAAGCTCAATAACGCCAGCATGATATTCTCTGTGACACCTACAACATAGAGGTACACATTTCTCAAGTTCTTCTATTAGTTTTTCTTTATTAAACGTACCACGCCTAGCTTCGCTAATATTAAACTCTTTATCATCCTGCTCTAAGTGATGAAAATCAATCGCCTGTGGACACTTGTCATACCCACAAACAGCACAATGTAAATCAGGAAAAACCTCGGCAATTGTATTATTATAGTATTCAATACGAGATATACTTTCGCATTGTTTGCACATAGGTTTCCATTTTTGTTTTCCTGAGACTTGCTTACCACTTTTAAAGAAGTAGTCCGTACTCAAGGGAAATGTATTTCCACACTTATTACACGTTTTTGTTTCCATAAGCCTTGTATTGATTAATTGGTGCACCCTGTTCGAATTGAACGAACCTCTCAAGCTCTTCAGGCAAGCGCTAATCCATCTCAGCTAAAGGTGCAATTTTTGGCAAACCTACTAGGACTCGAACCTAGACCGTACGGTTTTGGAGACCGACATGCTGTCCAGTAACACTCTAGGAATGCAGAAATTGGTACACCTACGGAGAATTGAACTCCGATTCTCAGATTGAAATCCTGATGTCCTAACCATTAGACGATAGGTGCATTAACTATTTCTTTATTAACTTTCTGTACTAAGTGTTCCAAGCCAGAAAGTTTATTAATTTGTTCAAATATTTTATTTAGTTTTCTTCGGGGCAACTTAACCCATTCATGATCTCTATCTTGATAGAGACTATGGACAAACTTTTCGCCTTCCTTTCTATCAAACCAGAAAGACCAGTGTAGCATTGTATAATCCCTAAAAGGGCTATATGTTTGATAGCTCGCTAAGCGTTTCTTTGGGTTAGCTGACATACCAATCTTAAAATAGTTGGGCCACGCCTTATTTGCTATAAAATATATGAAGCCTTCTTTTATGGGAAGTTTATTTTCTTGCTTAAATTTAATTAAGGATAAGCACAATAGTTTAACATTATATCTAAGATCTCCTAAAGAGACTTTCTTAGCCTTTGTATTACTTAACTCTAAGTAAACTTTCGAACATTCAACTATTAAATCTGGAGTTATATCAAACTCCTTAGTTTTTGTTATTATTTGTCTTTTTTGAAGCTCATTTATTAACTTATTGTGCATATTACTTCCTTAGTAATTTGGTGGGGGATGGAGGACTCGAACCTCCGCGTGATATACCCGGTCTACAGCCAGGCGCCGTCGCCGTCGCCGTCGCCACTGAGCCAATCCCCCATATTTGAATGAAAAGTAAGTCGGTTAAACTAAAGGTGGAATATTTCAGGATTTCCTGACTTTACCCCTAAAAGCAACTCGCTTAATTACTTCTCATTCAGATATGTTTCCAAATTAGATAAATATTATACCAAGTTTTAAGGCACTGAGCAAGTCAAATTTTAAAGAACTTGCTCAGTGCCGTATTAGTTAGTCAAACTTAGGAGTGACAGTTAAGGAGAATGGAAGTTCGAAAACTTCTTCGCCCTCATCACTAACAGTAATTACACAACCTTTAAGTTCAGACATTGAAATATCAATATCAGCTTTTGCATCTGGAGCCATGCCAGCTTCAACACATTTAGCTTTAACTTCCGGCAGAAGTTCTACATCGTAGAAATAAAGCCATTCAATCTCACCTTCCCAGCCTTCCCAGGATTTACAGATTGCACTTTCAATACCAGTTGCTATAACACGATTTTGCATTAGTTAACTCCTTCATCAATTTATATAACTATTATATCAGAAATTTAAAGCAAAAGGCAAGTACATTTTTAAAAATTCTATTTGGAGGAGCTAAACTCCAGATTCTTCAGCCAAGTCTAGACTAATAAGAGATATAGCCATAATTGCTGCTGCGTGCTCTTTTTCTCCAGTCTCTTTAGCTAGAGTTATAATATCAAGAATTTGCTTATGAAAGTCTGCAACCTCTTGAGTCATACCTGCTTCAGCAATCATGCCTTTAAGCATGAAACGTTGTGCGGTAATTTCAGGATTAGCCATGTTGTTTCTCCAGTTTCATCTTTAATAGTCTACAAATAAAATCAATGTCTTCATCCGTGCCTAAATCTCTATCCTCAAGAGTTGCCTTGAAGTTTTTAGTCAATTCCATGAGAATAACTTCTCTAGAACGACGTGTTGGCGGAGGTGGGTGTCTATACATCTTATTTCCTTAATTTGGTATGAATTATACTACCTACTTTTCTTAATACTTTTAGGATCTTTTCCTGTTAAGGACGTATATCTTTTTCTTAACCCAGTGTCAGACAATCCTAATTCTTTGGAGGCACGAACCCAGGAATACTTAGATACCCAATACTCTATTTGCTCCGCAGTAATATCTGGATTTATAGTTAGTTCTTTCGGGGTACATGACTTACAGTGCGTTGCCTTTGGGCTAATTTCGCAATGACAAATAGCACATGTATTTACCACCCTTTCTGTATACCTGCCGATATTTTTGCCTGCATGAGTAGGTGTTAGTGCATGACAATTTGGGCATAGGAGGGCTAAGTTATCCCACTCATTATTATAGTGGTCTCCATCTTTATGCTCGAGTTCTAAGGGAATTGGTTTATTTAACCAGCTTTCTAGCCCGCAACCCTCACATTTATGTGGTTTTAGTCCCTCGTTAAGAATTTTATTCTTTAGTCTATAGGAAGAGATAGGACTGCCATTATATAAATACTCTATTGCAGACTTATATTTATTATCCTGCTGCCTATTAGTAGGAGTAATTACTATCCCTAGTTTTCCTAAGTATGCTTCTAAAGTATTCGAGGCACAAGATAGCATTCTTGCTATCTCTGCTTTAGATTTTCCCTGAGCTATCCACTGAGTTATTTCTTCCTTTCTATCGAGTATATCAGTTCTCATAGTTTACTACTTTCTAATTAAGTTGGTGGCTCCCCTAGGATTCGAACCTACGTACCTTCCGGTTATGAGCCGGGTGCTCATACCATATGAGCTTGAGAACCAGAATTTGGCGGAAGAAGTGGGAATCGAACCCACAAGGCTATATTTCAAACCGACAGATTAGCAATCTGCTGCAATACCGTTATGCTATTCTTCCGAATTTATAAATATATTATATTAGAAATTTAGCTTCATAGCAAGAAAATTTTTCAAGTTTTCGGTAGACATCTCATCCACATCTACAGGAGAAACAAATCCATTTAATTGTCTAGCAAATTTTTCACCAGCAGGATCATTATCCCCAACAGCTACCAATTTAAAAGGTAGTAATTTCAATTGCTTTAACAACGCTTTTCCGGGGGAAGAACCCAACATTGCCAGGGCTGGATAACCAGCGTTATGTAACGCAACTGCCTTAAATACAGATTCAGCAATCAATACTACTTTTTCGTCTCCATTGAGAGTTTCTAGTCCCCATACACACTGTGTAGTAGAATAAGTAAAATATCTAGCTTCAAAGGGGCATTTACCATGACCTTTTGGAGCAGAAGGATTATAAGTCTGATAGCCTCTCAACATCCCAGAGAAGTCATACAATGGGACTGTTAGCCATCCTTCTGGGCTTAGCCAGCAGTGATATTTATCTGTATCAAACCCTCTAGATAAGAGATGTTCTGTTAGTTCATCAACAGTCATTATTTGATCCCCTAGTTAGTTGTATAAATACATTATACAGAAAAGCCCGCGCTCTCGGAGGAAACGCGGGCTTACTTCAAATGTTACGTGCGGCTATTACTTGTTACGCATATCCATAATCATCTGGCCATCATAACCAGTACCAACTACAGTCTGCGGTACACCACCCTGATATTTCTCAGCACGAAGCATTTCAACTTCCAGCTGCTTCCAACGAATCATTTCAGGAGTAATGGTACGTTGCAGAGCGGCGTTAGCTTCAGCTTCTTTCTTAGCTGCATACAGTTTAGCATCTGCGTCACGTTCGTTAGCTACTGCCATGTTTTCACGCGCAGAACGATCTGCTTCAGCTTGCTTAACTTTCTGCTGTGCTTCTTGTTCGACACGAGCCAGTTCAGCTTTAGCGGCGTTAACTTGTTCTTCACGAACTTTGGTGTTTTGAACCTGTTCCATGATTACTGGCGGAAGTGTAATATCCTGAAGGAATACTTGCTTCACAGTGTAACCATAAGGACGAGCATATTCTTCAACTTCCTGCTGGATTGCAGTTTGCAACTGTGCCTGAATCTTAGCGTCGAACAGATCCTGTGCTTTTGGTACAGACTTACCAAATTCACGGATAGTAGACAGCATCTTCTCTTCGACATACTTGTTCAGAGCCTGATCCTGAGTACCAGCATTAACACGGTTCATCGGGGCCTTAGCACCATCGAACTGCAACATAACGGTGATGTCAACAGTGGACTTAAACTTATCCTGGCTAGGAACCTGAAGTTTATCCAGTTTCATGGAAATATCTTTCGTACTAAAAGTATCAAAAGAAGCGAATGGGTTGACAATATGGAAGCCTGGCAGTACAGGATTCGGGCTAACTTTACCCAGGAATGTCTGAGTCTTTACAGTACCGTCCTGAACAACTGTATAGGAATTGAGAGCCAGAATAAGAGCACCAAGACCAACTACAGCACCAATACCCCAACGTTTAATAGTACGAATTACTTTTTGCTCAGAAGTCAGTTCTTTAGTGTTTTTAGTAAACATATATTTCCTTTGTTTAGTTACAGTTAATAAAATTGGCCGAGGTGACAGGATTCGAACCTGCATAAAGGAATTTAGAAGACTCCTGCCTATCCCTTAGACTACACCCCGAAAATGAATTACTTAATAATATCGTTCAACTTAGTTTGACTTTCTACCGCTGCTCTAGCGGATTTCTCGGCGTTTCTAGCTGCACGTTGTGCTCGTGACCGTATGATCAGTTCATCATACTTTTTGTCTAGAAAGTCATTTACATCATGGTAGAAACGATTCATATTGATATACTGCGCAGCATCTGTGTCATAACATCGCATATAGAAGTAATCACTAGGCTCACCACGTAATGTGCGTTCTAGGATTTGTGGGCGATAACGACGAAGATTATCTTTAGCCATTTTCACTTCGTCAGTTTCTTCCCCAAGCTGGGTTAGATGATAAAGACGAGTATTATCAATGTAGTCTAAAGCAACGCTAAAGTATTCACCTTCACGAAGATTATATCCTGTAATCTCACTCATTTTCTCACGAGCTTGGTCAAGTGTCAGTTGCTCCGGAAAATGCGCAATGTGGAGAATACGAGGACAACACATTTCTTGATGATCGAAGATACAGGTTGTTCCTAGATTCATATTTATTCCTTTTGTTAGGTATTTTTAAGAACTCTCGTAAAAGCTCTTAAAGATACCCGGCGGTAGGTAGGGTCAGCCCCCTCAGATTAAGCTCTATAGCCCTTCCGTCAGACAATATCTTCCAGTTTAAGTCAAGGTGACTTTGTGGTTATGTCCTCCATATGTGGAGAACTCGGTTAGGCGTAGGTCATGACTCCCCACCTTCTGCTGCTACTCAACAGGAGTTATCGCGTTTACCTGTACTATTGTGCACCATTAGTCACATGTCTCATGTGAGCATTTCCCACTCTCATAGTTACGCGGTCTGGTAGAATCGCACCTCCGATTTTCGATGCGAAGCTGGAGTACCTAGTCTCTAAGTTAAAACAGGGCACGCACTAGGTGGCGATCCTGAGTTTCCGAGTTTGGTTGAGGCCGTCAGGTTTCCTCGTGGTTTTGGCAGTGCGAAACATGCCTGCGAGTGCTTATCCGGTATAAGCCCGAGTTATCTAATTCTTACCGACCGCAGGATTCGAACCTGCATCTTCCACCAGTTACGGCTTGATATTACCATCTATACTAGGACGGCAGTGTTATTACATAAGTCAGTTCGACACCCCACTAATTGGTGGCAGAGAATGCCGGTCAGGTACTATACTCGTGTTTCGATTTGGAAATATGAACTGTCAGCGTAAGGAAGTTATATGCAGGCTCCCAAACCCGCAACCGCCTTTTCTTCTACATCACTAATCCGCACCACGTATCAACCTATCCGTCCACATTCTTAGGGGGACTCCACCATAAATAAATCGAGAGAAGAGTTTAGAGGAGAGGTTTCAGACGCCTCGTTTTACAGACCCAGCCTCTTCGATTAATCGACGCTTTGCAATCTAACCCACCGACTCTATTCAACGAATCTTAATGTTCGACGCATCTTGCACTAAGACAAGTTCAGCGTAATCGGCTCGCTGTTCTCTCTAATTTATGTGATTATTATATCAATTTTTGAAGCATTTAGCAAATCAATTTTTAATTAAATTCGCCAGCAATCTGAGCAGCCATTCGACCATCATAACGACCAGGGAACTCTTCCTTAATCGCTTTCATCAGAGTACCTTTGTTGATACCTGGGTTCAGTTTGACCAGTTCTGCAAAGTATTTACGAATCTCAGTTTCAGTCAACTGAGCTGGCTGATACTCTTGCAGCATGGAATATAGCAGTTGCTCATAGTCTACATCAGCAGGAACTTTCGTACCAACTTCAATAGCACGCTGTTTTGCAGTTTCTAGAGCCTTAACCTGAGCTTTTAGATAAGCTACAAATTCAGTACGAGAAACAACGTCTTTATCAATACGCTGCAAATCGCCGATCATAGTCTGAAGATTAAGTGCTCGTTCTTTATCACCGTGGATACGTGCTAAACTAAGCAGTCCACAAAGGGTCATTAGAATATTTTCGCCCATTATTTTGCTTCCAGTGTTTGATTAAAAGATTTTTCAGTCATAACTGCCGAGACTTTAGCGAAATCAAACTTGCTAGGGTTTGATGTAACATCAGAAATCTTAGCAGTTTTAACAGTTTTAGTAGTACGAATACCGCGAGTATTAACACCAATAATTACAACTGATTTCATGTTTCGCTTCCTCTCATTAATTTATGAAAGTATTATACAGATTTTTAAAGCATTAAGCAATCGAATTTTTAAGTTTCTTGGGAGACAGGTTTATAGAACGTGTGACCTTTGATCTTAATTGTTTTCTTAAATACTTTAGTCCAATAAGGTTTATCTTTACCACTATGGAAGTATAACGCTCCATGTGTTGGATCTTGTGGTAAATCAACGTAGTATATCACTCTAGCTAAATTCTTAGCAACTTGCCAAGCCTCATCGGTTTTATCAACTTTTGGTCTCTTGGCCACCCAAGAGAACTGGTTAGACTGATATACTACTTTACAGTAAGAATCAGGAAAAGTACCAGAGTTAACACGGTTTTTAGTAACCTGTGCAACTGCGATCATTCCTTTAGTGCCCTCACCTCGTGCTTCGAAGTAGATATTTTTTGCAATGCAATCAATCTGCTTTGAGTCGTAGGTCGCATGACTATTGAAGCTATAGGTTAGGGCAGCTATTAAAAGCAAAGCTGCCTTCATTTTATTTACTCCGGCCAATCGTACTCAATACGATTAGGGCTTTCTTGATACCCTTCGTCTAGGAGATCATTACGCATGGTCTCTTTAGCTACTGGGTTCGAGGTTACTAGTACCACTTTCTTGGGTCTCTGACCAAATTCTAGGAGTAATCGAAGAATTTGATAACCTTCCATACCATCTACAGCCAGATCGTTATCCATATAAACGAAATGTCCGGTGGTATCGGTTGTATTCAGAAACTCAATAGCGGCTTCGGGGGTTCGAATGATAATATCCATCCCATGCAGGTCACGAACATCATCAATCAGAATATGAAAAATCATAATAGCCTCGTCTCATCAATTTAAAAATATATTATATAGAAAACTAAACTAATTAGCAAATACATTTTTAAATTGAGAGACTAGTAAACCGATAAACAGCCTAGAGGCGCCACAGGCCATATCTTATGAGCCATGTACCTTTGATCTAGGGTTTGAATCATCAACGAATACTTTGCATCTTTTAGCTTTAGAAGATTAGAAGTTTGAGTGCTTTTAACTTTTCAGCTTTCATACTTGAGCGTTGATCTTTGAAGTTGTGTTGGTACTACCAACGACCGTTTTTTACAGTTCAGCTTAAGAGGCTGGTGTAATAAACATAATCTCCAATAGATTATACTTTATAGTATGGTCGGCGGTCTTATTTAACCTCGTATTTCAACCGCTGCTGCGAGGTAAGATGCTTGGGCTTTCGTCTACCGATTTACTAGTCTTTTAAATTATTACTCTACTTCGATAAAAGTAGAGGCGTTGGACTCAGACAGAACAAAGTCAACGTTGGTTGCAAAGTCCTGGTATTCTTCGTCGTGTTGCTTGATCAACGCCTCTAGACCCAGAGGATCGATCAGGAAGGGAGTGTGCTTCAGTTCCAGCAGGTTGATCTGCATTTTGATTTCATCTTCGGAAGTCTTCTTGTCACGGGTGGACATGTTATCCTGAAGACGCTCGTACTTAGCATCAAATTGAGCTTTCTGAGTATTGAACTTAACAGTTGCAGCGTGGAACTGCTTACGCATGTTAGCCAATAGCTGTGCCTTGAGTTCCATAGAACGCTTGGCTTCGATAGCTTCCGCTACGGTCATTTTACGAGGGCCGATTTCAACAATCGTTTCTGCGTTGCTTTGGATCAGGGCAGCTTTGATGCGATCGCGCTGAGACATCATATCCAGCAGAGACTGGAAGTCATTCGCAATACGAGTAGACAGAGCCTCTACTTCAATTGCAGCACCAACAACAACTTGGTTGTGATCTTTACCTTCGCCAACCGCAACCAGAAGCTGTTGTTCAGTGGCTTTACGGATTTTAGCTTCCAGAGACTTAATGGTTGCCAGAGCACGAGTTTTAGACATACGAGTAGTCATTATTTCTTCCTTATATGAAGTTTGAGATTTGAATTTGTTTTCAAAGCGGTCTATTACAGACCGATTGCCAGCAGAGTGCGCAGAACAGTATCAGAACTATTATCAATTTTCGGATTAGCGCGGTTCAGCACGTTAAAGATTTTCTGGATACCAGACTGACGTTCAGCCATACGACGCAGACCCAGATTACGAATAGCTTTCTTACCATTTTTACGAGTGTTTTTAGATACTGGCATTGTATTTTCCTTTTGTTTGTTTTCTCAAATTTATGAATATATTATACAGAATTTTGGAGCTGAAAGCAAATCAAATTTTGATTTTTTCGATCATGCGTGCAACGCAGTAACTTTCAACTAACGCATCGAATGCTGGGTCATGTTTAACTGGATAGATTCCATAACGAATGGTGTCCATCTTTTCCATTTTAGCTTTAGCCCAGCTAGCACCTTCGGCCTCCAGTTCTTTGTAGTTATGGCCTGCTTGCATCCACAGATTACGGAAAGAACGAACGTTACCTAGATTCCAGAATTTCCACGGAACGACTGCTTCATTAGTTCCGGCGTGGAACGTATTAGCAGAGTAGATAGTCATATCAAACTCTGGGCCATTGCCGTAATATAGAGCATTTTCGTCTAGGAACAATTCCATCATGTTCTTAGTCATGAAATAAGCATTGTAATTAGAACCTAGTTCATTGGTGCAGTGATGTTTACCCCCACGGAATGCAATGAGTTTAGCACTATTACTTTGTAATGCTTCCATAATGTGGATAGCAGATGGGCTATTTTTAGCTTGATCCATCCAGAAAGCAAAGGTAGATGCAGTAACTTTAGCACCTGAGTTAAGTTGGTCTTGAACATCTAGAGTTACGAAGACCAGATCAGGGTCTTTGTCAATCCCGTGCATGGCTACGAAAGCGAATGACGGCATTGCAATATGGGTTGTTCCACAGTTATCTGGAGTTCCTAGGGATTCAATGTCCAGCATACCAAATGGTTTTACTTTCATAACTTATCCTTTATTGTGTAGAAAACTAACAAAGAGTGGTCTCTTTGTTAGACTCCCACTGCTTGGGGTCTTTCAGGGGAATTTCTTCCTCTTCAAACAAGTCTGTTCCACTTTCATTAACATCCCAGTTTTCTTCCATGATTTCTTCTAGAAGCTCATGTTTAGAAAGGCGAGTGTAATCTCTAGCAGACTTATGAGTGCTAGCACGATTAAAATCATTCTTTACAACGAAGTTACGCATAGTTTCTCCAAATGAGAGGGGCTTACGCCCCCTGATTTAAATTACTTGCCCAGGAGTTTAAGGATATTTTCCTTAATAGTTTGAGCAGATTTTTCGCTCTTATTGGTTTCGGCCAGTTTCAGAGCAAGTTCTTCCTGCTGTTTCTGAATATCAGCAGCAGTTTTCTGATCAGCTTCAATACGAGCTTGAAGTTCATCAGTGATCGTGGTAAAGGAAGCAACGATTTCAGTAACGGAACGTGGTTTCTTAGAGAACATAAAATATCCTTAGTTAGAAAGAGGGTTGGTATATGGGGCTTTCGCCCCATCAATCATTACTTCGCTTTACGCTTACGAGCTGGTTTAGCGGATTTACGATCAGAAGCACCAGTAAACTTGATGCCAATGCCGTAGCATAGAGCGCGAACGTTGTCACGGCTATATTCTACTCCGAAGATATTCGGCTTAACAGAACCGAACTGACCACGAGATTCACGCATTACGTCAGCCATAGGCTTACGCTTCTGGTTGACTACCTTTTCGTACTCCTTAGGAGTCATATCTTTGCGAGCAAAGAGTTCAGCTCCACCGTTGAAGCTCAGGGTTACTGGTACAGACTTGTGACCTTCGCCCGGAACGAATACAACATGCTTAGCGGTTGCGCGAGTGGAGTTCTTAGCCTTCGGCTTGTGACGAACTGGCAGTGGAGCTGTCAGAGCAGCTTGAGCCTGCGTATCAGTTGGATGCTTACGCAGATGACGTTCCAGACGAGCTTTACGATTAGCTTCGGTCTGCGGGAAAGTCTTAACTGCTGGAGCTGCCTGAGTTTTTGCGTTTTTCTGCTTAGCCATTATTTGTTTTCCTTTTTGTTGATCAATTTATGAAGTATATTATACGAGATTTTGAAGCGTTTAGCAAATGAATTTTTTAAAAATTATCTGCCGACCATCTTAGCTTGTTCTTCATCAGAGACGTACTGATATGCACCTTTGTTATACGCCGGAGCAGTACACATCTTTTTACGCTCAATTTCTTCTTGAGCTTTACGTTCACGTTCTGCCAGTTCCTCATCTAGATAAACTAGACGTTGTTCAGGAGGTGGTGGAAAACGTGTTTCTGGTTCTCCGATATTAGCCTTTCTGATCTGACGCGGAGATTGTGCACGTTTTCTCAATGGTTTGAAACCTAATGAATTTGAGTTGTAAATTCGCATAAAGCCCTCCTCACTTTCAATATGAATATTATACTAAAATCGAGGGCTTTAAGCAACTGAATTTTTAAATTATTAACCAAACTTCTCTTCAAATTCTTGTTCGGCAATAACTGTATTGCAGAGAGCATCTACTGCTTCATTACCACTAATACCAGAATGTCCTTTAACCTTAACAAATGTTGGATTAGTATTATGGTATTTAATGTATAATTGAGTAAGTTCGAAGGCTTCTTTCCAAAGATCTAGGTTGAGAGGAGTCTCTCCATCACCTTTCTTCCAGCCTTTCTTCTGCCAAGACCACATCCAACTTTCCATACCATTCTTACAGTATGTAGAATCCGTATAGATAATAACTGGACGGCTATCTTTCTTAGTAGACCAACGAAGGACTTCAACGATTGCTGTGAGTTCCATTTCGTTATTAGTGGTTTTCTTGCTAAAACCAGATTTAGAACCTAAACGATCATCATTGTCATTGAAAACAATGAAACCCCAAGCACCTAAACCAGGATTACCTTTACATGCACCATCTGTATATACGTGGAAAACCGACATATTTATTCTCCAATTACTAAAATATCATGTTGAGAAGATACACCACACATATAATCAGCACAGTGTGTAAATGCTAGATCAATGATCTCGAACATATCATCTTCGTCTAAATCTGTAGCTTTACAATCTGCAATAGCTAAACCAGTGCGAATACTAGAAAGCACATCTTCACCTCCACAACCTATACCAGCATATTCAACTTCTAAAATAGAGGCGTTAGATTGAAAGATAAAAATCCTTCCTTTATAGATCATGATAAATTGTCCCAGATTAGGTTCAGCGTACTTTTCATTTTTCTTTTCGCCAAAGTCTTTCTGGTTAAACATATCACGCAGTTTAGGTACTATTTCCGTGTATAAGTATTTGTTATCGGAAATATCTGCTAAGCGTGGTGGTATATTGAAGCTATGTTCCAGTAGCTGTCCCATATAGAAGGAGCTTGTATATCCAAAGTATAGATCATCAGAAATCTTGAATACTTTTGGGTTTTTAACTAGCAGTTTCGTATAGCCATTAGAACCCATACGATCGCCAGCTAAGTACACTTTATCTTTATATTTAAATGCTACTATGGCTGTCATTATTAAATCCTTCCGTCAAATTAGAAGTATATTATACTTAAAATCTCACTCAGTAAGCAAATGAAATTTTAAATATAATAGCCCCGAAGGGCTATTTAAATTAAACTGTGAATGGGTAGGTAATAGCTGGATGATGCTGATAGTCCACAACATCAAAATCATCTTTATTTACCCATGTCAGAACATCATCCAGGGTTTTAATATCTGGATTAATGATCAGATGAGGGGATTCAAAAGGTTCACGATCAAACTGTTTGTGTTTCATTAGAACTTCATACTGATTCTCGTAGATGTGAAGATTCACAATCTTTTGGCGAGCGATTCCAGGCTTATATCCCGTGATTTGAGCCATGATTGCAAGCAAAGCATAGCATTGAACCATGTTAAATACCTGACCTAGCAGGAAGTCATTAGACCGCTGGAATGAATTCAGATATAAAGTATCTCCTAGAATAGAGAATTGGTGAGTGTGCATACAAGGACGTAAGCAGCCCTTCGAGAACTCCCCTGGATTCCAGAAAGTTAGAATCTCCCCACGATCATCAATACCTTTTTTTAGATTATGGTAGATCTTAGATAACTGGTCAAATATAAGGCCATCAGAGTTTGTCCAATGACGCCCTTGGACACCATAGACTCGTCCCATATCATCTTCGCCTTTGCGATATGGATTATCCAACCATGCAAGGTTTTCATTTGCATTAGCATTCCATGTATTAACCCCAATAGCACGGAATTGTGCTGCGGAATCATAACCACGTAAGTAGCCAATCATTTCCATTATTGCTTGTTTTGCAAATGCCTTACGAGTAGTAATAAGTGGGAACTCATTCGCCCCCACATTAAAAGTGAAATCTGCGTCAATAATTGTGAGGCAACGTACACCTGTTCTAGGATTAGTTACCCACTGACCTTCTTCGAGAATACGTTTTCCTGTTTCGATATACTGTTTCATTTAAACGTTACTAGCTCCTGTAGAAAGAAAAGGGTTTTATCTGCGTTCTCCCCTGATGCATACTCCATTCTGGTTGCCATCGAGTTAGTCATAGTAATATGTGGATGCAAGTGTACATCAGCCGATAATGGTGTTGATGATGCGATTGTCGAAACATACGCCATGTCTAGATGATTTTTAGCATACATCTCTAGGAGCAAAGCTGCTCCACCCAATACTACTGTTACTTCTTCCTTAAAGAATTCAGGCAAAGTATACCCAATGCTAGTAATTCGAGTAGGACAGCCAATAGTTTCCTGTAAAGGCTTATTGGCATTGGCATAGATAAATAGATCAGAATCCCCTAATATCCTCTTTTGAAGCGTTTCAGGAAAACCAAACCACGTACCTGCACCAATAATGATGTTATCAGGTGCTAGAGAATCCAGTGTGGCATAAAATATATCTAGTTCCTCTTTGAAGGAACCCCATGGGAGTTTACCATTGAGGCCGAACTCCCCTTTCGGCCCAGTTGCATAGATTGCTGCTATCATTAGAACATGCCCTCGAATTCGTTACCCAGGTCTTTCAGGGTATCGGTAGAAGTTTCAGTTACTTGACCTACACGATAAGCTGCACCAATCTGAATTTCCTGTGGAGCAGGCTGTAAAGATGTAGTATCCAGCCAGTTCATGATCCACGGAATCGGGTTCTTAGTAATTACAGGCAGATTGCTCGGCCATTCTACGCCAATGTGCATAAATGCGTTACGTCCTACAAAGTAGAGGTATTCTTCCAGAAGTTCTGCATTCAGACCAATCAGACTACGACCTTTAAAGATAAAATGACCCCAGTTGATCTCAGTTTGCAGAGTTTTCAGAAGTTGTGCAGGTGCTTTAGCCAGAGCTTCATCAATCAGATCTTGGTCGAACTGTTGGAACATGATCTGGATAACTGCTTTGGACATTTGAGTGTGCAGAGCTTCATCTTTAGCAATCAGTTGCAGGTTCTTAGCAATACCTTGGAGAATATCGTTTTCTGCTAGAGCAAAGGTACATGCAAAAGATGCATAGAACTGCATTGCTTCCAGACCGTAGATTGCAAAGTAAGCATCTAACAGTTTAGCCTGAGTTTCGCGTTTAACTTCAGGGAACTCAGTTTCTGGGTAAGTATTATCACCACGATGATCACGTACTACGATGAAGTACTGACCTAACTGATACAGTTCATCAAATAGCTCTACAGAATCAGCAATACGTGCAAATGCTTCTTGGTTTTTAGTAACGGAATCAATAAATTCTGCTGGGTCAGTCAGAACGTTACGGATAATGTTACTATAAGCACGACTATGCAGATCTTCGAAGTAGCTCCACTGCTTCATCATGCCTTCCAGTTCTGGACGGCTTACGAGTGGCATAATTGCTGCTTCTGGCGCACGACTAATAAATGAGTCAGTCTGAGTCTGCCATGCTAAGTTCAGGAGAGTAATTTCCTGAATATCTTTAGGAAGATTAGGCCATTGCTTTTTGTCAGCTTCTAGACTGATTTCAGTTTCAGTCCAGAACTGGGAACGTTGTAGAAGTGCTAAACGCTCAAGTTCAGGATGTGCTACACGAACGTAGTCTGCGATACCAAGAGAATCGCCCAGGAAAAGCTCAGGGTTAGTATGATCCCAATTCAGGTTTAGTAAAGTAGTCATTGATTTTCCTCTTTCTCACTATTTCAGGAATATTATAGCAAATCAGGTAGCGATTAGCAAGTAAAATTATAAACTATCAAGCTCTAATAGTTTCGTATCGCGCCACTCTATAGCATCCTCAAGTTCTTTGAATGTTTTAGTATATTTTACACCTTTACGGGCTATCTGTACCTGATAAGATCCACTAGCTTTTTGGTGAATATTTTTAATACCTAATTTATTGTCTTTATGCACCCCGACATTTTTACCATTACTATGTCTGTCAGAGGCCTTTAAATTAATAGCTCGGTTATCATGCCGTATTCTATTATCGTGATCTACTTCCTTTGGAATATACCCATGAATTTTAGCAAAGATTACCCTATGGGCTAAGTAGGGGTATCCTCTAATATTTAATACTATATATCCTGTAGATTTATCTAAGGAGCCTGCTGGTTTTCCGGCATATTTGGTATTAAATGTTTTATTATCTCTAGGTCTATGAGTCAATATTCCAGTATATGGATCATAATCAAATAATTTAGCTACCTCTAGATGATCTTCTAATGTTTTTGACATAATTATAATTTCCAACCAATTAGTATAAAAATAAGAGGGTTATAATTAACCCTCTTTACTAGTTTTATAAGGTGCAGCCACCTGAAGAACATCCTGTAGTTTCTCCAGCTCCTCCACCATTCGCAGTGTTAAAGTTAGCATAATACCAGGTCTTTATACCATACTTAACCGCAGTCATAAAGTCACGAACTACTACTGGGCCAGGGATGATTTCATTCTCGAATTTAGAGTAATCATAATACATCTGGAAACTTGATGACTGACTCAAGAATTTTTGGTAAACGGCGTTCCACTTGATCCACTCAGTGCGATCAATATCATAAGCCAGTTTATAGCTCATGAGAGTATCCCAATCAGTTGCACCTGGAGCAATTGCAATTACTTTGTTCACTGCACTACCCTTGATAGATACAATCTTACGGGGTGGTTCAATTGAATTAGTAACACCTAACAGTACAGAAGAGCTTTCACCAGGCATCTGAGCTGTCAGAACAGAGTTACGCATACCGTATTTCAGAATATCTGCACGCAGAGATTCCCAATCCATTTCTAGACCTACGGATACCAGCTCATCAACAGTTTTCTTATACGTGTCGATTACCAGAATTCCTTTGGATGGTTTAGTACGATTAAACCACTCACATGCACCTTGCTCTTTGGCTAGACGTACAGAGGCTTTATGCAGGAAGTAAGACAGTTTTTCAGCTTCACGATGGATCCAGTTACGTGCTTCAACGCCTTCATAAGCCAGACCTTCTGCTGCCATTGCACCTGCTGCGTTCATAAGGCCAATACCAACGTTACGACGTTTCTTAGCTGTATATTCCATAGTTGGGAACGGATAGTCCTGAATTTCAATGATGGTATCAACGAATTTCAGAAGAATATAGCAAGTCTTTTCCCACTCAGCCAGAGATTCCATGCGTCCTAGTACAACACCACCTAAGTTACACAGAGATACTTCGCCAATATCTTCTGGAAGCATATCATCTAATTGATCTGCGGTTTTGTACAATTCCGTAATGTGCTGGAATGGACGAGTAGGCTGAGTAATCTCTACACAAAGGTTGGTCATACGAATCGGGTCAAGGAAGTTACCATGACGGTTAGATTCACCAATGTGATGAGCATACATACGCCCTGTTTCCATACGGATACGTAGCCAAGTATCTAGGATTTCTTTTGCTGAGATTTTTGGAGCTGCTGGAATTGTTCTTCCTTCGTGGTCGATCTTTGTAAGAGATGCCACACGTTTCTCCGCTGCCACATAGATTTCTTCAAACTTAGCCTCATCTTCCCCATAAAACGCTTCATGAACTTCTGGTGCGTAGAAGCAAGACATTAGCGTAATATCTTCGTTTTTCAGATAACGTTTCAACAGAAGGTTGTTAAAGCTCAGAGAGTAATCCATCTTATCGATTTTATTCTCGTCTGTAGCACGTTGCTGTTTAACCTGCATCAACTGAATGATTTCAGGATCGAAGTATGGGTAAGACACAGTAGCAGAACCACCACGGGTTTGCTGAGTGTTAGCTTTTACTGATCGGTCAATGTGTCTATAATATGGCAGTTTTCCGGAATGCGGGAATGCCCCATTTCGCACCGGATCAGCAATTGATCGGCTTTCAAGATGATACCCGATTCCCGCTCTGGCTGCGACCATTTTGAAGACGATGTGCTCGGCTGTGTCGATTGAATCCAGCGTGTCAGTGGAATCCACGAGGCAGCAACTAGCAAATCCACGGTCACTAGAGCGCAGGCCAACCAGTGGCGGCGTAGGAACGTTGATTTTGTGGAGCGACATTGCATTGTAGAGGTCGATTGCATCTAGAATTGTCCAATTAGGTTGAGATAACATCGCCATTGCCATACCCATGTAGGCAAACTGCGGAGTTTCGTAAATTTCACCAGTAGCAATATTACGACGGGAATACTTGTCGAAGAACTGTTTCAGTCCACCACTAGTGAATAAACGATCGCGATCATGATCAATAACTTGGTTCAGAGCGTCAAACTGATCATCGCTAATCCATGCACTCATGTCTTCCCAAGCGCCTACACGAACCATATGATCGTGGAAGAAACGCAGAGAAGGTGGTTCGAAAGAATCATAGAGGCGCTTACGCATCTGCGCAAGACGTAATTCCTTCGCAACAATATCATATGCTGGGTTGTCTTTGATAAGACCTTCAGCAGCTTTAATTAACACATCTTGGAGGGTATCGGAGTCTACAATACCTTTGGGTAGATTTTTCAGGGCAGCCATAACTACGGCAGACCAACTTACGTCAGTATCTTTACATGCCCACGCAGCCCAATCATTGAGTTTTTCAGGAGCAAAGTCCTGAATCGTACCGTCGCGTTTAATTACTTTTGTGATTCGAAAGTCCATTGCAGTTTCCTTTTTGTAGTTCTCAGGATTTAGGAAATATTCTACTTTGTTTTGAGTCATTATGCAAGTACAATTTTACATTATTCATGTCTAGCGAAATCGCCATGTAGTTCTTCTCGCCATTTAATAGCGTATTCGTTAGCTGCTTCTGCGGTAGGAAATCCTCTCTTAGAATACTCCTTACCATTAACCCTGATACGTACTCTCCAATTATTCCTTTCTTTGAATACGTTCTTAAAACCAGAAGAATTATCTTTTCTTAGTTTGGCATTACACATATTTTGTGTGTTACTAGCTTCCCTAAGATTATCAGGACGGTTGTTTAAAGTATCACCGTCTTTATGATCTATTATACCCTCTGGCTGGTATCCTTTATCTAGAATGAAGGATATGATGTGCGCCATATATCTTTGGTAATTGTAGCACACAATCATATAGTTTCCAGTTATAGTCCCAGCTATCTTTACTTTGCCGGATTTCATCCTTCTCATTAGTATTCCTGTTTCAAGATCTACAAAGAAGGTTTTCTCCAGCTCTTCCTTGGTTGGATATATAAGTCTTTCCATTTAAGTGTCCCAGTATAAGGATAAAAAGAGCCCGGATATTTTCATACCCAGGCTCGTCTGTCTTACCATTTAAGTTTATCGGCTTGATCAAGTAATTGCTGTCGTATTTCTTGGTTAAAGAGAATATCTACAGAAGTACTCAATTCATTATAATTGAAAGGCCGATTTGGATTAGAGGCTACAATTTTCCACGCTAGGGTAGTCTTAGGACTTTCTTCCCCTTCCTTACGTGTAATCATATTAGCAGCACTCAATGAAGTACGGTGGATCTTAGTTTTGCGGTGCAGATGTACGACGTTTCCCATATTACACCTTCCCCATATCCTTAAAGATATCGTAGAATGCTTTAGACTCTGGTGAGCGAACGTTGTCGATCAGTTCGATCATAGAGAAAGGAGAGTTTTCGTACTTCTCATAGACTTCCATAAGAAGTGCTAGACCTGAATCACCCTTGATGTCTTTCTGAGCTATATCTCCACAAATAATTAAACGACAATCTTGTCCGACACGAGTCAAGAGACAGATCATTGCTTCAACGGAGATATTCTGAGCTTCATCGACAATTACATAGGAGTTGTTGAAAGTTCGGCCACGGGCATGTTCGATAGCCAGGAATTTAATTTTCTGACGTTCGACATATCCTTTGTAGGCGTGATCACCGATTGCCCATTTCATGCCATCGGCTATTGGTTCCAACCAAGGCTCTAGCTTTTCTGCTAGATCACCTGGGAGCATACCAAGAGATTTACCTAGAGGTTCGTTCGGACGCACGAGGATCACTTGCTCAATATCTGAGTGAATGTCTACGAGTTCCTGAGCTGCAAGAACGGATGGAATAAAGGTTTTACCAGTACCTGGTTCACCAATACCCACAGTCACTGTGTTGTTCTTGATCATATTGATATATGATTTTTGCTCACGGTTTTTACCAACTAGGGATTTAGCAACTGGATTGGCGTAATCACCAGAGAAATCTGCTTGAATTACGTTACTCTCATACTTGTTGCCACGCTTTCTTGAACCATTGCGGTTCTCTCTTTTTTGACGTGCTTTTCCCATAAATAACACTCCTATAGTGTACTTCGCTAACAGAGGATCAACAAAAAGATCTTGTTTATCAACTTACAAATATATTATACCAATATATACGGGAGAAAGCAACTACAATTTTAAATAAGCCTATGATATTGCATTTAAATAAAAAATTTGCTTGCTTTTATTGGGAGATGTATGGTACTAGATAATCATTTATTTATATGCGAAATATTACAGTACTAGATGGCGAAAGAAAATTTTAATTGACATAGTGGATAATGTTTAGTATAATAGGTGTAAAAATTCTGTGGAGAAGTGGAATGCCGAAAAAATTAACTCAAGAAGAAGTAGATAAATGCCTAGCCGAGCGTGGTTTTACTATGGTGGATAAGCCATATCAAAATTCTAGGTATAGGCATACGTATCAGTGCGAATACGGTCATCAATGGACAGCTAAATTTGACGCTATTAGGAATGGAAAGACCAAGTGTCCTACTTGCTCTATTAGTAGCCGTAAACTAGATATTGATAAAATTAATACTATATTACAGGACAGAGGTATTACATTGTTGAACGGCTATAAAAATAGTGCCGATATAAATACTAAATTTAGGTGTGTTTGTGGTCATGAGTGGGCTACTACACTTAATAGTATAATTAATAGAGGTAGTGGCTGCCCATCTTGTGCTACTAATAAACAGAAACTTAGTGTTAATACTATAAATGATCGTCTTGCTGCCAGAAATATCAGAATAGTGGGTGAGTATAGTAATGCGAATACTAAGACCACCTTTCTTTGTGGTGCAGGGCATAGGTGGGAAGCTACTCCAGGGTCTGTATTAAGAGGGAACGGTTGTCCTTACTGTAGTTATAGAGATTTAGAAAGTACTAGGATATATGTTATGTATAGCCCCTCACATGGGGTTAAAATAGGTAGATCTAACAATCCAGAGCGTAGACTTCTACATATTAGATCTAGTAGCCACCTTATTGATTTGGAAATAATTAAAGTATTTGAGATTGGAGAATATAGTAGTGCAGTTCGAATAGAAAAATTAGCCCATAACTACTTTAAAGAGCAGAATTGCCAGTACAAAGATTTTGACGGCGCTACGGAATTCTTCAATATTGAACCAAAAGTAGCTATAAAGTTTATCGAGGAAATGATCAATGACAGAGAATGAATTAATTGAGAATTGCAAAGGTCTGCTCACTCTAACTGCGGATAAGGACTTACAGCATAATAATGCTAATAAGCCTAGTGAGATGTTCCATACTCAAAGAGACTTATTGGCCGGAGAAATCAACAAATATTTAGTATCGCAGGAATTACCCAAACATCTATTAGACGCCCATAATCTAGGTAAGATACACATTCATGATATGGATTACAGGGCGCAGGGGTACACTAACTGTTGCTTAGTAGACCTTGGTGGCATGCTGAAGAATGGTACTAAAATTGGTAATGCAAATATTGAAACTCCTAAATCCATAACTACTGCATGTGCAATCACTGCTCAGATTATTGCCCAAGTATCTGGTGCTCAGTATGGTGGCACCTCTATTGATCGTATCGACGAGGTTCTAGCCCCATATGTCAGAAAGTCTTACAATAAACATCTGGGTCGTGGGCTACGTTGGCTCAAGGATGAAAGAAAAGCTGCTGTGTATGCTACTGAGCTTACTGAAAAAGAGTGTTATGATGCATTCCAAGCTCTAGAGTATGAAACTAATTCATTATTTAACTCTAATGGGCAGACCCCTTTTGTTACGCTTGGCTTTGGATTAGGTCAGGAGTGGGAGGAAAGGATGATTCAGAAAGCCATCCTCCAAAATCGTATTAAAGGTTTAGGTGCTGCTGAGTCAACCCCTATCTTCCCTAAACTAGTATTCTCAGTTAAAGAAGGGTTAAATAAAAATCCAGGTGATCCTAACTATGATATAAAACAGCTAGCACTTGAGTGTTCTGCTACTCGTATGTACCCAGACTATTTAAGTTACGAGAGAGTTGTAGCTGTTACTGGTGATTTTAAAGCCCCTATGGGTTGTCGTAGTTTTTTATCTGCTATCCCCTCTGGAGAAATTGCAGGGCGTAATAATTTAGGTGTTGTGTCTATCAATCTACCTATGGTTGCTGCTGAGGCAGATGGAGTTTTTGAAGATTTCTGGGATATTCTAGACAAATATGTGGATGAGGCTTTTGAAGCGCATGACTTCTTCTTAAACAGACTGAAGAAAGTTAAGGCTAAACAAGCCCCTATTCTTTATATGCACGGTGGTTTTGGTGTACGTTTAGAAGGGGAAGAATATGTATGGCCTATTTTTGAAGGTAGATCCTCTGTATCTCTTGGGTATATTGGGGTCTATGAGATGTGCCAAATAATGTTTAGTTTACCACAGACTCATAGGGACTGTATTGAATTTACAGAGGAAGTTCTCACTCACCTAAAAAATCGTTGCGAAGTTAAAGCTAATGAGACTAATCTTGGGTTTAGCTTGTATGCTACTCCTAGTGAGTCTCTATGTAATCGTTTTAATAAATTACTAGAACGTAGATTCCCAGAGTATTCTTGGTTAACAGACAAAGGCTATCTTACTAATAGTCACCATTTGGACGTAAGAGAGAAGGTAGCTCCAGATACTAAATTTGAGTACGAGGCTCATTTTACCAAAATAGCTAATGGTGGTAATATATCATTTGTGGAACTACCTCAAATGAAAAAGTTCCACAAAGCTCTTGAGTATGTGGTGGATAAGGGGCTAGAATGTAGCCATTATATTGGTGTTAATATACCAATTGATGAGTGCTTCAACTGTGGGTATATGGGTGAATCTGTTGCCTCTGAACGTGGGTTTGTATGTCCGAGTTGTGGGTCTGAAGAAATAGAGGTTACACGTAGGGTTTGCGGGTACTTGGGATCCCCTGGCAGTAGGCCTTTCAATTCCGGGAAACAAAAAGAAGTTCTTGGTAGAGTAAAACACTTAAATCTTAAGTAAGCTAATCAGCCGGGTTGCTAGTCGATCTGGCTTTTATTTTATTTGCTTTCAAGCTAAAACTTATGTATAATTGATTTATAAATTTGAGAGGAGAAAGCTATGCGCGAATTACTTCCTAAAGTAGACGTTTCACACCTGGGAGAGCCTAGTGAAGAACGTAAGGCTCTTGATTGGTTAGGTTACTTTGATGAACGTGTTGTGCTGCGTTCGGTTGTGAAAGGCAAAGCACTTTAGAATCCGATACATTCGTAAAGGCTTTGGTCATGTAACAATTGATTATATCGAAAAAGCTGGTAGTATCTCTACAGAAACAATTTATAAGGTCGAAGAATGAAAAACGTAAAACATCTTAAATATCGCTTAATTTACAATGGACGTATGGAAACGGAAGACCTAGCTCAGCTAGCGATTAACTCAGGTGAAGTTACGGTTCGTGCTTTGTCCATTGAGAAGCTACGTGCTTCTTATGAAAATCGTATTATGGAACTAGAGGAGAAACTGTATGGACTTCTTGAGCAAGCAGCTAAGCAGTGAGTTAGAGAGCATGTTAATGGAGCAGTGGAATATTGTATATAACGCCGGTATTTCTACGTGTGTTGCTGGGTTAGAAATGTTGCTAGAGAAGAAACATATTCGTCCAGAAGAAACAGCTCTAATCAAAAGTATCATCGAAGGATTCAAGCAAGGAATCGTATAATGCGTAGACTAATCGTTGTTAGTGGTGCAGGTTTGAGTGTAGATAGTGGTGTTCGTGCTTTCCGTACTGATACTGCTAGTGGGAAATCCTTGTGGGATGAGTACGATCTAGAGGAAGTATGTAGCTTGCCTAACTTTGAAGCTGGCTTCCGTCGCTTCTGTGGTGAAGATGATCCTAACTACTTCAGTGCTCGTTTCCCTGGCATTGATGAAGATGGTAACGATCTGTATCTCAAGACTCATGAGTTCTACAACATGCGTCGTCAGGAATTACAGACTGTTGAGCCTAACATTGCCCATCTGCGAATTGCAGAATGGTTCCAGCGTTATGGTGCGGATAGCGTGAAGAACTTCACTACTAACGTTGATGACCTTCTGGAACGTGCTGGTATCCCTCGTGATGAAATCACTCACGCTCACGGGTACTTGAAAGAGGTGATCTATCGTCAGGGTCGCAACCAAATCATCGAAGATGTTGGGTATACTGCGATTGCCCCTGAGGATTACGAATGGGTAAAACCAAACGTAACATTCTTTGGTGAGACGGCTCCGTGGTATATGGGTCAGATTAACCTGTTTGATACACTTACTAGCAATGATATGGTTATTGTAGTAGGTTGTAGCAACCAAGTAATCGACTTCAACTGGGAGCTATTTCCTGCTGTATGTCGTGGAACTAAGATGATGGTTGTTAACCCACAAGTTCGTTATGACGAACAGCTTGAGTATGAGAAACGTGGTGTTACTATATGGCGTGCTGGAGCTGCCGAAGTTTTTGGTAACAAGCATTTCATTGGTCAAGTAGAAGCCTTTATGGAAGGAACTATTTATGTCGCATCCTAATAAGGGTAAAATGGGAGATATGGGATCAGACCCCCGATTTTACAAATCACCTAAAAGACACCCTGATGATATAATTGTATGGCCAGATAAAACATGGTGCTATCGTGAAGAGTTGTGGGAAATGGATTATATGTCAGATGATTTCTGTGTAATCTATATCGACACACCGGAACATAAAGCGTTCCTAGAGGAGAATGAATGATAAAAAAGATTTTTAAGGGTATCTGGAAAGGTCTAGTATGGTTTGTCAACCTAATTGGTATGATTACCATTTATTCTCTGTTCCTATCTGTTATGTGGGGTAAAGGTGAACTGAAGGTTCCAGTTCCTTTTACTGATGAAGTTAAAGTCTGGACGTGGGATGCTACTGGTGGAAATAAGTAATACTCCTGTGATTTTCCTGGATATTGATGGGGTGCTCAATTCGAGCATCTCTCACCATCATGCTCCAGATAATGAAAAGCTGTTCTTTGGCAGTGATTGGGTTTATAAACCATTACTCCAGGCTTTTCAGAACTTCCTTAAACCTTCTCTAATAATGATTGTTGGGGTATCTTCATGGTTTTCTGTACGAAACGAGATGGAGAACGTTCAGATTATGACCGGGCTCGGTTTGATCGATCGTTTTCTTGGTACAACAGATTTTACTGGTGGCGGTTTATCTCGTGGTAATTCTGTCTTACGTTTCGTCGAAAAACATAAGCTCAAGCATTGGTGTGTCCTAGATGATGCTGGTGCTATGATGTATCAATTTCCTACTGTTATTGTAAATGGCAGGACTGGAATAAACCTTCAAGATTTAAATGCTATCAGCTATATGCTGGAATTTAGTCCAGATCTTGAAATGTGTAAGGCTCTTCAGAAACTCAAGGTGTAAATATGTTCGATAATCTTTTCATGAAAGAGGTAAACCCTATGCTCCTCAACTTCTGGCGCTCTCTCCCTAATGGTATGTATAATGAAACCATCAATCTGCTCAAGATTTGGTGTGAGAATAACGATATCTTCTTATCCTTTAAAGGCCCGCTAGAGGAAGCTCCGTGTATTGGAGTTAGCGTGGATTTAGGGGAGGGAGTAGAAGAGATTGTAGACTGGAAAGAACTAGATGAAATGGGTCTGGTTTTTGCCTTGAACCATAAGCTGTTTATGCCTGCAAATCACCGTCTTATTGTAAACTATCGCACTGGTGAAGCTCCTGCTTTCCAGGTAAATGAACGTGAGGGCTGGTCATATTCGCCCGAAGAAGTAAATGAGGGGATTCAGAAACTTCGTCGTTTCGGGTATATGATCCCAGGTTTAACTGCTTAAGGAGGCAGAATGGAACAAGTATTTTGGCGTCAGATAGATCCTAGTTTGGTAGAGCGTGCTGAAGGGCTCCTTGCACGTTGGTTGGGGGTTGATAAGGTTAGTGTAACATTTCCGTTTACTTCTGTAACAGACCCTAGTGTAGGTGTCTTTGTGGACGAAGATGAAGATGATGGCTGGGAAGCTGACTGGAATGAATTGTCCAGCATGGGCTTGATTGTTGCTCTCAACTTCTCTATATTCCATCCACGTGGCTTAGCCATTACACGTGACCCCGAAACTGGTGAATCCCCTTATCTTTTGCAAGTAGAAGATGATATTTGGGAGTACACCGAAGATATTCTCGAAGAAGCTAAAGGTCAATTAAATCGCATTGGGATCTATGTTCCAGGCCTAAATGATGATTGATTTTCATTAGTCCAATCCTGATTACCGAGTCATTTTGGCTCGGTTTTCTCTGTGCTCAAAGACACTGATAGCACCTTCGGAAAAATTTTACTTGCAGGATGCTCAAAATCTTGATATAATATTTATATTGAATTGAGAGACATTAGTAAAAATTGATTTTGCTAATTTTTCTTGTTTACAATCCGCAATACGGAACAGTTAGGCTGCCCCATTAAGGGTTGTTTTAACTATTACTAGTGTTTATACTGCATTAGTTAATTATCAATTAAGTGATCTGCGTACCCTGAATTCGGAAAGGTAAATCCAAACCGTGCATATTTAGCTCGTTATATAGGCAGAGCTTTATATGGGGGTGCGAACGAAAAGAGCAGCGAATGGTGACACGTCCAGTAGCCACCTACCAATAGGATAGTGAGGGCAATCAGAATCGGCTTAGCGGCCAATGACCTAGGTTCTGATCTGGATAAGAGTTAAGAGAGCGCAGCACTGAGGTACGATAACTTATTCATACTGCTTGATGATGATTAATGTTTGTGTAAATGGTAGTAATAGTTGTTCTATTCTTTTGAATAGTCCTAAAGAAAGATATCCGAATAACCAACATAGGAGTATTGTTGTGTTCTCAATCCTACAAGGTCACGCAGGATTTTCCAGAGATAAAGCCACTGGCATCTGGAAAGAGATCAAAGTGGAAGATTACACCTTTGCAAAGCGATTCTCTAAAGAGCATCCAGAAGGTAAACCAGCTCCCATGCCCTTCAAATTTGATGTACTTGAAGAACTTGACCCGCAAAACCTTGCTGAAATGTTACCTATCATGCGTCGTCTTACCAAAGACCCGCATATTGTAGCTATTCGTGGTAAATGTTTAGCTCCAAAAGATAATGTGCGTCGTACCAGGGGAAACTTTAACGTATCCAATCCTAGTCATATTATCGCTATGGACGTGGATGGTATTGTAGATACTGGTGGCTATGACAAGTTTAATCTTGTTGGCATGGCACGTCATATCATTAAGATGTTAAATAGTATTAGTGAGGATATGTTTCCTCTTGATGCAGGGTTCATTGCTCATGCATCGTCTTCGGCTGGACTAAAACCAGGTATCCGAATGCACTTAATGCTAGAATCTAATGTTAAGGTGACGCAGGGACAACTAAAGTTCTTATTTACATCTATCAATGATAGTAGTAAGCAAAAGTATGGTTTTGATATTGCTGACTTAGCTTATTATTCTTCTGTACAGCTTCACTATTTTGCTGACCCTTTATTTACAGATGATATTGTAGATCCGTTTAAAGCGGAGAATAAACCACGTCTTGTGTACGTTAAGGGTTCGAAAGTAAATTTACCAAACAACCTAGTTGATTATGAAACAACTAGAGGTGAGTTTAGAGAAGAGTTCTATTCTTTACTCGACCAAATTAAAGGTAAGAAAGCCGCTTCTGAAAAAGTAGAAGAAACCATCAGCGAATTAGAAGAAGCTGAGGACGGAGTGTACCTGCGTATTATTCCGAAGCTGTATCACCGAGCGCTAGAAGATGGTGTTGATTTTGCATGGCTAGAGCGCGAGATTAAACCAGCCTTGTCTGAATACATTGCAACTAAAGATAATAGTCGTAATATTCAGGATTACTTTAATAACGGTCGTAAACAGGCATTAAAAGCGTTTGTTAATAATAGTCGTAGAGATATTCCACAGAACTTGAAGGGTGTTCCCCTAAAACAGTTAACTACGGATTCTCCAGCAGAAGTCCCGTATCTAAAAATTAACATTGTACCGCCAAAAGATCACCTAACTTTTGTTAAGGCAAGTCTTGGTACAGGTAAAACTACAGCAGTAACGAAGTGGTTAGATGCTGGCGTTCTTCCGGGTAACTTCATTGCGGTGACAAACACTCGTGCCCTGGTATCTTCAAACGCGAAGAAATTTAGTGCTGGTCAGTATGATAAGTCTGTAGATATGCTAAACTTCAAGCGTGGTGCGATTGATCGTATGTCAACTACGATTCACTCAATTCATAAGTTCAAAAGCTTTGTTGGTCAGATTGATACAATCTTTATCGATGAATGTGATGCGGTAATGAATGATCTGTTATTTGCCCCCGTTGTTAAGAATCGTCGTGAATGTATTCAAGTCCTTCGCGATATTCTAATGACAGCTAAAACAGTTATTCTATCTGATGGTGATATCAGTGCCGAAACGATTGAAGCCTATGGTTCTTTGATTGATTTTGATAAACCGGTGGCGTTCTATAATCATCACCGTAAAATGCTGGCAAAAGCTCATGCGTATGAGTTTCCTGACGAATCCAGTATTTGGGTTGCATTACAAACGTCCCTAGAGATGGGTGAGAAATCTATCCTAGTATCTGACTGTGGTCCAGATGAACTGAATGAAAAAGGTATGGCGTTACGTCGTAATACAGGCGCATTAGTTAAAGAAATCCACTCAAACTCCACGTCTGATGTGGATATTCGTCGTATTCTGGATTATACAACTAATGAGCTAATCGATCAACAGATCGATTGTTTGTTATGTAGTCCATCTGTAACTAGCGGCGTTGACTTTAACTATTTCGATAACGTATTCGTTATTACTCGAACCAGTAATCAAGCGCCAAACATGCGTTTCCAAGCAATCAGGCGCGACCGTGGTGCTCAGAATATCTATTACTTTATTGATAAGTCTACAAGTGGATTTTCTGCGGGTTCCGAGCAGTATAATATTGACGAAGGTTGGATTGAGTTAGCTCAGCAACTTTATGCACGCCGTCGTGAGCTAGAGTCTAGGAACTATACAAGTACTCTGCGTTATTACTTGTTAGATCAGGGTGCAACTATTGATATCTTCAGTGAAAGCTGGGGAACTATCGAGGGCGCAAACAAAGAGTACATAGAAGAACGAATTAAAGCTATTCTTCACTCAACTCCTGATTATTGTGCACCACGTCATGCGGATGCTTATGAGGCGAAACTTTTACTTGTTCGTTATTATCATCTTGAGTCTATCAAGGATGTAACAGTCGAACACGTTGAGCAGTATATCAAGGATAAACCAAATGATCGTGCAGCGTTTTTCCATAAAATGCACGAGATGTTCTGGGAAGATATTAAGAAATGTTCAAATGTCACAATCAAACCATTTATCGAAGCCCTGAAAGGCAAGAAGAAAGATTTCTTCCTTAAAACAGGTCAGAGTGCAAATCCAAAATATGCTCGTATGTATTTGGGGATGATGGGTATTGGTAAGGATATGGATACTGAAAGGATTGTGGACTGGTACAGAACTTACTGTAAGATCGAGTGTATGCCGATTCCGGTTAAGTTCATGACGGATGAAGAACGTCAGATGCATGAAGAGGTTTTAGCTGAGTTAGGAGCCAAAAATGACAGCAAAGAATAAAAAGTGGGAAACAAGGAAGTTTTCCGTAAAAGAGAGTAAACGTTCTGGATATGACACTGCGGAAAAGTTATGTAGGGTGGTTCCTGCTAGACTAGCATCCATAAATGGCATAGGCACATGGTTGCTAAAGCAGAGAAAGCAAAGCATATCATTACGTATATCTTTTGAGTTAGACCAAATCTATAGAGAATTGGGAGAATTGATTAAAGAAAATGATAACACAGGAAGAGGTTAGAGAGGCTTTTGAATATGATCCTGAAACAGGCCATCTTAAATGGAAGAAAACAAGACAGAAGAGTCTAGTAGGTAAGTTTGCCGGTGGTAAACATAAAGGGTATATAAGAATAGGGTTTAAGCGTAGGCACTGGGGAGAGCATCAGCTGGTATTCTTATATCATAAGGGGTACATACCAGAAGAGATAGACCACAAAAACAGGATTAAAGATTGCAACTTTATAGAGAATTTAGAAGACTCCAATAGATCTAAGCAAATGCACAATATTAATGTACGTAAAGACAATAAGTTAGGCGAGCCTAATATCTACATGAGGGGTGATAAATATTGTGTGCTAATGCAGAAAGGATCTATTCGTAAGTACCAGCAGTGCAATACTATAGAAGAGGCTAAAAAAGTTAGGGCTAATTTTAAGTCCGAACTCTATCCAAATTAAAAATTTATTTGCATCCTGCAAAAATTTTCTGTATAATAGATTCATAAATTTGAGAGAGGAGTATTTAAATGGCTGGTTCTCGTAGAAAAAAGCAAATCCACGAAATCTCCGATGATGTATTCAAGAAGGTTATTGAACATCTGGAGAGCGGTGGAACGAAGAAAGCTGCTTGTGAAATGCTGGGAGTTTCTTCTAACCCGACAATGGAAAGGATGATAGAAGAGTGGCAGGATCGCCAGACTCAAGTCGCGGAAATGAAGAAAAAGAAGCGTGGCACGCTGATTCAAGGTGTTGAGCTTGCAAACGTAATTGAGCAGTATTTATCTGGTGATTCTTTCGAAGAAATTGCCGATCGTAACTATCGTTCTGTAGCTATGATTAAGTCTGTTCTTGAACGTTACGGTGCCCTGCTTCGGATCAATGATATTGTCGATCCACTACATCCACCAATGGTTCCAGATGATGCAATGGCAGAGGAATTTGAAGTTGGCGAGCTTGTTTGGGTTCCTGGATATCAGTGTATTGGTGAAGTTAAGAAAACATTAACTAATCCAGTAGGTGCTTATCGTGTGTGGTTGCTGGGGGAAGGTAAACAACAGAACGTTCACTATATGAACTACGAGTTAGCTTCTGTAAAACATCTGCAAGAGCTGGGAGTTGATGTTAAGGCTCTAGGATTCAAATATAGTCGTGAAGAGGTAATCACGTTAGTCAATGAAGCTGTTAAAGCTGCCCTGAAACTTGATAAAGAAAAAGGAAGACGTGGTGAGTAAATTAACTGATCTGTTAAAAGCTGGAGACGTCAAATATCTCCAGCGAGATTGCTGGGAAAATAGTATTACTGAGACCATCCTAATGGAAATGGATGTAGATTCTGGTATTGTCAAGGAATGTACTTGGTACGAGAAGAATACTCCTCCGGTTGTACGTACTATTTATTTGACCCTAGAAGAAGCACTGGCGGACGATTGGGAGATCGTTGAACTAGAGGTATAGCAGTTACTGAAAAATTTCAGTTGCGTAATCCCGTAATTCTTGATATAATATTCTCATAGTTTGAAAGAACTATTCTGTTTAATTCTTAATTAAGGAAATTCAAAAATATGACTACTCCAACTCAGTGGACTGATGAACTGTTCGAAAAAATGTCTTCCGATTACGTTGCTCGTATGGAGCAATTCCCAGAAGATGAGCGTCCGGGCGTTAGCATGGAAATTGTTAACGAAATCGCTCAGGAAAACGGTGTAACTCCGAACGGCTTCCGTATGAAGTTGACTAAAGCAGGTCTGTATATCAAGAAAGCTGCTGGCTCCGCTTCTAAATCAAGCGCATCTACTGGAGAAAAAGCTTCCGGTGGTTCTCGTACTTCTAAAGCTCAAGCTCATGCGGATCTTCTGTCTGCATTCTCTGATGCAGGTCTGGCTCCAGACTTCTTAGATTCTGCGATTATCGACAAACTGACCGGTAAAGCCGCTGCACATCTGGCAGAAGCTGTCCGAGCTATCACTAAGTAATTCTCAAGATAAATCCACCACACAAGGAAATACAGTTATGAATAAAGCTGAAATCATTGCACAATGCAACAAATTTGGTGAGTTTTATCTCCATTATGAGAAACTGCGTCAGAAAGGAACCACGTACCTTCAGGGTACGATGGAGTTTGATCCTACCCAGGATAAATACCTGGCAGAGCGCATTAAACGTGAACGTATTCGTAAGGCTAAGGACGACGAGATCCTCGTTTTCTCCCGTACTAATGATAGTTTCCGTTTCATTCCTGTTGCGAAAGTTCGTCGCATTACGAGCCTTCAGTCAGAGTTAGATCGTGCTTCTCCAGTAGGCCGATAAGAAAGCAATTAGCCCCTATATGGGGCTTTTTGTCTATTTGAGAAACGTAAATGAGCGATCAGGTAAACCAAAACTATGAAGGACACGTTGATGATCAATCAATCCTTCTATGGGAAAAGGAAGGTGAACAAGTAAGGTTGACAGTATCTGAATTTCGTGGGAATCTATACATGGGAATTAGGTATTGGCTCCAGGATATTACTGGAGAATGGTTTCCAACGAAATCCGGCTTCTCTTTTCCGTACACTCTAGAAACTACCTCACAACTATTCTACGCTTTTACGCAAATCCTTAGTGAATCTGAGGTTCTTGCAGAAGTACAGAAAAGGGCTGAGGAAATCAAAGCCAAGACTGAATAGCTCTTGGCTTTTTCTTTATAAATGTACTTGCTTTCAGCTCAATTTTAATATATAATATTTATATAAATTGATGAGAGGATCAATTATGGCAATGACAGTAACACTTCCCAAAATTCAAGCAAAACTTAATTTGCTTTCCACAGCTCGCATTAAATACCAAGATAGTATCGGCACAGTAAATCAAAAAGCGTACAAAGATGCGTTTCTAAAAGAATCTGCTGATTTAGCTGGTATGGTTGCGCAGTATAATAAAGAACTCAAGATGGAAATCGCCTACGATGAGTAATGTAAAAGAGTTTATCCAACGTTGTCAAGAAGCGTATTATCGGGGTTATAGTATTATTTCTGATGCTGAATACGATCGTCTGCTAAAACGCTTTCCAACAGCGGAAGACGCTATCGGCCCGAAAGGAGATATTCCACATCTATATCGCATGTACTCTTTGCAAAAAGTTTACTTCGATCGTGGTGATAAAGCCCCGTTTACTACTCTTGATGATGTAGAAACTGACAAGCTAGACGGTTGTGCAATTTCTCTATTGTATATTGATGGAACGTTTGTCCAAGCATTGACTCGTGGTAATGGTATTCTAGGAAATGATGTCACAAGCAACGTTAGATTGCTGAACATCCCGAAAAAGATTTCCCAAAAAGTACCAACTCAAATTACTGGTGAAGTTCTTATCACTAAAGAAGTAGAAAACAAACGTAACTATGCTTCGGGTGCTATCAACTTAAAAGAAGAAGATGATTTCATCGAACGTATTGCAGAAGGTGGATTGATCTTCGCAGCTTATGGTATTCAATGTTCCGAAGATACTGTAGGTATCACTGGAACTTACATGGATGATATGGCTTGGTTAGCTAACGAAGATTTCATCACTGTTCTGAATATTAAAAACTACTTCAAGTGGTTCCCAACGGATGGTCGTGTTGTTCGTATTAACGATAACAATAAATTCTTCCGTGAAGGTTGGACTAATAAACATCCTCGTGCTGCTTATGCAGTTAAAGAAGATGAAGAAGGTGAAGTAACAACGTTGATTAAAGTTGAATGGCAGGTGGGGGCATCTGGTAAAGTAACTCCTGTGGGTTATTTCGAACCGGTGATTATTGATGATGCCACAATCGTTAAAGCAACTCTTAATAATGTTGACTATATTAACGCTCTCGATTTAGAGATCGGTTGCCAGATTCGAGTGATTCGTGCTGGTGGTGTAATCCCTTGTATAATAGAGCGAGTGTACGAGTAAGTCGTAACCCTTTGCTACCCGTTCACCATATCGGAATTATAAAGTGGTTATTGACATTTTCGCCGCTTAGGTATATACTATTATCATTCAGTTGAGGGATAGAATGTTATGGCGAGGGTAAGCAAAGTTATTTAAAATTGTAGTTGCTAAATGCTTAAATACTTGCTATAATAGTTGTATAAATTGATAAGGAAGAAATTTGATGAAAATCGAAATTCCAACACAATGTCCCTCTTGTGGTTCTAAGCTAGATCTTGTCAACGGACAATTATTCTGCCGGAATAAGTCCAACTGTCCAGCTCAGTCAAGTAAATTAATTGAGAACTTCTGCACAAAGATGAAGTTAAAGGGTTTTGGCCCAAAAACAATTGAAAAGCTGGAACTGACTAAGATCTCAGAACTGTTTTACCTGACCGAAGAAGATTTGGTCGGAGCTGTGGGAAGCAAGGTTGCCGCTAAGTTACTTAGCGAGTTAAATACTAAGATTCGCGGAGACATTGACTTCGGTTCAGTTCTCGGTTCTTTAGGAATCCCTCTAATTGGAGAGGTTGCTGCTAAAAAGCTATCCCAGGGTTGCACTAGCTTTAACGATGTTAAAGCTGACGGCAAAGCTGGAGAAAATTATAAAGCCTGGCTAAACTCCCCACAAGGCAAGGATGTTATCGAACTACCATGGAAATTTAGTTCTGGTATTAGTGGCAAAAAAGCTGATATCATCTTTACTGATGGTTTAGCTGCCCAACCGAACGGAATCGTGGTGTGTATTACCGGTTCTTTGCAAGATTTTGCAAATAGAACGGATGCAACAAACTATCTTGAAAGTCTAGGATATACGGTTAAGAAATCCGTTACCAAAGACGTCAAATACCTCATCTGTGAGGATGAATCAAAGCGTTCTTCCTCATCTTATAAGAAAGCCGAAACGAATGGGATAGAAATCCTGTCGATTAAAGAACTATTGGAGAAAAATAATAATGTCTAAACTGAACTGGAACGTAGAAGGTGTAACCGAGTCTCTGAAAGCTAAAGCCGTTGCTCTGGGTGTAGCTGTAATCTCTCAAGAACAAGTTGCTGCTATCGCTGTAGAACTGGCTGCTGAAACTGGCAAGGACGTAACCGCTCGCTCTGTTGGTTCTAAGCTGCGTAAAGAAGGCTTCGAAGTACAGAAAGCTAACGAAGTACAGAAATCCCCGTGGACTCCTGAGCAGGAAGCTGAACTGGTTGATTTCCTGAACTCTCATGCTGGTCAGTATACTTACGCTGAAATCGCTGCTGCTGTAGCTGGTGGTCAGTTCGGTGCTAAGCAGGTACAGGGTAAGATTCTGAGTCTGGAAATGACTGCTGCTGTTAAGCCAACTGAAAAAGCTGCTGCTGTTCGTTCCTTCACTCCTGATGAAGAAACTGATTTCGTTAATCAGGTTGTTGCTGGTGCTACTATTGAAGCTATCGCTGCTCACTTCGGTCGCAATATCAAGCAGATCCGTGGTAAAGCTCTGAGCCTGCTTCGCGAAGGTCGTATCGCTGCTATGCCGGTACAGGAAACTTCAAGCGCTAAAACCCGTGAAGATCTGTTAGAAGGTCTGGATCTGGCTAACATGACTGTTGCTGATATCGCTGAGAAAACTGGTAAGTCTGAGCGCGGTGTTAAATCTATGCTGTCTCGTCGTGGTCTGGTTGCTAAGGACTATGATGGTGCTGCTAAGCGTGCTAAACTGGATGCAAAAGCTGCGGCTGCTGAATAATCTGGTAAATTAAACCTAAGGGGAGGGGGCTATGCTCCTTCCCCTTTTTGCATTTAGAAGGCACGAAAGCGTGCAAAGGAGAATGACCTTGTTTAACGTGCAAGCTGTAGTGTTGAAGATGCTTCTGGCTTCCGAACAGAAACAAATAGCATTGGAAACATTCTCAAAACTGCATAAAGATCATTTTAATGACGCTTTCTCCTCAATTTACCAAGCCGTCCAGAATTATTATAAAAAATATAACGCAATGCCGTCCATTGACGCACTTATGCTTGAGGCCAACAGGAACGCCCGCCTTTCTCAAGCTCTAGTCGTCTTAGCTAACACTCAAATTCCAGAAGTGAGCATGGAACAGGCACTTGAAGTCCTAGAAGCTGAATATACACAGGATTTATTCCTGAAACTTCTAGAAACAGACGTGCTTCAAGATTTAACAATGCTGGATCAGGGAGAAATTCTCAACAGGGTTGCCTCCCTTCACTTAAAATTAGAAGAGAAAGTAACGAATACTGGAAAGGTATTCAACGCAGACACAATGCGTATTTTCCAGAGAGAAGAAGATACCAAACTTAACATGATTGCTCTTGGTATTTGTAATGAGTTCGACGCGCAAATTGGTTTAGCTCGTACAGAAACGTTACTGCTTGGTGGTTGGCGTGGTACTGGTAAATCCATTATCTGTTCAAACATACAGGTTCAGCAATATTTGAATGGAGACATTGCTCCATATTTCTCAATTGAGATGAAAGAGCACGAGGTATTCAGACGTAATTTAGCGATGTTAGCTGGTGTTTCCGCACTGGCAATGCGTAACAATACACTAGAAGGTGCCGCTCTTTTGAGATTAGCAAGAACTAGGGCTAGAATGTTTAATGGTGGTGAAGAGCTTTTCGATAACTTCGTTAAGCAGTATACAATGGCTCGCATGAGTGACTTCTACGATATGGAGAGCAAGCTCATTGAAAGTCACGAACTTCATACTCCTATGATCATCGTTTACGATCCCGAACTGTCTATTACAACAGTTGATGTAGAATTAAACAAACTAGTTGCTAAATACGGTGAGAAAGTTACTGTAGCTCTTCTCGACTACATTAACCAGACTAGACTTCCAGATTCCAAAACCATTGACATGTATGACTGGAAAGAACAGATGGTTGTAAGTTCATCTTTCAAATCCATTTGTCAGAAGCATAATGTTGCTGGTGTAGCCCCTTATCAGATCGATCAAGATGGTAGAACTCGTATGTCTAAAGGTATCCTAGATTCCGCAGACATGGCTGCCAACCTTAATGCTGCTAAAGCTGATAACGGTCAAGGTGCTATTATGTTTGACTTCGTTAAGACCCGTAACTCGGATGGTGTGAAGTTCATGCCTAAGATGAACTGGGAAACTCTACGAATGGACAACACTACTAACTTGGCTATGGAAGACGTGATTCAAATGGAAGCTGAATTTGTTATTCCAATTGAGAAAGATAAACCAGCTCAACCTAAACGTGCTAAGAAAGAGAAACCAGAAAATTCCTCCGGTGAACAGGCCAGTGATATATGAGTAGAATAACAGAACTACTTGATCTGAAAGGCATTGAATATAAAGACACAGGTGGGGACATCCTCATCTGTTGTCTCAACCCAGATCATGATGATAAACATCCAAGTTTGCGTATTGATCCAGAATCTGGAGTTATGCATTGCTTGAGTTGTGGCTTCGGTAAAGGTATACCAAGCATTTACCATTATTTTAATGAGACTCAGTACCGACAGTCCCCAAGATTGTCACAAGTACGTAAAAAGATTTCAGAGATTAGGAATGGATCTACGAATCTTGCAATTCCTGAATCTGCTTACCTTTTCGAAGGTGATTTCCGAGGTATCAGTTCTAAGACCTTGAAGAAATATTTTGCTTTCCAACATCAAGCAGACTGGGAAGGCAGAATTGTATTCCCAATAACAGATGCTGTTGGACGTAATATCCTATTCCTGGGTCGTTCTATTAACAGTTCTGCCCCTCCTAAATACTTAGTAAAACCTAAACAAGTTTCACCACCGATTTTCCCTGTACGATATAACACACCAGTTCTTGTTCTAGTTGAAGGTATCTTTGATATGCTTAATCTAGAAGATAATGGTGTTAACTACGCATCTTGCTGCTTTGGTACACATCAGTTCACTTCTGATAACATTGCAGATAAGTTCAGCCCTTACATTATTGCTGGAGTTAAAGTTGTAGTTATTCTATTAGATAACGATGCTTCCGGTAATAAAGCTGCTCAAGCATTAGCTAAGTTAATTCGTACAAAAACACGTTTAACACCTGTAGTTGGTAATTTCCTTCTTCCAGACGGGAAAGACCCAGGTGATCTTAATAAAGAAGAGATCGATACGTTAGCACAACGTATTGAAATTTTAGTTGCTGAATCGCTTAAAGATTTGGTATAATATATTGGTAAGTTAGAGAAGAAACACTGAAGTTATACTTACTTACCAAAAGGAGACTAAATTTGAAAATTGCAGTAGTTGACAAAGCTCTAAATAACACTCGTTATGATAAACACTTCCAGCTTTACGGTGAGGAAGTTGACGTATTCCATATGTGTAACGAGAAACTATCTGGACGTTTGCTGAAAAAGCATATTACCCTTGGAACTCCAGATAATCCATTCGACCCGAATGATTACGATTTTGTCGTACTAGTTGGTGCTGAACCTTTCCTGCACTTCGCAGGTAAAAAAGGTATTGGTGATTATACTGGTAAACGTGTAGAGCATAATGGGTATGCGAACTGGATTGCAAGTATTAGTCCAGCGCAGCTACACTTTAAACCTGAAATGAAACCTGTCTTTGAAGCAACTGTCGAAAGTATTCATGACATTATAAATGGTCGTGAGAAGATTGCTAAAGCTGGTGATTATCGCCCGATTACAGATCCTGATGAAGCCGAAGAATACATCAAGATGGTGTATAACATGGTTATCGGCCCGATCGCATTTGACTCCGAAACCTCGGCTTTGTACTGCCGTGATGGTTATCTGCTTGGTGTTTCCATTTCTCACCAAGAGTACCAGGGTGTTTATATTGACGCCGATGTGATTACAGAAGTGGCAGTTCACTATCTTCAGAAGATTCTGGACAGTGAGAATCATGGCATTGTTTTTCATAACTTGAAGTTCGATATGCACTTTTATTCCTACCATCTAGGACTTTCCTTCGAGAAAGCTAGCAAAGAGCGTAGACTTCATGATACCATGTTACAACACTATGTTCTAGATGAACGTCGTGGTACTCACGGCTTGAAATCTCTTGCTATGAAGTACACTGACATGGGTGATTACGATTTTGAACTCGATAAGTTCAAGGACGATTATTGCAAAGCCCATAAGATCAAGAAAGAGGATTTCAGCTATGATCTGATTCCGTTTGATATTATGTGGCCATATGCTGCAAAAGATACAGATGCTACTTTGCGTCTGCATAACTTCTTCTTACCGAAGATTGAGAAGAATGAGAAACTGCGTGATCTGTATTACGAAGTTCTGATGCCTGGTTGTGTATTCCTGCAACGTGTTGAAGATCGTGGTGTTCCTATTTCTGTTGATCGCTTGAAAGAAGCTCAATATCAGCTGACCCATCGTCTGAACACGGCTCGTGAACATCTGTATACTTATCCAGAAGTTAAGAAGCTAGAGCAGGATCAGAATGAAGCATTTAACCCTAACTCTGTTAAGCAACTTCGTGTTCTTCTGTTCGATTATGTTGGCTTAACTCCAACGGGTAAATTAACAGATACTGGTGCAGATTCTACGAACGCAGAAGCTCTGAATGAATTAGCAACTCAACATCCGATTGCTAAGACTCTGCTAGAGATTCGTAAGCTGACTAAGCTGATCTCTACTTATGTTGAGAAGATTCTTCTGAGTATTGATGCCGATGGTTGCATCCGTACGGGGTTCCATGAACACATGACTACTTCTGGTCGTCTGAGTTCTTCTGGTAAACTGAACCTGCAACAGTTACCACGTGATGAATCCATTATTAAAGGTTGTGTAGTTGCACCACCTGGATATCGTGTAATCGCATGGGACTTAACAACTGCTGAAGTTTACTATGCTGCTGTACTGTCTGGTGACAGAAACATGCAACAAGTATTCATCAACATGAAAAATGAGCCAGATAAGTATCCTGACTTCCACTCTAACATCGCCCACATGGTATTTAAATTATCCTGTGAACCGCGTGATGTTAAGAAGCTGTTCCCAGCTCTGCGTCAGGCAGCTAAGGCAATTACCTTCGGTATTCTGTATGGTTCTGGCCCAGCTAAGGTAGCTCATTCTGTTAACGAAGCATTGCTTGAGCAAGCAGCTAAAACCGGTGAACCGTTCGTTGAATGTACTGTTGCCGATGCGAAAGATTATATCGAAACTTACTTCGGTCAGTTCCCGCAGCTTAAGCGTTGGATTGATAAGTGCCACGATCAGATCAAGAACTTTGGATTCATCTACAGTCACTTTGGTCGTAAGCGTCGTCTGCACAACATCCACTCCGAAGATCGTGGTGTTCAGGGTGAAGAAATCCGTTCTGGATTTAACGCAATCATTCAGTCTGCATCTTCTGACAGCCTGCTGTTAGGTGCGATTGATGCTGATGAAGAAATCCTGTCCCTGGGTCTAGGAAAAGAGATGAAGATCGTCATGTTGGTTCACGACTCCGTGGTTGCCATTGTACGTGAAGATCTGATCGAGCAGTATAATGAAATCCTGATTCGTAACATTCAGAAAGACCGCGGTATCAGTATCCCTGGTTGCCCGATTGGTATTGATTCTGATTCTGAAATTGGAGGGTCTCGTGACTACTCCTGTGGTAAGATGAAGAAACAACACCCGTCTATCGCATGTATCGATGATGATGAATATACTCGTTATGTTAAGGGTGTATTACTCGATGCAGACTTCGAATACAAGAAGTTAGCAGCTATGGATAAAGAGCATCCAGACCACAGCAAGTACAAGGATGATAAGTTTATTGCTGTATGTAAAGATCTGGATAACGTGAAGCGGATTCTCGGTGCTTGATTTCAAACTGCCCGTATATGCACTGCGGGCTTTTGAATCAATTGAGCAAGAAGGTGATTATTCCGTAATAACTACAAGATATAACAAGTATGTGCTAGATAATAGGAAGTTGCCTGGCACATTTTCTCAACGTAGACTTGTTCTATATGAGAAAAGAAAGGAATTACCTTACAAGCTCTATCCTATTCGTGGTAGAATATCAATGTTATCCCAGCTAGTGGGATCGAAACGTACTCAGTTTATAGATTCTGATGGAAATCTCATTAACTGGAAGAAAACTACGTTTTATGATGTTGTAACTGCGAAAGTCCTGCAGTCTGCAAGAATTTATAATGGAAAGTATCAATGTTACGTAGCGAAGGTTCCGTATCCCTTTGTACTTTCTAATGTACCAGCTTATATAAGCTATATTCTGGTAAATAATAGCCCTGTTATTTACCAAGTCCATCAAGAGGAGCCTGAAATTCCTAGACTTAGAATAAAATTATGAAGGTTGTTATATCTAATAAAGCCTATTTCAAGCCCGATGATGAACTTTGGGATTATTGTAGTAAGCAAACCACTTATCATGTCGAGACAATGACAAGTAAATACCCTATTATGTATAAGAATAGTGGTGTTGTTGCTAAAGAGATTAAGTGGATTCCCATTACACGTCTAGATTTGCTAGATGCTAAGGGAGTGAAGTACGAACTGGTTGATAAACGCACGTTGGCTCCGGTGAATATTCCAAAACCATCGTTTAAACTGCGTGAAGAGGATCAGTTACCTATTTATGAAGAGTGTGATGATACCTGTATTATCAATGGTAAACCAGGATTTGGTAAAACTATCCTAGCATTAGCACTCGCATATAAGTTTGGACAGAAAACTCTAGTAATATGTACAAATACTTCCATCCGTGAAATGTGGATGGCCGAGGTTCGTAAGTGGTTTGGGTTTGAACCTGGAGTTATTGGCTCAGGAAAGTATAATATTGACCCTCCTATTGTGGTCAGTAACATACAGACAGTAAACAAACACGCTAACCAGCTTTCCAAAGTGTTTGGTACAGTCATTGTAGACGAAGTGCACCATTGTGTAGCAACTACATTTACTAATTTCTTAGAAATTTCCTGCGCTCGCTACAAGATTGGGCTATCCGGTACGTTGAAACGTAAGGATGGTTTGCAAGTTATGTTCAAAGATTTCTTTGGATATAAGATCTTTAGTCCTCCGGTTAATAATACTGTTCCTCCTACAATCCACAGGTACTCCGTACCGGTTGAGCTTTCTGGAAACCAGAACGTTCCATGGGCTTTACGTGCTAATGATGTATACTCTAATCCTGAATATCGTCAGACTATTATTAATCTGGCACATCTGTACGTAAACATGGGACATAAGGTTCTCTTTGTAAGTGATAGAACAGAACTAATTCAAACAATACTAGAAGCTCTCGCACAACGTGGTGTTACAACCTATGAGATTATAGGTGCAACTCCTTTGGATGATCGATTGAGAATCCAGAAAGATGTAGCGGAGGGCGGACCTTGTGTACTTGCAGCAGCTCAGAGTATCTTCTCAGAAGGTATTTCTCTTAACGAGCTATCTTGTTTAATAATGGGAAGTCTCATTAATAATGAATCTCTCATAGAACAGCTAGCAGGTCGCGTTCAACGTATTGTTGACGGAAAACTAGATCCGATTGTTGTAGATTTAATTATGAAAGGAGGTACTGGTTTAAGACAGGCTTCTGGACGTATGGCCGTGTATCGCAATAACGCATGGAAAACTATTACTATGACTCCGGAGAAAGCAGTACAATTAGCTAAAATTGCATTTGGCAACTGCTCATAATTATTGTATAATATATACATAAATTTGAGAGAGAAAGTTTCGGATTGATAAGAAAGTCCGAGGCAGAAAAATAAAAATTGTACTTGTCAAATCCTCCCGATTTAATGTATAATATATACATAAATTGATGAGAGACAAAAATGAAATTCTTTGATTACGAGAGAATTTACCTCTTAGCTAGAGGAAACTCCGACCTGATTGTCAAGCTATTTAATAGAATGCTTGCAGAGCCTGATGCTCACCAACTACTGGTCGGTTCTTCATTCATCTTGAATGAATCAACTATTGTTGATAACCCTTACAAATTGTCTAATAGACAACTGGCAGAATATCTAGGAATTCTAAGTCTACGAAATTATGCCGAATATAAGTTTACAAACGATCCGAGTTTGGACATGCAATATGTTCCCGTATGGATACCACGTTCTGTAATCGACACTAACCCACTAATTGCAATCAATAAATCGAAGATAATCTTTAAAGAGGAAATAAAATATGGCTAAGTCTTGGGGCGAAACTACTGGCGGTTCTAACGATAAAATCGACTTCCTGAAATTCAACAACGGTGTAACTCGTGTTCGTATCGTTTCTGGTGTTCTTCCACGTTATGTCTACTGGCTGACTAACAAAGATGGTAATGCAGCTCCGTTTGAGTGTCTGCGTTTCAACCGTACTAAAGAGAGCTTCGTTCGCGGTAAAGCTGACCCGATTCACGAAATGGGCTTCTTCGAGAAAGAGCTGGACAAAGATGGTAATCGTGTTCCGCTGAAACCGAAGAAAAACTACATTGCTTTCGTTATCGACCGTTCCGATAACAAACTGAAAGTTATGGAAGTTAAAGCTACTATCCTGAAAGGCATCCAGTCTATCATGAAGCAGCTTGAACTGGCAGATCCATTCGATATCGATATTTCTATCGAGAAGAAAGGTAAAGGCTTCGATACTGAGTACGATGTACAGCAGATCGCAGCAATGCAGTTCCAGATGAAACTGAAAGATCCTACCAGTGCTGAGTCTAAACTGCACGCCGCTGATGTTGATATCCTCGGTGAAGCTATGTGTGATGATACTGGTGAGTTCATCAAGTTCGAAAAAGTTCCTTCTCTGGAAGAAACCTACCCGGTTCCGTCCTATGAAGAGCAGAAAGAAGCTATTCTCGCCTTCATGGAAGGTCGTGAGAAGCAAGACGGCGGTGACGCTAAGTCTGGTGGAGATGCTGGTTCTCAGAAAGGCATCGACGCTGAAGCTGCTAGCGATCTGGACGACTAATAAACCAAGGGGAGCTACGGCTCCCTTTCTTTTTTAACTTATGAGAATACTATTTAGTGCTGATCATCATATCAAACTAGGACAAGATAAAGTTCCAAAGGAGTGGCAGAAGCGTCGCTTCCTGATGCTAGGAGAACGGTTAAATGACATATTCCATAATCATAACTGTGATCTGCATATTGCTGGTGGTGATATTCTTGATGTTGCCGACCCATCGTCGGAAGAAATAGAACTTCTTGAACAGTTCATGTCAAGACTTGACCATCCAGGCAAGATCTTCACAGGGAACCATGAAATGTTAACTAAAACTATTTCATGTCTATATCATTATGCAGGAGTTATTAATAAAGTAACAAACGGAAATTGGGAAGTCATTACTAAACCATATCGTTCTCCTGAATTTGATATTATCCCCTATGATGAAATCCACAAACCAAAGTGGAAACCATCTGAATCAAAATTATGTTTCACGCATGTTCGTGGTGAAATCCCTCCACATGTAAAACCAGAGGTTGATCTAACGAGGTATAACTGTTATGACACTGTAATTGCTGGTGATTTACATTCTTATACTAATAGTCAAACTGTTGGCTCTACTAGACTTCTATATCCAGGATCTCCCTTAACTACATCGTTCCATAGAGAACGCACAAAAGGTACAAATGGTTGTTTTATCATTGATACCGACACATTAAAAGTAGAATGGATTGAACTTGGTGACTTACCTCAACTGATTCGTAAAACAATCGGAGTTGGTGAGGAAATGGAGCCTAGTGACTATGACCGTGTAATTTATGAAGTCACTGGTGACGTCGTTCAGTTAAAGTCTATTAAAGATTCCGATCTCTTAGATAAAAAGATTAACCATCGAGTTACTAAAGATGCTAAGTTAAATCTTGTTGATCTTGATATGTTAGGCGAGCTTGAGCTTTACTTCCGTGAAGTCGAGAAGCTGTCTCAAGGCGACATTGATAGAATCTTGGCTAGAGCTGCTAAATATGTCAAAGATTATAATTAAGACACTAAAATTCAGCAACGTTATGTCTTACGGTAAGGATATCGTAATTCATTTCGATAAGAATCCAGTTACTCAGTTAATCGGAGGAAACGGTCTAGGGAAGTCCACTATTGCTACTGTTATTGAGGAATTGTTTTATAACAAGAACTCACGTGGTATCAAGAAGGACGCCTTATTCTCTTGGGGTTCTCCGAAGAAAGAGTACGATATGCACGCTTACTTCTCGAAAGATGAAGATGAGTATGAGTTGCATAAAGTAGTTAAATCAACTGCTAAGGTTACACTGATTAAGAATGGAGAAGATATCAGTGGACACACAGCAACCCAAACATATAAGATGATTGAAGAGATTATGGGTGGTGACTTCCAAACATTCACTAAACTGATCTATCAATCTGTAGGTTCCAATCTAGACTTCCTCAAAGCAACCGACGCGACACGTAAAGCTTTTCTTGTTAATCTGTTTAATCAGGAACAGTATAAAGAGATGTCAGAAACTATTAAGGCTGATCGTAAAGAAGTGGCAAGTACGTTAAGTAACTTGCAAGGCCAGATGGCCGTAATTACGAAGATCCTCAATGGAAAAGGCAATCTCGGAAGTTTACAAGAGCCAGTTGAAGTTCCAGAGTTTGAGGAAGAACCGTTAGCACAAGAACTTACTGAGTCGAAAATTAAGGCGGCATTAGCCAAGTCACAAGAGGCTAATATTACTAAACTCCGTAATTTGGACAAAGCTGTACAAGTTGCCGAACAATCTTTCGAGCCTTTCAAAAATTTCCCTGCGCCCACTGACCAATCTGAAGAGATCTCAAGTGTTACGCGTGACCTAACGATTGTTACCTCACGTGCGGGAGAAGTCAAGAAACGTTATCAGAAGTTCAAGCAAGAGGCTTCAAATACTGAATGTCCTACTTGTGGTACTCACCTTGATACAACTGCTGCTCAAAAAGCAATGGATATGGCTAGAACAGAGTATGATCCTCTGTTTAAAGAGAAGCAAACACTCGAAGTGCAACTGGAAGTATTAAAGAAGGAACAACTCGAGTACACTGCGTATTCTAGAGCTAAAGATGCTTTAGATAAGGCAGTAGCAGCTAGAGACGAGTTCAAAAACTCAATGAGTGATTCTTCTTTTGAAGAACTCAATGTGCAAATCCTACAGGTGCAAATCCGACAGCTTGAGCAGGAAATTGCTGATGGCCGTTCCAAAGTTGCAATGGCTAAAGAGCATAACTCAAATGTTGAAGTTGCCAATGCAAGATACAAAGCAAAACTAGAACAGATCGAGAAAGCAGAATCAGAAATGACTGAGATTACTTCCAAACTTGATGGAGTAGCCGAAGCTGTAGCTGATCTTGATATTCTGATTGCTGCATTGAAAAATCTGGTAGGGTATAAACTAGAGCATAGTGTGAAAGTATTTGAGGAATTAATTAATAACTATCTTTCTATTATGACTGCTGGTAAGTTCGCACTTGGATTTGAGCTTGATGAAACGAAATTACAGGTAGTAATCTTCAATGATGGAAATAGAACCAGTATGGAGAACTGCTCTACTGGTCAGCAAAGTCGAATCAATCTAGCAACACTGTTAGCAATCCGTATGCTGTTAACATCTATTAGTAAAGTTAATATTAATCTTCTGTTCCTTGATGAAGTGATTAGCTTTATTGATACGAAAGGACTTGATACTCTCGTTGAATTATTAAATGAGGAAGATAGTTTGAATTCCATCATTGTTTCTCATGGGCATACGCATCCATTAGCTCATAAGATTACTGTTAAAAAAGATGCAGAAGGATTTTCCTACTTAGAATAAAACATGGCCGTAGATAGTAGAGAGAAAGGTAAACGTGGTGAGTATCAAGTAAGAGACATACTACGCGAACGTACTGGTCTTGAGTGGGAACGTGTTCCAGGTTCTGGTGCTTTTGGCCAGAGCCATGGACTGAAGGGTGACATCTACCTTCCACCACAAAGTGGACATATTAGTAAATACTGCTTCGAAGTTAAGTGGTATAAAGATGATAGTATTTCAAGTAACTTATTTAATGTTGGTGAATCCACTCTAGAGAAGTGGTGGCAGCAGTGTTCCCGTGAAGGTGAACAGATGAACTCCAAACCAGCCTTAATATTCAAGAAAGACAGAGGACAGTGGTTAATTGCTTTGGATAGCTCAGACCCGATGGTTGACAACTTAATGAGTCGTACCCATATGGTGTTAAATAAGAAAGACATGGAAATCGTAATCGGGTTATTCGAACCGTGGTTACATCACGCATCTGTTGAGGACTTAATTAAATAATGAGTAAATCCTGGGGAAAATTTATTGAAGAGGAAGAAGCTGAGCTGGCTTCTCGTCGCAACCTAATGATTGTTGATGGAACTAACTTAGGCTTCCGCTTCAAACATAATAATAGTAAGAAACCATTCGCTTCAAGTTATGTTTCTACAATTCAATCTCTCGCAAAATCCTACTCAGCTAGAACTACAATCGTTCTCGGTGATAAAGGAAAGTCTGTATTCCGTTTAGAGCACCTTCCTGATTATAAGGGCAACCGTGACGAAAAGTATGCTCAACGTACAGAAGAAGAGAAAGCACTAGATGAACAGTTCTTCGAGTATCTTCGTGATGCTTTCGAGTTGTGTGAAACCACATTCCCAACTTTCACTATTCGTGGTGTAGAAGCAGACGATATGGCAGCTTATATTGTTAAGCTCATTGGTCATTTATATGATCACGTTTGGCTGATCTCTACTGATGGTGACTGGGATACTCTATTAACTGATCGAGTTTCTCGCTTTTCCTTCACCACACGTCGTGAGTACCACCTTCGTGATATGTATGAACATCATAACGTTGACGATGTAGATCAGTTTATTTCTCTGAAAGCAATTATGGGAGATCTTGGTGATAACATCCGTGGTGTTGAAGGCATCGGTGCAAAACGTGGTTATAATATTATCCGTGAATTTGGTAATGTTCTGGATATTATTGATCAACTCCCTCTGCCTGGGAAACAGAAATATATACAGAATCTGAACGCATCGGAGGAGTTGCTTTTCCGAAATCTGATTCTGGTTGATTTACCGACCTATTGTGTAGATGCTATTGCTGCTGTGGGTCAAGACGTATTAGATAAGTTTACGAAAGATATTTTGGAGATCGCAGGACAATGATTAAAATTAAACTAACTCATCCAGATTGCATGCCGAGGATTGGTTCTGATGATGCCGCAGGTATGGATCTGCGTGCATTCTTTGGTACTAACCTTGCGGCAGATTTACGTGCTATTGCACCAGGCAAATCCCTTATGATTGACACCGGTGTCGCGGTGGAAATTCCGCGAGGTTGGTTTGGTTTGGTAGTTCCTCGCAGCTCTTTAGGTAAGCGTAAACTAATGATCGCAAATACCGCAGGAGTGATCGACTCAGACTACCGTGGTACTATTAAGATGAACTTGTTTAACTACGGTTCTGAAATGCAAACTCTGGAGAATTTCGAGAGACTTTGTCAGCTAGTAGTACTACCACACTACTCAACTCATCATTTTGAAATCGTTGACGAACTAGAGGAGACTGATCGTGGAGAAGGCGGCTTTGGAAGCTCAGGAAGTAAATAATTTTGCTGATCCTAATATGATAGGATCATTTGAACATCCCGCTACGTATCATCATGTTATGGTAGCAGAACCGGATGTGAATAACGTAGTTCTTAAGGTAGATCGTGAAGGCAATGTAATCCAGTGGGATGAAGAGGCTTTTGTCGAACTATGTAGCAATTCAGAAGATCCTACTCTTAGAGCTATGTTAGCAGTGTTTAACTTAGGTGTTATTGCTGGCAGCAGATAATAATAAACCCCAGTGGAAATCCACTGGGGTTTTCTTTTACTTATCAAGTAATTGTTTTACCAATTTCTTAAGTTCATCAATTTCTTGCTGCTGCTTTTCAACAACTTCATTAAGTTCATTAAAAGCGTTAACTAGGAGAGCGGTAATACCACTATAACTTACACCTAAATACTCACTGTTAGAGATTTTATAAACAGCCTCCGGCAAAACAGCCTGCACATCCTGAGCTATTACACCCGCTTCCTCAGAATAAATAGAGTGTTCATCTTCATCAAGATTATTACGCTTAAAATAAGTATAACCCTTAATCGATTTCACTTTTTCTTTAGCGCTTTCAATCTCTTTTAGATTTGCTTTCAGGCGAATATCGGATGTGTTAACCCACTGAACAGCAGACGCATACCCAGCATCATTAAATGTGTAAGTTGCACCTCTTATATTAAGATGCGCCTCACAACCTCCAGCACCATATCTTACAACATCAAGACCAGCAGCCCAATCACCGCCCCACCTAACAGCCTTGAATATGTTTGATGCGGCATCATCACCTGATAGTTCAACAAGTAGACCAGATGCGCGATCTCGCCAACCATTCCAGCCGCCGCCAGCAATTTGACCCCCAATTAACGCATTATCGCCACCAGTTCTAGCCCCTGAAACCCTAATACCATTAGCATTATTATCAATAGGCCATACTGAAAGAAGTCCATCAATATGCATATTTTGAGAATCCCAAGACACAACATTGCTACCATTGCAATAACCTTGTAAAACCCCATCACCACCCCATTTAAATCCTGTATTAACATCACCAATAACCAAGGAATTATCACCAAGAGCGTTACCAATACCACGACCTATTGTTATGGAGTTATAGTTCAACGCATTTCCATGTTCATCAAACTGATAATAATTTGTGTCTGCACCTTCTCTGGTTACTTGAAGTGTTATTTTTGCAACTCCACCCTGAATTTCATTATAAACTCTAGAGTATGAAATCTGTGCACCTTCTGGATTCTTGTTTCTTAGATAAAGAATACCGGATGTACTACTATTTTTGGCATCAAGAGCAATACCACCAAAAACAGGTATATCAGTTTCCCCAATTCCAAAATTACTTCTTGCTTGCCCTACACTCTGAGCGCCAGTACCTCCATTAGAGATTTGAACAGTAGTCTGAGCATTAAATTGTTCCTGCCATCCTCTCCAGTTATCAGTACCATCAAGAACGTTAATCCAGGAACTACCAGACAATCCAACTGCACGAAGTATACCATATTGTGCCACACCATTTATGTCTACTCCATGACAGTGGAAGTTATACGTCCACCAACCTTCTTGTTTAGGAGGTCCGTTAACTACTAATTCACCAGAGGAATAATACCCACTCTGACCAGCAACAGCTACATAGTTTAATACGTTATCCCCATCAGGTACTACCTCAGCCAAGGCACCAACAGGGACATTAAGGCCTTTTCTTGCAGTTTTAGGAGTAGTTCCACCCGTACCACCTTGAGAAATTTTAATAGCTTTAGTAAGTGCATTTAATTCTGTAATATCGTTATTGGCACCTTTAGCAGCTTTAGTATTTAAAGTAGTATTAATACCACCTAACGCAGTGTTGATATTACCAATTGATTCGTTAATACTATTGATAGATGCATCGGTAGCAGCTTTATCAGTATTATACTTTGAAATTTGTAGATATTTAGAAGTTAGCACAACAGCACCAGCTTCTCCATCAATAGAGAAAACGCCGGCAACCGCGGCGTCTCTATTAACTACAACGTAAGGCGCCATTGCGCCGGATTTAGGCATTAAATTACGTGACATAGTATTTCCTTAGTAAATAGGGGAGAATTACTCCCCTATACTCTTACTTATTTACCAGAGTAGCTACTAGAGCCTTCTTAAGCTGCTCTATTTCCTGTTCAAGCTGGGATATTTTTCCTCCCATAAACTTCATAGCACAAGCCATATCAGCAACGATAACATTGATATCTAAAGCCAGTATATCATCATTTCTATCTGTCTCTATAGTGTGATGAATATATTCTTCCCCCTCATCAGTAACACCGATGACATCCTCAAATATAGGGGAACCAGGTACCAACTTAACATACTGATCATCAATACTTAGTAGATCTTGCGCAATCAATCCGTATCTTTGAATATCGCTTCTCTTATACTTAAATTTTGTAGGCTTCCATTGCATAACACGATCATAGCTTTCACTACCATCTACATATTCAATATCCTTCTTAAGATCACGATCTGATGTTGGATTTTTTGCAAAATCGTAACTACCACCCCATGAATCTTGTCCCCAGGTGAATATATTACCATTAACATCATATTCAAAAGCTCTATGATACGCTCCATCCCCTATAAGTTTGAAACAAGCTTTAGGCCATGTTTGGGAACCTTGCCCTATAAAACCAAGCGCAGCTCTAAGGTGATATCCCCCTTCGTGAAGATAACCTCCAGATATAAAAGGGCTCCAAGATCCAGAATCAGAACCAGCATTAAGGGAGTCAGAGTAGAATGGCGTTCCCATATGGTCCCACTCTATTCCCCATCCTCCCTTACTTTGAAATCCCTTCCAGCCTTTCTGGGCTTCACCAAAACCACCAGCACCTCTATTAAATGTGAACCATTTATTATCTCCTTCATCAGGATTTCCGAGATGTAGCGTTATTGAATCCATATTTGTACTACCACCGCGAGAGCCATAAATCTGCCAGTGTGAATTATAGAAATTACCACGAACACCACTCACTGACTGATTTATATCAACCTCACTAGATGTGTTCCATAGCTTAATATCTCTATTACCCCCACCACCAACAGTATTAAGGCCAAGAAAACCACCATTTCTAACTGTAAGTAGATTGTTTATTCCCATTTCATTTACATTGAGAAGGTGACCATCTTCAGTCCATTGGAGCCACGCGGTTTTTCCATTATCCATATTATGAGTTGCGATTGTTGTTTTAAATACGTCCGCTTGAAACTCATTGTACATTGTAGTAGCACCACGTCTTATACCATTAACATATGAATTAAATAATGCAGTTCCGCTACTCCAGCCGCCTCCATTAATTTCGTCTCGTGTTAATGATAAATTTGCGAATATTGGAGAATCACCCGCCCCAAGTTCAAGATTATTTCTTGCACCCCCAGCGTCAGTTGCACCAGTACCTCCATTTCCTAATCCTAACGGGATAGATTTACCTTCAGCAATATCATAGCACCCCCAAGTTCCAGAATTGTTTAAATATACATATCGGTTATTGTTTTGTGGCCAGTACATACGGGACTCCTGGCCATATACCGTACTAAAACTTCCAAGACCAATATTCTGTTTTGCAGCATCAGCTGTACTAGCCCCGGTGCCTCCCTTATTAATGCCTAGAGTTCCCTGAGTATCATTATTCAGATCGGGTTTATTCGCAGTACCATAAAGAATATTTGTATGCACCATAGGCGATTCACCATCAAGTACATTATCATTAATAGTACCAACGAAAACAATACCACTTGAGTACTGGGGGCAAATAAAGGAATGTGTATCTGCTGTTTTAGAGTAAAATCCTGCAGAGTAAGCTGGTAGTCCTTCAGTACCCGTATCGTTACGATAGTAACCAGAACCAAAAGCACGCATAGCTTTGAAGAGAGACACTAAATTAGGCTCATTTAACGCAATACCCGCACCACCTAAACCAAATGCACCACGAAGTAGAACTTCACCATTAGTACCATCCCACACATTCTTGGTAACAACGTTACCAAGAGAAAGGTTTCCGTCCTCATCTGGTACGATAGCTCCGTTAACCATTGCTACATAAGGAAGTTTAATTGCTCCAGTACCATCATCTGGTCCAATGCCATTAACTGTAGTGATATAAGGAATCTGATCTTTAACAACACCAGCATCTTCTTCGCCCTTAGTTGGTGCACGGAATGCTTGTCCTTGCATCATATCCGGTAAACGGAAAGTAGTCGTCCCGTTACCTTTAGAGAAGTAAAGAGTTGCACCAGCCTGCCATTCTTCTTCAGTAACAGAAGGAATCAGACCCGCTTCGATTGCTTCCCAAGTATCTTGGTAATCTACACGAAGTACTTCACGACCGTCAGCAGGTAGAACACCCGGATAACCAACACCAGAATCTTTATCATAAGGGAACCAAGTAACCTCACCTAACCATAAAGAAGGGTTACCACCTGGAAGAGTGATCTGTACGTTACCAGCATCGTCAGCATGAACGTTGTTGATTGATACAAGTTTTTGTTCAACTTCTACAAGTTCTAAAACAGGAGCTTCAGCAGTACCTGCAACTTTATACCAACCATATTTTGAATCAGTTTGGTTCCAGACTAGAACTTTCTCGTCTAGTACACGATTTGCAACATCTGCATCTGCTTCTTCTTTCGTCTTATAAACTTTAATAAAGCCAGAAATATCTACTTTATCAAGTTTACCATCAACAACCTGAGTTGCACGATCTGCCTCAGCTTTAGCACGATCTGCCTCGGCAGTAGCATCTACAGCTTTATCTCCGGCTTCTACAGCAGAACCAGCAGCATTAGTTTCTGATTCTTTAGCATTTAGTTCCGATTGCTTAGCAGCAGCAGCATGTTCACCAGCAGTTGTAGCAGCAGCGTCAGCTCCGGCTTTTGCGGTTTCAGCACCAGTCTTAGCAGTTTCTGCGGCTGTCTGAGCTTGCTGTGCAGCAGTTTTAGCCTGTTCTGCAAGTCTACGGCTAGTTTCAGCATTTTGAGCCGCTAATTCCGCAGAATCTCTAAATCCTTTAGATTCTTCCGCGGATGTAGCGGATGCTTCGGCACTCTTTTGTGATAGACCTGCTTGTCTTTCAGCCTCAGCAGCAGATGCCGCAGATTGAGTTGCAGATGTTTCAGAAGAAGTAGCATAAATTGCAGCTAGGTTCTCGGAGTCCTTAGCATTTGTTTCAGATTCTTTTGCTGCAATTTCAGAATCTTTTGCAGCAGCAGCTGAAGCTGCGGATGCTTCCACAGCCGCAGTCAATTCACCAGCAGTAATAGAACTAATAGAGTTACCTAAAACTACTGTATACTTAGGATACTTACTAGCAGTAGTTGTAGTGTCATCTATGTTCAGAATCTGCTGTACAATAATTTTAGTTCTGATTGCCATTATTGAGTTACTCCATCGCTGATATAAACTTTACCTTCCATGATACGGAATGAGCTGACTTCTGAGCCAATAACATCACGAGTCATTAGAATGTCATAGTAACCAGCGAAACGTTGTCTTGGGTTATATTTATCACGTTCTTTGGATGCCTTATTACCAATATTAGTAACATCGGAGATTGATAGACTAATAGCAGCAGCTCCCTGAGCAGCATCGATTACACGAGCTTTAAAAGTTGCTAAAGTCTCGGCATCCTCATCAAGACTTGCCTTGATAGTTCCACGAAGTGAATAGCCTGTTAAATTCACAGGAACCTCGGCTGGAGGATAGACACTATCATCAACATCCATAAACTGCATGATAAGACCATAAGGTACTTTCTCGTCAACAACAATATCAATTACTCTATTTTCTGTACTCATTATTTTACCTTATATGGATATACCCAGTAGCTAGGTCTATCTTCATTCTATAGTAGGCTTCCGGGTTATCTGATAATGCTGCGTTTCGATCGTAGATAACGTTAACACCTATCTGGGATAAGAAGGCGTTATTCGCCACAATCTTACTTGCGGTTATAGTACCATCAACGATCATGTTACCATGAAGTACCATTGCGGGACTAACCCAACCGGAACCATTCCATTGACGAGTAAATGCAGATTGTGGAGCATTACTATTAAACTCAGTCAACACATCATATCTAACGGGAGGACCACCGAAATTATTCTGGAAGAAGGCATTAGCCTGACCATCATCCCAACCACCAAGACCCGGAATACCTAAAGAATACATTCCAGGACCACGTTGTCCATCATGACCGATAGTACCTTCAGTACCACTCCATTGAACCACGTCTGACCAGCTAGTACCTACAAGAAGTTTATTAGTGACTGGATCAAGTGTACCTGTAGTCGCATAGATATTTTGAGTCATATCTGTACGATTAGGTGGAGTCTTCGACCAACCAGGAGGTGGGTAATCTTGTTCTAAGGGTTTTGCAGGAAGGGAGGTTGCTAATTTATAAACAAATACTGTTTGTTTACCCTGCAAACCAGTTCCGATATCAACATCACCATTAGGCGTTCCAATAACTACCCCACTAGAGATACGTAAAACATCACCATCATAACGAATCCACTGTGTGGCATTACCAATGTCTAATTTTGCTTTGGCTGAGGCATTATCCATCCCCATCCAGATACCAGAGTTATTATCCCCCCAAGATTTGCCTTGAGTGTAGATTGCAGGATTATCTTTACCAGACAAGTTAGTCATAATAAAGTTTGCAGCATTAATATCTCTAGTAATTACTTTACCATCAACGTTAACAACACGGTTTATAGGATCAAAGGAGATTGGAGCTTTACCTTCTTCGTCTAGCAGACCAATGTTAATAGCACCAGTTGCAGCATCAATTAAGAATGTTTGCTTCCATGTACCATTGTCATTAAGTTTACCTTTAATGTACGCATAGTTAACTTCAATACCCGTTTCATTAACAAAGCTGTTATCAAGTGGAGTATCTTCATTTAGTATGAATGTTACAGGAGCAGATTCTGTAATATCTTGTTTATCAGGGCCCCAGGCAATCGATGCAACCTTAAAGGTATGATCAACTTTCCATGGGAATGAAACAATCGTTGCAGCTTGGGCAGCACCCACGTTTATCTTTTGGGCTTTAGTCCATCCAGTTCTAGCAAATTCCGCAGAATCTATATAAGTAACTAAGAACTCACGAACGTTAGAACCACCACCTTTTAACCAATCCCACTCAATTCTAACATCATAACGTTCTTTACCGTCTGCAATTCTAGCAGCTTTAAAATGAATGTTAGTTGGAGCAGTAGGTGGTACGAAATTATAAGCTACAGTGAAAACGCTAGGATATTCATAATAACCAGATGAATCAACTGTAACACCATCTGGCATCGTAACTTGACCAGATATTCTGATCTTATAGTCGCCAACAGGGACTCCACCAAACTTGATGGTAGCTCCCAGAGCACCTATATAATATTTAACCCATTCACTATCTTCTGATGCAGTGCTTTTTAATTCAATAGTACAGTAACTAGCTTCACCAGCAGTTTCCACAACAACTATCGGAGCACCGACACCAACATCAACAGGTTCTGATTCTGATCTTGCAGCAGTAATGATCGGCCTTTCTTTTGTTTTAAAATTAGTTTCATTAGAAAGGTTAATACCAATCTTTGCTTCAAGAAGTTCTTCATCTATAATCGAGTCATAGAAAGCTCCCTGAACCTGATAAGTGGAAGAGGGAGTTAAATTATTGATCATGACAAAGAAAGTATCGACACCAGTATAGTCTCGTCTCTCTACTTCTTCACCAAGTTTTAGCCAGAATGATCTACCGATAACGTCGTAGTCGGTGTAGATAGAATGCTGGATATACGCAAGTGTATATCCAGTCATAATACTATTTAAGACCATCTTGGCTGGTGCATTATTCGAAATCATTTAAATAGATGCCCAATCCACAGATTGCTCGCCATTATCACCTTCTGCTCTAATTCGGAAACGTAACTTTCTGTTAATCCCTAGAGCATCTTCGTTTAGCAAAGCATAGTCTGCCTTATTATATATCAGTAGATAATCATAAACATATTGATCTTCTATTCTGACACTTCTTAATAAACGATCTAGATTATCGTAGATTTCAAGAGTGTAGTAGATTCCTTCAATAATGTCTTCTTCTGGAATCCTATCCCAGGCCAACTTAACGTCTGGCCCAACAAATTCCGATGCATCTCCTGCAGCAGTATTAATAACTCTAAAGTTACTAACAACACTTAAGTTTTTAGCAGAGTTTAGCTCTACTGATAGGGTTACTGGTGAACTTCGTCTACCATTAATATCTACTGCTCTAATCTCGAAGATTGCTAATCCAGCTGGTTCTCCAATAATTTCTTGAATCATTCTAGCATTTGGATTAGTCTCTAGCTGCTGCACAATATACGGATCAGCATGACCGGAGTGAACAATAGAGTAATAAACAACGTTATTTGTTAGGCTAGGAAGCCAAGACAATTCACCATTCTTACCAATAGCTCCAACAGTACCGCCAGGAGTTGGGGTATAAATAAAGTCTCTTGGAGGAAGAACGTTATTACTTACATCAGGAATATCATTACCACTATTGTCTACTTGCTCGGAGTTAATGAACACATCTTCTCCATACTCTTGTAGAGTAATATTAATCTTGCCTTCTCTAGAGTTTTCAACTTCATCTACTAGGAAATATTTCTTTTCCCAGCCATAACGATCATATGTAAATGCAATCGGATCGTTTGGTTCAATACCTATGAAATGGTATGGTAGAGAAAATGATAAAGTTCTAGAGTAACGAGACTTCTTCAGTTCTCTATCAGCAAAACTACGTGCAGTATAATAGTTAGTAATGTTTGCAAAGGATAGTTGTAACTTCTTATCTAATCCTTTATCTTGTTCTTTAAATATGGAGTTAAAGAACGTGATTGAATTAGTTTTCCAGCTTAGAGCAGGATCTAGAATAGACGCCTGAACTGAGTTAAACTTGTTTCGACCAGTTGTATCCGATAACTCTAAGTCACCATAAGTATCTAAAAAGTTAATCTCCAATGGAGTATTTGAATACTTCTCAACTGTTATTCTATACTGACCTGAGAGGTTATTAATTGCACCACCATATGACTCAAGGAGACCTTGCACGTTCTTAAATACAGATTCAGCAGTATCTACTATGGTATTCATCTGAACTATCTGTCTATTATCCTTAGACATATCAGTCCAGCCAGTATATCTCCAATATGGCTGCCAAGATTGCTGATAGGATTCATCAATTATATCTAGAATCGAAGCTTCTTGGATTAACTGAGTCAATGGAAACTGATCGATAGTGATATTAGCACCGTAACGATCTGAAGTTAAGTAGTCCAGAGTCTGCCAGATACCATTCAAACTAGTAGCATTAGCAACCACACTACCATCTGGATGATAGATCTTAACCTTTTTACCTTGAACTTCTGCACTAACTTCTGGAATCTCAGTTCTATTCTCATTAATAGTGAAACGAACGACTGCATATGCAGTATCCAGAAGCTTATATCGTTCATCCCAGTACTCAGGGCCATTACCATAACTGTTTTGAAGGTAGAAACCTTTCTCTTTGGCAATGTTTACTAGTACTTCGGAAGCAGTCTGGTCAGCTTTACCATGGTAAGTCCAAATTCGGATATCACCGTTGCCATCGTTATACTTATATTCCTGACCATGTACAGAAGGTTCAGAAGTTGACATACCAGATGCGATACGTTGCATCGTGTCACCTGCTGTTTTCTTAGTACCAAAACAAGTACGAGCTGTACTATCGTTTGCATCAATACAGATCATGGGGACATCGCCGAAGTAGAAATCTAGAAATCCGTCAATTTCACCTTCACAGAATGCATATACAACATAAACAATGTTTGGGTTATTTAACTCAGTATCTGCAAATACTGGAAGCCCCGGGATTTTCTGCACTCCATACACTACTGGTAGAAATTTAGCTGCAAGGTTGAAATCCAGATCTACTTCTTTAGTTACAGTTTCATAATATTTCTTTAAACTATAACTTCTTGATAGACCAAATAGCTTCTTCTTAGATTGTAACTTATATCTTTCCTCCTGTACCTGATATTTCGCCAGGAATGAGACACTCTTGTTAGAGTGGAAGAAACCATAGTCTTCCTGATACTCAGGACGTTTTGCACCATTTGAAGGTACTAGCTCACCTGCAACAATCTCTAAGCCACGATGGTCAGCATCATCAGTATAACGTCCATTTACTCTATCGAAATCGTAGAACTGATTTGAACAGTTCCACGTAATTATGGAAGTACTGATACCGGAAGTAGCTACGTTATCTTTGATACCGCCGCCAGTAATCTTACCGCGGAAGTATAGAAGGGGACCATTCGTTTCTGGATCTACCGGAAGAATATTGCCGTCTTCATCAATAACAGCTTGGTGAATAGAGATAGTTCTGTCTAGGAAGGATACACCGTTTTGAACGAGTTTTAGTACTTCGTCCTCAGCTGTACCAGTAATAGTAAATGAAAGGCTACCAACGGAAAGATCTCTATTTTGCTTATGTGTTGTTATAGACTTAACTTTACCAGATCTATATAATATACCGCTGTATACTACATCCCTGAAGTAGTCAGTTAGGTAGATATAAGAAGTACTAGATCCAGTAGAGCTAGGAAGCTCAAGAGTAATAAGACACGCTGTTTTTATTTTATTGTGTGATCTTAAATACTCTCTAGCTGTGTCAAGAATTTTCTTCATAGACTTTCCCTCAAGGAAAGTGAAATACCAGAATAAGTACCGTTATTATTTAACGTAGAACCAAAACTGTCTCCATTCATAAGTTTAGTTCTGAATAAAATACCATTGAATACTGGCTTTTCACTACCTGTAGTAGTAATGAACAGATCAGGATAAATACTCAGATTCCATGAGTTACCTGCTGTAGTAATAGAAGTGATTTTATATACTTTAGGATGATTAGAGAGTTTAAATAAATCTCCAGGCTTAGGTAGTCCACGTAGTGTACCTTTAGTATCCATCATAATAGTGGAACCTTTTTGACCCGCTGAAATACTCACAGCACTAGTGTCACCACGGACTCTAAAAGCTTCATATTGAGGTAATAAAACATCAATATAATCACCCGTTCTTTTATAGTCAAGTATAAATGAGTCTAATTTTGCAAACTCATCTGGGAATAATTCTGGATAAGAGATATTAATACCCCAATATTGAGCAGACACCTTAACCTCCCTAACAGTACCATTAGGTAATTCATCACGAATCATAGGGTCATTGTCTACTAAGTTAACGCTTTCAAAACCTAACCCTGATAGTTCTGGGTTCGTGTATGGGTCTGGTAGTCTCATAGTTAATTTCTCCTCTTAATAACAATATTATAATAGGATTGGAAAATTTTATCAAGAAATTTTTATTTTTCCATAAAGAAAAGGAGGACATAAAGTCCTCCTCCAATATTAAGAATTACCAAGTGATTTCAGGGTGGTTCCATTCTCATTAAGAGCCTGTTCCACGGCATCCCTGAAAGCAGCGCTGTTGCTCGAAGCAAAATCTCGGAAGCTCGCCGCATCCATCGTACTGATGTTCAGCACAATAGGTCTACCCGATGTGCCTCTAGATGAGCCTTTAACCTCATCAGCTGGAGTGGCCTTCATAGGAACCATAGGAGTAACTACCTCGGTACCATGTTCACCCATCTGGTAACTAACGCCTGGATACATATTACCACCTTCCGCACGCGGAACAAAGGTGTTAGCGTTACCAATACCTTGATCACCACGCATATAAGAAAGTTCCCCAGCATTAGCCGACATAGAAACGTCGACGTTCTTCTGGCGCTCTCCAAGTGTTAAGTAGCTAGCAGTATCACCACCAGAGTCTCCAATATTAGATATACCAGATGCAGAAGATGCCTGAGCTAATGCCATAGCACCCGCTAATCCAGCCGCAACCATTAACGGAATTGAGAATGGATATGGTACTGCAGTAGCTGCTTGCATAACTGCAACCGCTGTTTGGATGATAATTTGCTTCTTAGCCGCATCTTGCTGGATCTTAAGCTTTTCAGCTTCTAACTTCTTGATCTTCGCTTTGGATGCTTCTGATTTACCATCACGCTTCTGCTCTGCTGCAATAGCCTGATCAATAGCACTTACCTGTTGGCCAACACTGTACTGAATCATTGAAGATACAGTTTGCATACCAGCAGCTACTAAAGACGTAGTATCCAGTGACCCCTGGGAGAACTGAATCATAGCATTAGTTAGGTTACCCATACTTTGTGCTACTGCAGTTGCTTCAGAGTTTAGTTCAGATAATTTAGAGATAGCCTGGTCATAAGATGCCATTCTATTCTGCATATCCATATTGGCTTTATCATCACCTTCTAGCCCAGTAGTAGGTGTGTAAGTACCACCAACAGAAGAAGTAACAGCTTGCTGCATTTGAGCATCACGTTGCATCTTAAGCTGTGCTAGAGCTGCCGAAGTTTCTTGGATTTTACGCTTATACTCTTCCTGAGCTTGTGCGTTTCCTTTTGTAATCTCCAATAGACTTTGGTATAGAGCTTGCTGTTCAGTTAAACGCTGAGATTCACCAGTAACGTTACGTTCGGTTTGAGATAACCCTAAAGCTCTCTCGCGCCCACTAGCCATTTCCATTTGCTGGTCCTGACGGAACTTCCAGATTTCACGCTCAATCTGTGCCTGAGCACGTCTTGATTGTTCTGCATCTTTTTGCTTGTCGACCTGCTTAGAGTACCATGCATATTTCTCTTTCTCGATAGTCAGTTCAAGGTTCAACTGAGCTAACTTATACTGAGTATCTGTCATAGTACGGTTGTTAAGCAGAGCAATCTCACGATCAACACCAAGGATCTTATCCGTGTAATCCTTAACCTTCTTCTGAGCTTCCATGTTCTGGTTAGTGATCTTGATCCTTTCTAGCTGTATCTTAGCAATCTCACTTTCAATTGCCTTGTTACCCTTGTTAGTTTCCAGTACCCGCTTAAGGGCTGCTTCCTGTTCTTCTAACTGTTGAACTTCCAGACGTCTACCAGCTTCCTGTGCTTTTTCTTTATCCTTAGTCTGGTTGTACACTTCGGCAATCTTCTGTTGAACAGCTAACTGATTCTTTGTTTCATTACCCGTCAGTTTTACATAACCAGCAAGTGCTTGAGAAGCAGTTTTCATTTCACTTAGAGTATTATAACCTAAGTTCAAGCTCTTAACATACTCATCAGCATTTTTACCAGTACCAGCAGACAGTGATTCGATAGTCTTAATTGTATCAGCTAACGATGCACTTGTTTTAGCAGCAGTGTTAGTATTCTGTGCAATGTTCTGAATATCGTTTGCTAAGTCACTAGCAGTTTTCTTAGTCTGGTCATACGCTTTCTGCTGTTCTGTCAACCCTTTTAGGGTTGCAGAGTTAAAGTCATAAACTGCATCAGGATCGTTTGCATCCTTCTGTAGATTTATCTGTTTCTGGAATTCAGGGTTTGCCTTAGCAGCAGCTGCCCCAGCAGCTTGGTATGCAGATTTCCAGGCTCCTAAATTTTCAGTAGAGTCAGCAACTTCCTTATCAAGACGCTCTACCTGTAGTGCCATTGCAGCAGTATCAGCTACGAACTTCTTATTTTCTTCAGAAGCACCAAGTGCTGCTGCACTTACAGGAACACCCTGGGCTACAGAACGAATTGCACCAGCAGTAAAGAAGTCAGCCTGTTGCATGCGCTTATCTAGATCAGCTTTTAACTTATTACGCTTTTCTAGAGATTCTTTATACATATCAAGAGCTTTATTATACCCAGCTTCTGATGCCTCAAGTCCAAGAGCCACAGCACCAACGTTACTAGGATCAATAGCTCGGTTAGTCTGTTCCTGTGCTCTAGCAGCAGTTGCAGAAATAGAAGCTTGAGATGTATAGAATACTGCGTTAATAGAGTCAATAACTGGACCAAGATACTTAGCAGCAGCTTGTTGAATTTTACGTAATGCAGCATCAGCGTTAGCAGCGAACTGTTCCCACGGAGTTGCACGTAATACTTCATCCAGATATCCGAAACGTTTAGTAGATTCTGCGATTACTGCGTTAGCGTACGCCTGTTGTTTCTGGAAGGTGGATAGACTATTGATATTATAAGTAATACCTGTGTTAGCAGCATTAAGCTGTTTAACATAGTCAGAGAATGCGTCATTAAGACGAATAGTAACACCAAGTTCATCCAGAAGTTCGATTTCTTGTTTAGATACACCTTTGATTACACGGTTAAGTGCGTCAGTCATATCTACACCAAGAACAGCAGCAGCACGACGAGCTACTAGACCGAATTTATTAAGTTGTTCAGCATCAAAACCGTATGCAGAAGCAGAGGATGCTTGTCTCATTGCTTCTTCAAAAGAAATTGCATAACCAGCAGCTTCCTGTAGCGACCTAGCTAGAGTTTGTACCGGAGTACCTGTCTGAGTACCCACGATAGTACCAAACTTCTCTAGGCGGTTTAACTGATCACCCATCTTCAGCTGTTCAAATGCAGATTGCAGAACGAATACGTTAGATGCAATTGCAGCGTACATTAGAGGTAAACTACCACCTACTTTAGCCATAGCTGCGAAGTCACGAGTTGCACCACGAGCGGAACCCGAAGTATTACCTATTGCTCGGCTAGCTCTCCCCGCTGCTGTACTAGTATCATTAAAAGCTTTACCAGTATTTCTAATAGTAGTATTGGTATCGTGTAATCTATCCTGAACCCTTTCAGTTGCAGCAACTACATCGTTACCCATTCTATTAACTGATTTACCTACATCGGCAAATCCTTGGTTTAAGTCTTGGCTAACTTGGAGAATTGCAGTTTCTAATCTATCAAGAGATGTAATCATCTTATCAATAGATTGAGAAATACCTGTCATACCTCTAGAAGCCTGAATCTTTGTTAGACTCTTAGCTGCTCTATCCGCCGCCCTCTCAATGGAATATAGAGTTTTGGGCATCTTTCCTAACTGTTCATTAGTCAGTTCAGAAGCGGCAGCAGCATTTTCTAACGCATCAGAAACACTTTCAATAGATTTTGCAGTACGGGTTGCTCCTTTCTGCTTTACGTCTATCAGTAGTTCTCGTATTAGCTTATCAGTCATTTATTTTTCCCAATAAAAAAGGCTCTGGGCAAATCACCCAGAGCCAAGCCTCATCGTGGAACGCCCATTGGAGGAAACTTTTACTGAGCTCGAGATCTTCCATGAGGTTTAATGTTCGGAGTGCGACCATTTGGTTTCCCATGTTTCTCGGCTCTCTTACGAGCTGCGTCTACTGCTTTCGAATCAAATATATTGATTATGTGTAGAACGAACTCTTTCTCTATCGGATCAGTAATCCCATAGATATCAAATAAAACACCTAATGCACTTTTATCTTTACCTATAAAGATAGGAAAGTCACCCGGTATGAAACAATCAATGAGACTGTTATAGATTTGCTTACTAGTAGATACAATAGGTGGAAAATCTTCTAGTTCAACAGGCATCACATCAGGATCTGGTTCGATACCCATTGACTCGCACATTATTAAGTATTGTTCTTTAGTCATTTTAGATGCCGAAGACTTAACGCATTTATCTGCGAATTTGGCAACGGCATCTAGAAGTTGTTTACGCTTTTGGGCTACGAAAAGTGTCTAAGTGGAACACTGTCTGGTTGATCCAGGAATCAAACGCAGCAGAGTTCTGCATTAGCATTACAGCGTTATCGCGGCTAAAAGGAACTTCAGTAGATGGATCAGCTTCAGTTTCAATCAGCATCAGCTTCTCAACATCACCAATAGTCAGACCAGTCCAACCTTTGATAGCAGAATCAACGAAAGCTTCAATGAACTTGTCATCATCCTGAACCTGTAACAGTGTACCGTTAACCCATTCGTCACGTTTTGCAGAAGCAATAACACGCTTAGAAGTGGCACGAGACATGTAGTTCAATTCAAGCTTAAAGTTAGGCATACCAGGGTAGGAAAGCGTAACAGAGCGAGTATCTAGGGTAATATCTTTTAAGTTAATCATTTCTTTATTTCTCCAAAGAAGTCGATTCTTACCGGATCAGAATCAGCAGTAGGAATTACATCCCACTCAATCCTGTATAGATCCGAGAATTGTAGGCGTTTTGTTATACGTGCTGAAGGGAAATCAATCGAAATATGTTCATTTCGGATAGTTAAAGGGATATCAGTTTCGGGTTCAATATTGTAGAACATATCACCAGCAAATCGCTTAGTGTAGTAAAACGCAATTGTTGCCGAAGCATTCATCTCGTTAACATAAGCTCTTTTATTATTATATATTTTGTTTATGTCAAATACACTTTTATCTTCTCTCCAAGAGCATTGCTGTTGGAAGGACATAGAAGCGGATAAAAGAGCGGGTAAAATATTACTGTTTGTAGTTACTCTAGGAGGACTGTAAGACATAACCTCGCCCTGAACAATACCAGCAGGAGGGTACGTAGATACCTCGGAAAACTTACCAGACTCAATACCAACATTCAGTACTGGAACGTTTTTATCAAGAGAGAAGTCAACGTTAGATACAAAACAGTTTTCAAAATATACACAGTTATTGTCTTTATTAACTATGTATATATTAAACATCGTTGGTTCAATATTCGTGCTATAAAGTGGTAGCAGGAAGGTAGTACCCTCTCTATCAAAGCCCATCCATTCGAAGAAGTTAGCCTCAGTAAGGGTATTACTAAAATTTATAGCCAGCGATATTGATGATGGAGTTTGTGCGTTAATAACAGAGTCAGCATAGTTGGTTCTACGATGAATAGTCCTACGAAGAGTTTTAAATTCCTCGTAGGAGGTATTGATGTCATAGTTTGACAGAGCGTCAAAGTGATACGCTCTGCCATCATACTCAACTACAACTTTTGACTCTCGCATTAGAGAGTAGTACATTTAATTAGCCACCAGAAGCAGTAACTGTAATGCTCTTAGTACCTTCTACACCAGAACCGTCTTTAGCCACAGCTTTAACAGTAACTGCACCTACTTTAGAAGCGTCAGCAGTTAGCAGACCGGAATCAGCATCAATAGTAGCTGCTGTACCAGAAGAGATAGACCAAGTTACAGCCTTATTAGTAGCTTCTGCAGGCAGAACATCTACTGTCATCTGGAGAGTTGCACTATTTTCAACTGTGGTTGCATCACCAGCAGACTTAACAGTAATGCCAGTAACTGGAACCGGAGCAGCTTGACCGCCATCACCTGTAGCAATCAGGTTAGCAATAGTAGTTTTGGTATATTTGTTAGAGAAACCAAGGTAACCTTCATCACCAGTATCCAGATCAGTAGGAATAGCCTTGAACTCAACAGAAGTACCAAGTACATCGTCAGTCTCGATAGTTGGGATGTTAACGTGGGCTTGCTTAGCAACTAGAACAGCTGCAGGGCGCTCATCATCGTACTCACCACCAAGAACCAGGGCAATTTCGAAACGGTTAACCACTTTCAGGGTCTTAATCAGATCTTTGTACAGATCCATAGAACCCAGAGCTTTATCGTTTAGATAAGCAGTAAGAGAACCGGTTAGTTCGAATGCACCAGTAAAGGAACCGATTGGAATGTTTACACGGGACATGATATTCGGAGTCAGATAGGTGATGTTGTTGTTGATTGTGAAGCTACCACCAGTGATCGGAATATCGTACGCCTTACCGCTGTCCATATCCTTAATCTTCAGGATAGTCAGTTTGTTCTTAATATAAGAACTTTGGATAGTCATGTAAGTTTCATCATCGATACCTACAGTATCAGGATCAAATGGTTGTGAGTCCAGTGGAATCAGCTGGTTACCATTACCAGACCAGGTTACACGACCGATATCTTCGATATCTACGTTTACTTCGGCTTGGTTGATCTGACAGGAATCAATATAACTCCATGCTTTATCAGTAAGGATATAGATATGCAGCATAGCCAGTTCGTGGTACGCGTTATCCTTAAAGTTAACCATGAAGTTAGTTTCGTTAGTATGAGCTCCAGTATCCCCATCAAGATCGATAGGCTTACCGCTAGAGAGCGCATGCCATAACATGTAATCTGGAACGATCTGCTTACCAGTAGTTTTATCTGCGTAAGGCAGGATGTAAGTAGAGAAGCTCCACTCAGCAGCGTTCAAGGAGTCGTTGAAACGTTTTGAACCACGAGTTGGACGCGGACCAGCTTCGTTAACAGTAATATCGGTTGAGTTACTGTCCTGACCCCAAGAAATATCATCTTGAACTAGAATCTCTTGCGTGTTTTCTTTGGTATGACCAGTCTTAACCGTAGACACGAAGATTCGAGTATTACGTAATAGTTGTAAAGACATTTATTTATATTCTCCTAATCTGTAACTTATCTGCGTAATGCACGCTTAGGTGGCATATAGCGCACTGTTACATTTATTTCCGCTAAACCATATGGGGCCAGTAGACCCTCATCTGTACTAACTGATGTGATGCTCATATCAGTTGCCTCACATGGGAAGGTCGATCCATTAGGTTTACTAACAGTATATTCTAAATTTCCACCTGTGTCAATGACGGTTTTTATGTCAGCTACGAGTTTTTCAAGTTGCTCTTGAATATCTGTTTCTTCTTTGTCATAGACCAGAATTGGAAGTTCTAAAAACATCCACTGTTGACCTGAAGGAAGATACTGCCCAGTTTCAGTTCCTATATGAACTGCCACATAAGGGAATTCTCGGATCTCCTCAAATCTATAAGTTTGACGAGAAACGTTTCCATAAAGGTTGTTAAAATACTCATCTGGCTGAGATCCGTCCATTTGTGTGGAGATTCGGTCAACCAGCGCTTGTGCAATACTTGTTCTGTGATCCATTTATTAGGTTCCTTGATTAACCTTGATTTTATATCTAGAGTGAATCAGGTCTCTTGCAGCTTTAGCTATCGCTTCCCCAATAAGTTTTTGTGGGTTTCTTGCTCCAGGGTAGGGACATAACGACAGTCTGCGGTAGGTAGATACTGCTGGGTTGAATACTGAGTAAGGTCTAACCATATAATTATAGGTCACATTAAGTTCAGGAGCACTACGGCTTGTTTCAGCATCACGTAACATAACATCTTTAATTTTAAGGGAGTTGGCGAAGCGGCCAGTTCTAAACTTCAAAGGTGCTCCTGCTTTCTTCATATCCTTAATAAGATATTCTTTAGCTACTATTTCTAATATAGCTTTCATATTACTATTTGAAACAAATCGTCCTGCCGCGCCTGTAACTGCACCTGAATAACCATCTTCAGTATCCCTAGGATCACCAAAGTTTACCTGAACCCTACCGGTTGAGCGTTTCTTACCAACGGCGGATCTTTTTCCTGCCGTGGCTTGTATAAGATTTTCTAGAGCACCTAAGTCACCAGAAAGATCTAAGTTAGCGGAAACAGCCTTTAAGATGGAGGCTGTTCTCACATTTAATAAGTCTTGTGATACAGGCTTAGAGAATTTGAATGATACTTGCGCAACAGTACCATCCCTTTTTGGATCTTTAAGCCCAGTTTCCACAGTATACACAACAGTGTTCTTATTATTTTCAGATCGTCCTGCTGTATCTAACTGCTCTTTAATAATCTGTCTAGCTAGGTCAGAAAGAGACATTATACTCTCCTGTAGACTTCGATGATAGTACGAATATGCTCAGGAATACCTGACTTAGTATTATTAAACGTTACTGTTTCACCACCAATAGTCTTGGCTTGACGATAATCTTGTTTATGCCAGTGATCTACTAATAGACATGCAGCCAACTTGAGATCTTCAGGCATTGGGTTGAAACCACCTTGTGTATATTCTACATCCATATACCCTTCTGGTGGACTAAACTTAAGGAGAATAACACCGTCTGGATACAGTTTGTACTGCTCCGGATCTATTTCATCCTCATTAATAGTCATCTTTGTAACTGATGTAGCAGAAGGAGAACTCAAAAAGTACTTCCTACGGCTAGGTTTAGTAGTGATTAATTGATCTACCGCATCCGCGTCGTCCATACCTAAAAGGCTAGTAATCAGCGTATTGGCAGCTTTAATCATCATATCTACTTGAGTTTCAATTTCAGGACGTTTTGCGTTAGCATATAGTCTGTAATCTTCAACAGTGATGATTTGCATTTATTTTTCCCAATAAAAAAGGAGAGCCGAAGCTCTCCTTATCGGCTGAAAAGCCTGTATTAAGATGCAGCGTAAGCACCAGATACAACGCCGTTCTCAAAGTAACGTTGCAGGTTAACACGCTGAGTAACGTAGTATGCGTCACGCTGTTTGCCAGCTTGGCGCTCACGTTCAACAGTAACAGCACGCTGACGTGGCATTACGAAGTTGTCCTTATAGACGATTACTGCGAATTCTGCAGAAGCAGCTTTAGCTGGGAAGTACTCAGAAACTACAACCGGCAGACCGTAAATACGACCAACCTGACCCTGCAGTTTAACAGCATCATTACCAACCTGAGCAACGTCCTGCCATTCTTCATCTTCCAGCAGATCGTAATAAGCATCCATAGATACGATCAGTACCAGCTTGGAAAGCTTCAGACCGTGGCGGCCCAGTTTACGGCGCAGCTTAGAGATAGTCTTAGCGGTTACCAGTACGGAACCGTCAGCTTTAGCTTCGGTAACAACTTTAGCACTGTCATCAGCAGCCAGTTTCAGAAGACCCTTAGGCTGACCAGTACCAGTACCGTTCATGAAGGCTTCCTCAATAGAAACAGCGTGTGCTTCGATCAGACGCTTACGTAGCAGAGGCAGCAGGGAGAAGATAGCATCTTCTTCAGTTTCATCAGTGATGAAGGACTTAGCAGCCAGCTTGTAAGTTTTGAAGCTAATTTCAGTCAGTTGACCTTTAACTTCGTCACCAACAGTTTCATCAGTACCGAATTTGGAAGCATCTACCCAGGTAGCACGACCAGCTTCTGGTTCAACCAGCATAGTAAGGATTTTACTGGACATTGGCAGTTCATCGAACAGCGCACCAACTACCAGTTCCTTCTGCAGGTCACGAATAATACGAGTAGAGAAGATAGTTTCGTATGCTTCGCTAGACATGGAAACGGAAGAAGAACCGTTTACAGCTTTAACGTGAGCCTTACCGTGTTCAGTTTCGAATACGTCCTTCTCCATCATATAAGACAGAAGAACCAGTTTCTCAACTTCATCTTCGAAAGCATCCTGAGTGCCATAAAGAGCTTTAGCTACGCTATCACCAACGAAGGAACGACCTTCACGAGCTGCCAACAGAGACTTGATTTCGTCCTGAAGACCAACGATGGTTTCCTGCTGCTTCTCTACAGTCTGTGCAAATAGTTCTGCGCTCTTCTTAGACTTTTCATCCAGAGATTTAACCAGATCCAGTGCTTCTTCCAGCTTCTTACGATCTTCGCCAACAGCTTTAGAAACCAGATCATTCATACGAGCCAGTTCTTTCTCTTCCTGCTCTTCACGCAGACGCTTAGCTTCCGCAGCTTTCTGAGCAGCAGTCAGACCTTCCAGAGATTTAGCCAGATCACCCAGACCAAGTTCTTCCTTCAGCTTATTAATATCAATAGTCATTTTTAAATAATTCTCCGTTATTCTTTAACGTAGCCTAAAGCTATCGCAAGTTTTTCTAGTTCAGAAAGATTACGTTCTTGAGCTGGGACAGCTTTAGAACTTGTTGCAGTAAAAGATTTACGCCATTCAGTGTAATCATGACCATTCATACTCTTAGCTAGGTTAAAAGTAGAGTCTTGGTTACACGGTACAGAAACTACCGAGACTTCGTATAGTTCTAAATCTTTAATAATAAAAATATCAGTAGCTTCATCCCATTCTGCATCTAGGCAGCGGAATCCAATACTAAAAGTTTTCAGTACACCGTTTTTAATTAGTGAGAAAATCGCAGGGTCGGAAGCTTCATAAACTTCACATTCAATCTCAAGTCCCATTTCTGTAGGATTAAGATCAATACACTTACCGATTGGACGACGATGGTCGTGACCGAAAAGAATAATCGGGTTTTTCATGTAGTTAGTAAGTGCATTTGACGTTTTCCATGCCGAAGCAGGAATAACGTCACCAGCGCGATCTTTACTAATTGTATTAGCGAATCCACGGATCTTAACGACACCTTCAGACTCGCTATCAATAGACTTAACGTAAGCGTCTAAATGAACCGGTGCTGATTTTAACTTGTTATAGTCAATCGCAGCATTTGTCATTTATTAGCCTCCAGCAGTAGGGTTAACAGTAGTTACACATTCGTTAGAAGTAATGGCAGTAGATTTACTATCCGTTACTACTACTTTGTAAGTACCTGCATCTTCTGCAGCCGCGGTCGCTTTATTGAAGTTAGGGCCGGCAGCACCACTTAGTGGAGAACCATCTTTAGTCCAAGCATACGTGTATGGTGCAGTACCACCAGTAACCGTAACACCTAGATTAATTGCCGCGCCTTCTTCAACAGCTAGAGTTTTAGCCAGATTCTTCGTGAAAGCTAGAGCCGGGACAACCGGAGCAGTAGTTTCGTAAGCTTCTTTGAACTTATTCCAAACCTTGCGGTTGGTATGTGCAGTGGTCATTCCGAACTCTTTACGTAGAGTAGCATAGTTTGGAACAAACTTGTGTGCTGCAACCGTAGCAAAGAAGATATGAGATTCTGGTAACTTCTCACCAAAAATGGCCTTCAGACCATCATAATCAATCATTCTTCATCCCCTTCGGCGGAACCTTGCGGTCTACCACCTTCTTGACCAGATACACCTGTAGCAGAACCAGCAACGTTAGCAGGAATACGAATCTTATTCATCTGCTCATCATCTAAAGGTTCAAGGTTCAGCTCCATACGAGCTTCGTTACCAGTCATGATACCGTTATTAACCAGAGAGGTTAAATGTTTAGCCTCAGCTTCCTTATCTGGAGTTAACGCAACTACTTCCTTAGTATCAGGAGTAATCTTGTAACCAAAGAAGAAAGTAAGAGAACTAGTCAGTTTGTTCAGCATAGGAACGATTGTCATGTAGTAGAACAATTCGATGTTTGGTCGAATATTAGCGTTATTACCACCATCAATCAGAACTTGCGGAACACCAAAAGCCAGACAGACGCTCTTATCGAAACGTTCAATGTCGTCTTTAAAGTCTAGATCTTTAAATGAGGATATTTGGGAGTACGGTTTTGCTTTCATACCACCATCTAGAATCAGGACAGTAGACTGACCCGTACTAGGATTATAATCGAGTTGTAATTCTTCTTGTTTACGCTCACGCAATTTCTTGTTCAGGATTTCATCCGTCTCAAGAATAAGACCAATCACTGTACCATTGTCGAGGAACTTCTCTTTAAAGTTAAGCATTTTAGAACGCTTCTCAAGAGAGTCAATAACAGTAGCAACACGAGATTGTCCAGAAATTTGAGAGTTTGTGCCACACACGTAACTGTTATCCTTTATAAAGATAATCTCATCTACGCGATAGTCTATCTGATTATTAAATATAAATTTTTTGATAAACTTATTGGCATCTGCCTCGACCTGCATAAGAGCAGCCGGGACATGGTAAAGTGCTGTGCCATCCCAATAGATGTATGCACAACCTTCAAAAAGTAGGTCAGTGACTACAAGTCTACGGAATGTGCTTATATCCATGAATGGATTAGGTCGTACATTTAAGAGAGTGTCTAGAGTCTTTGCCTTGACGCCATTAGCGTACGTGACAATATTATATTTTGCTCCGACAGTGTAAGAACACTCAGCCGCACTATCAATAACCATGTTAGCAGTTCGGTTGAGAATCTCAATCTTACTGTAGGCTTGACCTGTGGTAAAAGGCTTTCGGTTAGTACGATGACTAACTGGTTCCATGTCTCTTATAATACGTTGACCCGGATTTAGCTTTTCAGTAATCCAGCTTTTTAAACCCATTATAAGAACCTTGCGAATCCTGATTTAGTTTCAGTCTTGACTTGTGTCTCTTTGTGAGGATTCTGTAACTTTTCCTTTTGTTTAAGAACCCATCCCTTCTGCTTATTTGCAGAGAAAAGGGGAGGTTCTTTAGTGTACACCTTATGTAATAGTTGGTGATGGTGCTGGCACAATGTTACCACGTCCCTAACTAACTCATGCTCATATTTCTTGTAGAATGCTTCCCTATTTGAAAGGACGATATTCTCATCAGTGAAATCCAGCTGGAGTTCTTTAGCAAATTTTTTTATTAGCTGAGATATAGTATGATAATGGTGAAGTTCTAGGTCTTCACTACTACCACATATAGCACAGCAACCATCCTTACTATACCTAGATTTTATACCATCCCTCATTATGGAAATGGCATCACGTTTGTACTTAGTATTAGTGGCCATAATCCTCCAATCCAAAGCTACTTAGAAAGATTACTATATCCTCAGGAGCAACATTAAAAAATTCCGTGCTTCCTGTAAAATTAGAAAACCCACAGTTTTTATTATAATATTCTCTGTGAACTTCCTTTTCTAAATCTAAAGCAGTCTCTCTATCTGGCAGATGATACATGGTGAACAAGTATAGGTCAGAAAATCCAGATTCTCTTTTAACTTCATTCAGCCGTTTCTCAGGGTATAAGCTTATGCCTACTTTAGTACCACTAGAGGAGGACATGATATAGAGGAATCCGCCATTCTCCCACTTAAGAGAACAATAAGGACATCTCTTACCTTGAGTCAATCCATCTAAGGTAATTAAACAGTCATGCCCCTTATTGCAGCGTAGATGTAGTTTTGTTTTAGCATTAGTATAGCTGCTTAACAGAGTATACCCTATATTAGATATTCTGTTATTAACTTCATCTAACGATATTGTATTATTGGAGCAGTGTGGACAACCTCTCCCCATATGGAGTATAGAATGTGGTGTTGCTTCCCAAACATGTGCTCTCTGGCATTTAAATACTGTTTTTGTACGTTGGTTTACATACTCACCGACAATTTGGATTCCACGATCAGCTAATCTAATATTTATATCTTTTATTGTTAGCTTTTGTCGACCCATAGAATCTCCTACACCCCATGTGGAGCATTAATTTTTCTTGTTTACGTTCTATTATGGGAGAAGTTCTCCCGATCAATGAATATAGTATACATAATCATGTCGAATTTGTAAAGGGGATTTTAAAATGCAGGAATGGGATACCAACTGAGTAGTATCCCATCCTATACTTATTTATTTCCCACGGGAAATTGAATAAATTCCATAACGCAGGGCGTCACAAAGGTGTGAACTTGCATCATGACGTGGTTTTTCACGTGATAATTTTTCTTCACCTTCTTGGAAATCCCACTTATAGTTGGCCAGTGCGTGAATCAGTGAGGTGCATGAAGCGTCTACAATGATCTTACCCTGCTGGAAGAGTGCTTGCAGGCATGCCAAACCATCTAGGACAGACTTCTTAGCAGGTGCGGAAGCGATCTCATGCTCATATGCTAAGTCCTGACGGAACTGAGCAGCAGCGGAGTCTACAAATATACGGTCAACGTTATAACGATCTATACAATGCTGGATGTAAGCAGCATGTTGGGCAGTGGTTTTCTCTGCCTGTTGATACTCTTCCAGTATGTAGTAGATATCGGTATCGTAGTGATATTTGATGGTAAGAACAGCTGTTGGATCACGATAACCAACGTCAATACCAAGCAACGTTTCGAATGCTTCATCATCTTTAAAGAAGTGACGCATACCTTTAAGGTCTTTAACATGTTCGATAGCATTGAAGGTATCAAAGATTTGACCTTCGAATACCGAGAAGTCAGCCTCATATTCTTGGCGGAAATAGTTTTTACTAACAGTACGACGCGCTTCCTCGATATCGTTCAGATCAGCACGTGGATTATCCCGATATGTACCATGAATAGATACCCAGTTAGGTAACGTTTCGTTAAATCCTTTCTCATAGAACTCTTTGAACCAGTTACCACCACGAGGTGTAGAGATAAATAGAGCTTTAGAGTTTGGCTTATCTAGGGTAGGACGGAGCTGAATGTCAAACGCTGCACCACCAACATCGGAAATTGCCGCTTCGTCAAAGATAATGAAGTCGTACGAACGTCCAACCGCGGAGTCAGCCTGCGCCGCAGAAGCCAGTTTGAAGAGAGAGCCGTTTGCCAGCTCAATCTCTTTATCTTTGGCGTTCTCACGTTCAGTCTGCAATCCATACTTCTTAATAAGACCACGAATCTGTGACCAACCAATGTTAGCCAGTGAGTAGTTAGGTGCAACTACAAGCACCTTTACGTTGGGTTCCAGAAGTTTCAAGAATCCCAACGTGTATGCGATGAATGACTTGCCTACACGACGTGATACACATGCTGTTACGAAACGATGTCTAGGGTCTTCTAAAGCATTAATAATTGCCACCTGAGGGGCATTAGGTGTAATCCCCTCTTGGGCTAGGATGCTAGAGACTGGCAGACGGAAGAAACGTTTGTCTATACCAAAGTCAATAACATCCGTAGTGTTAATATACGGTCTTGAGACTTCCATTACTTTCTACCTCCAGTTGCTAGCGAAGTAATTAAGTCCATGTAGTTCTGATCACCGGAGCCAGCAATAATATTGTTCTGAATGTTAGTCTGATTAGTAGGAGCACGTGTGGCAGCTCTTGCTTTCTCTAGCTCTACCATCATCTTCATCTCTTCCATCTTCATTTTGTGGGCTTTCCACAGAATATCCATGATATCTTGGTCAGATCCCATACCAGTTTCTTCGAGTTCTTCCAGCTTACGCTTGATAACTTCATCGAGTACACCAAATAACTTGTCACGATTACGGAAGCCACTCTCCATAAATATATCATTGAGATAGTTCTTGACTTCCCCACGATTCATAATATCCCTGAATGCAATTTCCGACATACCAAGACTGCGAGCAGCCATACGTACATCGCTACCACACTGTAGATAAGCCTCGATTACGTCCATGCCTTCAGGGGACATAAGATCTGGTACTAAAACATCATTTGCCAT